AAAATCTTCATCTAGCAGTAGATGTTTAAGTATCTTGCTTTCGATCCGCATTCTCTTTTTCTTTCTCAATTTGTGATTCAAGAATTGATAATACTACATCACCCATCATCTTGTCAAAGTCTTTTTTATCCGATTCATTGAGAGTTTTTTCATAATCACCGATTGTATTGTACTCAAAATGAAGTATCGCTTCTTCACCAGTTTCTTCTACATTCATTACGCCAAAATAAAATTTAACACCATCATGTATACCACTAATCAATTCTAAAACTGCGGTATTGGCTACGGTATGATCATAGTCGGTAACTCGATAGTCAACATTAATCTTCATGCTCTTCTTCCTCAGGTGGTTGTTCAAATTGGCCATACAAGAATTCTTTCTTGCATACTTCATCAATCATATCCAGGAGTTCTTTCGTCCAGTATTTTTCAGGGTTGTCATTGATTGATTTACCAAAGACTTTTGTGCCGTCTGGTAATTCATATCGTGTGGATACTTTCTTGATAATGTTATACTTTTCTGCAATGTCAAGAAGCCCGTAGTATCGATCCAACCCTTTGTCATAGGTAATTTTGACTTCCACATCTTTATTCTCCTTAGTCAATCGGCTTTTATACAACCTAGCCTTTACAATGTTACCAATCACTTCAGTTCCATCTTTCTCTTTTTTCTTTGAAAGATATACAATCGTCGATGCGGTATACTTTAGACCAGAACCACCAGACATTTCTTTAGTTGGTACATAAGCACCAACAACATCATACACATGATTTGTTACAATTAATGGTACGTTAATTTTAGCAAGTTTCAAATTCAGTACACGAAATGTAGCCTTAATCAATTGTGATTTAGTCATGTCTCGTGTTTCTTTACCCTCCGAACTATCTTCCATTTCTTTGGTTGAAGATAATTGGCCTTGAGAATCAAGCACCATCATCATCGGTTTACGTTTATCTTTTGATTGCGCTGCATACTTATCAATGATTTGCAATGCGGTATGCCTAAACTTTTGAATGGTATCTGGTTCTGATATGACGATTCGTTTGGTATCAATGCCTCTTGATTCCATCATATGTTTTGTAACTGCTGCTTCAGTGTCAAAGTAAATCACACCACCTTCTGGATTATCATCAAGAAACTGTTTGACTACACCTAAAACAAAGAATGTTTTACCTGTCGCTGATTCACCAGCAAATGCTGTTACTTTGTTATTAGGTACGCCGCCATATATACTGCCGCTGAGTAGACCATTAAGTGCATAAGACCCGGTGTCGATGCAACCCGTATACTCAGCACTAGCACCTCCATCAGCAAGAATTTTAGTGTCTTCATCTTTCAACTGCTCCACTAACGTTGTAAAAAAATTACTCATAACTAATCTCCAAATTTTGTAACATTCTTTAGTTGATTTTCATCCATTGCTATGGGTTCAATTGTTGTCACACCAGCGTTGGTAATTCTCAATGTGTGATTTGCAGCAATCAATAGCAGAATGGCTAAAGGATCAAATACACATATTAACATAATAATGATCCACTGTACAGATTTTTCTATCGTATCGAAATCATTCTTATCATATATCAATTCAGCAACATATCGAATTGCACCAATTTCAGCATTACCTTTATTCTTGGCTTCACGAAGTGGTAAAATCTCTTTCGTTAAGGTTTCAATCTTGTTTTGCGACTCAGTGATCTGTCTTTCCAATTTTTGGTTGGGTTGAGCATATCCTTCAGATTGCTTGAGTAAAATCGCCAATCGATTTTTTTCGATAGATAATCGTTCGTTAAGGCTATCGATTCTGGTAGTGTTCGTAACATAGTCCACACCGGAACCAGAATGAGACTGAGACAAATAGCCAAAAATACCAAGACTAGTAATAATACTGAGAATGATAACAGTAGCAGTGAAGTAAATCCGCATAGTAAGGTGAATACTGTGCCAATACCGATAGAGAAAAGACGCAGTGACAAGTTTGCCAATTTCAAGTGAGCCTCCCATAATTGCAATTGCGATTGGACTTGCTGTAAAGATTGATATCAATCCTACAATAGAAAAGTATGCTGCAACCGCTGATATACCTACAGCGGTAAAAAATAGAAGAAGTGTGAACATTATCGTGTCAGTGATAACACACGGTCAATTTGTTCTTGAATTTTTTCTTTTCGATTTGGCCAATAGATATATTCTTTATCAGGATTCTTCATGAGATTAACCAACAAAGGCATGATAAGTTTTTCAAGTTCATTTAGTCTACTCTTAACATCATCTTGCATTTGCTTTCGTTCAGCATCAAGCCCTAATTTACCATCATTGTATAATGATAAAATTTGATCCATCTTCGCTTCAATTCTTGCAACTGTTTCATTTGATGTTGATACAGCTTCACGTATGACTGTAGTTTCTAAAGTATTTGGATCGGTGATTTGCTTAACTTCACTTTCATCTACTGCACTAAAACCAAAATCTTCCGATGTTCTAATTCCTAGATACTCTTGTGGTATGGTACTCATGCGAAAAAACTCTCCAATGTCGCAACTGGTTCTGTGTTCCAGTTAATAGTTGAAATAACATTACGCAATGGTTCAACAAATGTTTTATCAAACTGCGTATCATAATCAATATAAATTTCAAAACCAAATTCTTTGGGAAGTACCGTCGGAATCGACAGCACATTCTCTTGAAATGGATTAGGCGTTTTCATGTAGCAGAATTTAATCTTTTCACCTTCTTTGATTGTTTGATACTTCTTTGTCAGTTTGTGCTTTTCTAACAAATGATTATAGACAAGTGCGCCACGAACATGAATTGGTGTTCCTTTTACATAAAGATCCTTTGCGTCACGATATTTAGTTAGACCAGAAACACCTCTAGGAAATGCAACATCTTCAAATGATAGTGAATGAAACTCAGTTCTAAAGTTTGCAATGTAGTCTTGCAATTCGGATTCATCACCTTTCATTACAATCTTTAGAGCGTCTTTAATTTTATCACGGCACACAGCGGGCGTTGAAGACTTGACTGCTTCAATACCCAGGATCTTCATTTTTGGTTCAGCAAAGCGAACACCTTCAGAATCGTAGACGTTTAGAATGTAATGCTTCTTACCAGTCCAGATACCTTTGTCTGCAATGACTTCACGCTTCATTTGCATTTTCTGGTCAAATGCATTCATATAATTTTTAAGTTCTTCGTATGATTTATCTATGAAGGGTTCAATCTTCGCATCACACGCACGATTTAACAAGTCAACAATTTCATTTGTTGATTTATCTGGCCATACTTTTTCAACAAGAGGACCAAGATTGAGATATATTGAATCTGTGTCGGCTGCTATGACGTAATCTATACCATTTGTTTTCAACAGTTTATTCATAAACTCGTTAAGTTTATTTTCTATCCATCGAATAGACAATTGACCTGATAGCGTAATAGCTTCGGCTTGACGAATATCAAAAAATCGAAAGTATTGATTACCAAGGGCACCGTAAGCGGAGTTCAGTTGCACTTTTTTCGCTAACTGTAGATTTTTATACTTTGATATATTTTTGATCAGTTCTTCTTTTCGCTTTAGAAGTTGCTCTTTTTCAGACATAATGGAAGTATGTGCTTGCAATGTATTTTGGTTTAGATGTTGGCTTGAGACCTTCATGTGGCAAAAACCACATTGGAGGAAACACTAGTATATTACCACACTCAGCATTAAAAGTCAATACTTCATCTTCTGGTAAGTAGAATTTGGTACCAGCTTCATTATCATTTAAGTAAATTAGAAATGAAAGATATCGAGTACAGGTTTCCATACCGGCAACATCAACATGCAAAGGAAATGAATGTATATTTGGTGTATAACGTTTAATTCTGATACCTTCTATTCTACGTTTTTTTGGTAATAAAGAAAATTTATCGTAAATAGAACAGTAATGATTTGCTAAGTCTTTACATATACCAATGATATCAGCAGACTCTTTTTCCCAGTGAACAATCTCTAACTGGTCAAACATATCATAACTTTTATCAAGTTCTTTTTCTGATTCGAACTTATCGATTAGATAGTCACAGAAATACTGTGGTAAAATTTTTTCGTATAACTGAATCATAGAGCATTCAACTTTTCATTTATTAGTTCAAGTTCTTTTTGACATTCAATCATAAGTCTTTTATACTTAGACCTATCATTATACATTGTTTCCATCATTTCAGGTAAAAAGCCCTGTGCATCTCTTCGAAATAAATGACCGTTTGCAGCCATGCAATGTTCACCATGATAAGTTTTTTCATGATTCAATAAATTATCAACAGTTATATTATAATGTTCACCATCAATGATAGTATCTGGGCTGATGTTGTATTGCATAATCAAATGTGGATATAGACTGTTTAAATCAAACGAAACAACCCAGTCATACATACCAACAATTGGTTCTTTTACATAACCGCCAGCATACTGTGCGTCTTTACTTGTATTAACCTTTTGTGGTACAACAATCTTTTTATCCATCAGATGGTTATGTATCAACGTATCCCACATTCGTACCTGAGTAAATACATCCGTGATATTTACTTTTGCGTCATATGCAAGAGCCAATACCATTTCAATTAACTTCATCTTATCTTCAAGTCTATCAACTAATTCAACATCTTTGATGTTGTATTCAATAAACTTTTGATGATTTAATTTATATAACTGATGGAGACTCTCGTACTCGGAGTAGTCAAGTTTCTTTTCACCAAGTTCAACATTAGCAATATGATCAAGTCTGTACGCTTCTTGTTGCGAATATGTAAATTTCCTGTACATCTCTAAGTAATCAAGCGTAGCAATACCTGTGAGTTCAAATACGGTTTGTGATTTGCCTGAAATGGTTGTAGTTCTTTCACCAATAAGTTTCCATGGTGAAAGTCTTTTTGCAGTTGCTTCACCAAACAATCGATATATTCTATTGTACAAATATGGTATGTCAAAGAATTGAATATTCCAGCCTGTAATGATATCTGGTGCAGTCATCTCCCATTCTTCGAGAAAGCGAAGAACCAATGATGATTCGTCTTTACATTTTTGATACCATACATCATCACGACGATTATTAAAATCACCTAAACCAAATACTTGAATTTTATTATCGCATTTGAACGTAATAGCCGTGATCGGTTCAACAGCATCAGCTGGTTCAGGAAAACCATTCTCTGAGCCAACTTCAATATCAATGTTTGCAATTTTAATTAGGGATGGATCATAGTCTACTTTACCAGGATAAGTTTCATTGATATAAGCGTAAGCATACTGTGTAGTGCCGTAAACTTTGAAGTTTTTAACCTCTTCATACTTACTTATAAATTCAGCAGCATCACGCATGGTACCTTGCTTCACAGGTGAAACAAAGTAGCCCTCAATGGTACGATAATCAGTTTTGGTTCGTGATGGTATGTAAAGTGTTGGATTGTATTCAATTTTATCTTTGAATCGTTTACCATTCTCATAACCACGAACAAGAATCTGATTACCGTGTCTTGCAAAGTTTGTATAGAATTTCATTATGTTATCAATTTACCTTGTGCAACCACTATTCCTGAACCATAAATCTCATTATACTTGTTTTGGATATCAATTGCAACACTCACATCAAATATAACATGTTGTCGGTTTATTTTTACAATCTTTTGTTCAGAAAAAAACAGCATTGGTTGCATGTTCAATGCAGGCTTACCAGATTGTGTCATAGCAAGCCCAAGCGTACATGGATTTTCTATCGTATAATGGTTTGCATCTTCACTTGTAATGTCGCCAACAACTTCTTCACCCGTTAATAATCTTAGAATTCTGAGGGCCATGATGTTTTCCTTCCGTCAAATAAATTTGGTCTTTTACTTTGAGTTTTTTCTTTTTGAGTTCACTGATTGCTTCATAATATTTTTGAGGATCCATTTCAAGAATGGATATTGCTTTATCTAATTGTAAATGCTCATTGCGGAGATGCTCAAGGTATTCGTCATATTGCTGCTGTGTCATATCAGTCTCCTCTGGTGGTTAATGACAACAGTATGTATAACAAAGGGCCCGAAGGCCCTCTGAAATCACTTCATCATAATTTCTTTAGCTTCTTTGATTCTACCATATCTTGTAGCGATTGCTGCTGCTCTTGCTTCACCGATAAGTTCAAGCCAAGATATAAATTTGTGCCAATATTGTTTCATAGCACACCTCTATGCTTGAGTTGATTTTCTCTGTAAGCAAAGTCTGCTCTATCTACAGATTTAGCTAAGTATGATTCGATATAGTTTCTGGATGCCTTCACAAAGTAGTCACTGATGATCTTAAAGATTGGTATCATTTTCACTCAAAAATTGTCTTTTTGAAGTTTTAGATTCACCGTTCTTTACTTCAATCTTGCGAGGCTTCTTATGCTCAGGAATAATTCTGTCTAGAGCAATTTTCAACATACCGTTAACCATTTCAGCATTATCGATAACAATCTGATCATCAAGTGCAAAAGTGCGTGTGAATGCACGATTAGCAATTCCCTTGAACAGGAAATTATCTGTATCGTCATGCGTTTTGCCTGATACGATTAGTTTATTATCTTCAAATGTGATTTCAACATCGGAAGTGGAGAAACCTGCAATTGCAAGTTCGATAACGTATTTGTTATCGTCTACTTTGCGAATGTTGTATGGAGGATAGTTTGGAATGTTTTTTGTGATATCATCATGTAATTTTGACAGCCTATTGTAAGTGTCATCAAAGCCGACAAAGAATTTATCGAAGTCTTTAAATGCGGCTGGTAGTTGTGGTACAAATGTCATATCGTTCTCCTTTATTAAGCGAGGTTAAAAAATTGCCAACCCATAAGGCGTTGGCACCAGTGGATATTTGAATAGCCTTCACTGGCATGCTATTTCCCATCCCGATGGGATAAAACTATTTAGAAAAATCTTTTAAGAATTTCGTTGGTTTGTTCTTGAATTTGTTTGTGCTGATCAATGATTTTTGCTTCTTGTTCAACAATTTCAGTTGCTTGATCGAATGCTGTCACTTCATCTGCGCTTGGTAGTTTATTTAAATCGATAGTCATAGTTCAATCCTTTTTAAAAAATTATTTAAATGATGCTTTTTTGCGAGATACCAAATAAGTTGTATTGCCTCTCTTATTTGTTCCACGGCTAACAGTGAAACCTTCTTTTCTAATTTCACTCATGCGAGCACTTAGATTTTTTACACCAAAACGTGCTTCAGCTTGAGGACCAGAAATGGTCCTACCAGTGTCACACAAGTAAGAAATTAAAAGTTCTTTCTGACTCTTATCAGATTTTGTCATTGCCATATTTAAATCTCCATCAAAATGAATAACGAATGCTAAAAATTATTTTTTAGCTGCTGGTTCAGCGGGTTTTGCTTCCGCTGCTTTTTTAGCTTCAGCCTCTGCTTTGCGTTCTTCCGGACGCTTCACTTTTGGCTTTGCTTTCTCGTCAGCCTTAGCGTCTGCTTTAGGAGCATTCGCTTTTGCTGCTGGAGCCGGTGCTGCTGCAGGTGTCGCCGACGCTGCTGGCGCTTTTGGTGCATCTGCTGCAAAAACTGTAAAAGGGACTGCGAATAATAAAACTGCTAATGCTTTCTTCATTTAAGACTCCTTTTGTTTTGAATAGAGATACAGTATCTCATACTATTTAACGCATGTCAAGACATTTCGTTGACAGGAATTAAGATATTTTTTTCTTACCTATGTTATACTTAGTAGTAAGTTGCCATTCATCACGTTCTTTATGTGAGATGATTTTGATTTGTGATAATGGTGCTGTGATTTCTTTTGCTTGTTCATGCTTTACGATTTCAATAAGACCCCATTCTTCTAAAAGATTTGCTATAGTGTTTCTACGACCCATATCATTATCAGTAAAGTCGGTAGGTTTACCATCTAATGCAAATAATTCTTTAAAGTGTACCACATAATATTTACCTTTTTTGTGTAGGATATGGCAAGACTGATAAAGCGTTCTATCTTTTCTGGATGCTACACCAATTCGTGTAAGTGTTTCACGCACTTTAAGAAAATCGTCCTCTTGCTTAAGTCTCACCTCCAATAAATCATCGATGTTAACTGCCATTTCATTTCTCCTTACTTTTCAAACCACCTTTTTCTAGTTTTAACTTCATCTGGTGAATTTGTTCTTCCGTGAAGAGATTCATTACATCTTTAGCCTTGGTGTAACTATATCCAAAGTATTGAGAAATCACTTCAACGGTGTCAATTTTTTCACTCTTTAACCATTTGCTATACCGCTTTTTTGGTCTGATGCTATTTAGTAAATAGAGAAATTGTGCCTTTGATTCTAGGAAATGATACCGATTCATCTCATTAGCATAGAGAATCGTATCAGGAAAGAATGACAGTCCACGATTGACAATGAATGGTGCGTATGCTTTTTCGGATGGTTCATCAACAATCAGATTTTCTTTTGTCTGATTGATAGCATTAATAAAGTCAAATGGTGTCATGTTAGTAATTGGATGTGGTATACTTCATCATTTCATTGATAACAGAATCTTGTACTTTATGTATCGGCACCACTGCATCCTGTTCAATAGGCACCAATGCCATCTCATCAATCCATCCATTGGATCTGGTAACTTTTCTAACTCTGTACTTGAATGTATTTTCAATTCTAAACAACCAGCCACTCCATCTATACTTATACTTCGGTGCAGGAATTGTAACGTAATAAAATTCATCTACACTTCTACATTTCATCAACTGACTTTTCTTAAATGCAATTGCACCTTCGGTAATAAATGGTGTACCGACTTTGACTTCAACTGTCTTATCGTCAGCCATCAAGTCTTTTTCGGAGTCAAAGTTGTCTAATGAAAATTGAACTTTGCGATTCTCAGCAAGATAATTACCAACATACTTCTCACCCATCTTGCCAAGAATCTCAATCTTTTGTTCTCTTGTTAGTGGTGCTCTCATGATTTAAACTCACAATCAGCCATGACTTGCGTCAAAAATGCAACCAGATTAATTTCTTGGTCTGCTACAAATGCTGCTTTGTATTGATAGTCAGCAAGATATAAAATCAGTTGCGGTATAGAATTCGGTGTCAATGCATCATTAGCACCATCAAAGATTTGTCGAAAGATTGCTTGTGGTTCATTATCTAAATTCTCAACAACCCACTTACGCATACCAGAAAAGTTCTTATCTTTCAATTGCTTGAATAGATCCTTGATGTTTGCATTTGCTACACTTGTTAGAATGCCTGCATCAATCTTACCTGTGACTGAGTACCGCTGCAATTCATTTAGCACACGGCGCCAATCAGGAAGATACTTCATGATCATTTCAGCAACAACTGCTTTATCATATTCAACGTTCTCTTTTTTGAGAATGTCTTCAACTCGCTTGATAAATTGAACAGCTAACTTCTTCTTGTTACCATTGACAATCTTAAAATGAACAACTGAACACCGACTGTGAAGTGGTGTAATGATCCGATTGACATAATTACAAGTGAGAATGAAACCACAATTTGAAGAGAATTCTTCCATGAAGTTTCGAAGTGCTGGTTGAGTAGACTGAGGATTCAGATAATCAGCTTCATCAAGTATAACATACTTCCTACCACCAACAAATGAAATAGTAGATGCATAGTTTTTAATTTCATTGCGAAGTGTATCAATGTTACCATTCATACTACCATTGATAATGATATAGTCTGCACCAATTTCATCAAGCATGGCCCTAGCAACGGTTGTTTTGCCAACACCAGGACCACCTGCTAGAATGAGATTCGGTACGTTTTTGGTATTGACAAACTCTTGAAAGGTTGCTTTCAGATCCGCAGGAAGAATGGTATCTTCAACAGTCTTTGGTCGATACTTCTCGACCCATAAAAAATCTTCACGCATAACTTCTCCATAATAAAAATAACATTATATCACTTCGTGACGGATTCGTAAAGAGTCTCCAAGTCTTGTTGATCCTGTTGTACCTGATTGAAGTTTTGCTTATGAAAAACTTTAGCCAATCTGCGAGTGTATTTCTTCTTGATTTTGTAATTGTCTTCAACGGTTTGAAGAATATCTTTAATCAAGTCTCGTTCAGCCTCCATGCGAGTCAGACTGTCCGAGATTTCTTGTAACGCTTGGCGAATTTTTTTCTTGTCTTCTGGTGAAGATGGTACGACTACGCTCATGCTTCATACCTCGATCCAGGTTCCATTGCAACCCAATACTCAAGTGTTGGTGAAACAAAATGTGCGATGCCTTTTGAAGATGCACTAACAGCATAATCACTCGGAATCAATTTGATGTTACCGACACTAAATGTAAATCGGAAGTCTGCTGTAGTCTCACCAACTTCTTGTGAGTATGTATCAGAGCCATCGTTCTTACTATCAACTGCTGCTAACGTAATCTTAGACCTATCACCAACGATTGCAATGTGAGGCAAACCAAGAATGCCTGCAAGTTTCAATACTTGTATCAATGCATCTTTCTTTAATGTGAACTGGACTTCTGCACTTGAAACTTTAATGTCTTTGTCTGGTGCTGCTACAATCATTGATTCATCAGTCAATCGATATACCAATTTAGATGAGTCGGACTGAATCACTGCACTTCCTGCTGAACCGTCACCAGTCTTCTTGATTGTGATATCAGGTTTGTCTAGTGAACTAACGACAGATAAAAATCGATTCAAATCATAGATACAAAATTCATCTACGATTGCATCAGGAATGGTTGCTTTACCTACTACGGCTTTCTGCGCTGAAATTACCCTCAACAAATTGCCTTTGCGGAACATCATACCCGTGTTGATTGTCGAAAAGTTTTTCAGAACCTCTAATGTCTTGTCGCTCAATTTCATTCTTCACTTCTCCATAAAATTTATCATGTATATAAACCATCATAATAGCATAATGTATAACTTTAAGCAAGTCTTTTCGATTCCTACCTCCTTTCTTACCATATCGCTGTGCATATTTCATTACATTACCAATAGTAAAACCTTCACCGTGACCACAGTCAATAATGAACTCAGTCGCCTGAAATTGGTTTTGTGAATAGTGTTCACCGTAGGTCGCTTCGATATAAGTCTCAAGTTCTTTTAGAATTCGAGGCTCATCATACTTATACGGCAAATTCTTCATCGTTTTGGTGCTGTTTTAGATGCGGTTGGAGATGCGCCGACTGCTGCTAACGCTGATAGAGAACCGCCCCATGTATACGAACCAGTGTGTTTTAATTCAAGCCATGGTAACATCCAAACTTTCAATCCAGATTTTCTTGCATACTGACAAAACATGTAGTCTTCAGATAGATATCGCTTTGATTCAGGATCTATAACACAATCGAAGAATGCCATAATTTCTCGACTACCATCGAATGCTTTGGTACGTACATGATCTGGTTTGTATGATCGCTCAGGATAATCTTGCGACATTTTTTCAAATACATTTTTTCGAATCAACATGAATCCAGTACCGCCTTCTTTTACTTCAGCAGGTTCATTCAATGGAATTCGTTCAGTGCCATCCACGGGATTGAATACATAGTCGCCTGTAAAGTTTTCGAGAATGAGAGGATCCTTATCAGCAAAGCCTTTGTCTACCGCAGACTTTACTTTCTCCCACGATATAGCCTTCTTAGGATATGGTCCGCATACAATATCTTTATCTTCTCCTTCAGAATAGTGAAGCATTACCAAAACGTCTTGGGCTGCAAATGTGATATCACTATCAATGAAAAGTAGGTGAGTGTAATCACTACGAATAAATTCGTCGGCTAAGTAATTTCTGGCTCGTGTGATGAGTGATTCATTGAACATGAAAAACAATTTACATTCAATTTTGTATCGAGTGCATAGTACCATTAAGTCAGCAATAGATTTGGTATAACCTCCGTAACATTGACCGCCATACATTGGCGTTGCAACGAAAAGTTTTTTGTCTCTCATTTTTTCTAGATCAATCGATATTTCCATGATAACTCCATAATAATGTTATTGTAATATTATATATGCAAAAAAGGTGGCTGATTGAATCAGCCACCGAGAAAAGTTTTAAATTTTAGAAAGGCACTTCTTCGGTATGTACTTCTGGTGTACTTACCACCGGTGAAACATTTACAGGCTCAGGAACCAACTTTGTGTAGAGGTCCATAAATGCAGTCTTGGTTTCAGCATCAAAGCGGTTGATACAGTATGTAATCGCTTCGGTGCGGTCACCAAAAATCTGGTATGCTTTCGCAATGGACACCAGACGGCGAGTGGAAATCAATTCATCAATTGCACCTTCTTGAAAAGTCTTCCGAATGATATCAGCCCACTTGACAAGAATCTCCGAAAATTCTTTATCTTGCAAACCAAGACTATCAAATACACGGGTAAGAATCTTACTCTCAACGGTTGTAGAAGGATACTCCTGTTCAACCGTGATAGGAAACCGCTCAAGGAATGCATCATCAAGAATGGTAGCAGCCATGAACCGACCGGTTTCATCGCCCTTACCTTTGGTGTTAGCGGTTGCTATCACATTGAAGCCGGGTGCAGGACGAACAGTCTCACCAGTTTTCTTTACGAAAATTGGCTTGCCCTCAAGGATACCTTGCAAGCACATAAGTTTATTAGAACCACGGTCAATTTCATCAAGGCAGAGGATTGCACCGGACTTCATGGCCTGGAGCACTGGACCGTCGTACCAGCGGGTTTCGCCATCAATCAAGCGGAAACCACCAATCAAGTCATCCTCATCCGTCTCCGGTGTGATGTTCACTCGCATAAATTCACGCTTGAGTTTGGCGCAAACTTGCTCTACCATCATAGTCTTACCGTTGCCGGAGAGACCGGAAACGAACACTGGGTAGAACTGATTGGATGTTACCACCTTCAGCATTTTATCGAAGAAACCAAAGGGTACGTACAACGGATCCACATTAGGAACCGAGGGGCCTTCATCAATTCGAATGACTTTGGCAATCTTAGCCACTAGTTTTTCTCGCAATTCGACCACTGGAGCAACCGCCGGTGAAGCCATCGGAGTCACTGGAGCGGGTTGTTTAATGGCAGTTACGGTAGCAGTCATGTCCACACCGTACTCAGCCAGAGGGAGCTGGTAGACACCACGGCCAATACGATACTTATCGCCAGAGACCCACACTTGGCGCTTTACGCCTTCGTTCTCCAACTCCAACAATTGTTGCATTGTCACGGTATTGCCAAAGCGACTCTGGAGAGTCTTAAGGTACTGGACCTTATCAGCACGGCTAGTCATTTCAAAGTTCCTTTCTCAAAGTTCATACTATAATCATACACTGGTAGCCAAAAAATGTCAACATATGTTGTATTTTTACGACACCCGTTCAATAAACTTCTTGAGCAACACACGGTTGGTCAATCGGTTCTGGTTCATCTTCAGGAATGCACCACGCAACTTGCGAGCGGTGGCTTTAGTCTCACCAATCAATTCATCCAAATCATCATCATTCACACGGAGACTGCTACCACCAGGAATAATGTAGTATTCATCAAAGCCCCAATTATTGACAACGCAAACTTTGTCTTCTTTCCATTTGCGGAACTCACCATCAGCAAAATTGTAATCACTATTACGGTCATATCTAAGATCACCAGTCAATTGAACCATCACATTGGTAAAATTTGAACGATAATTGTTCGTAATATAAAAACCAATCAAATTGCAACCAGTCTTATTTTTAAGAATCTTTAAAAGTGTAGGTGTAACGGCATTAGCTTTCGCAGGAATTTTATAAGTTTTTTTGGTCTCTTGGTCAATGATAATACAGTCCCTATTTGCTGTAGATTGACTCATATGATGTTTAATTCTGCCATTGTCACCGTAGACACGGATCCCTGAACTGTCTTCACCATCAGTAAGAAATACGGTGTTCACAATTTGTAGGCGATGTTTTGTACGGAACGCATTGATATACTTCGGAAGAATTATAATGGTAGTATTCAACGGCGTACTACCTAAACCAAGGGAACGGTCGTTGATAGAAATACCACGATAATATGAAACCGCTGCTAACATATCAGCACATTGTTTCCGATATACACGGTCTGGCATTGTTGAGGAAAGAAAATTCAGCAACCGAGTATTCTCTAAAGAAATTTCACCAGAAGTGAAGGTTGAAATTTGTTGGTCACTTTTACCATATTCACTTGAGAATGCTACAACCTCAAATGGCACACCAACCTTCTTACAAAATTGTGTAAGGGTAATCAACTGCTCAACGGTACCTTTGAGATGGTCACCCATTGAACCAGACCAGTCTAACACAAGAAACAAGCCATGATTCTTACCCTGAGATACATTGGCTACACGACGGAAGATATCGTCATTGAATTTATAAGTATGCAACTTATTGGTATCAAGTTGACCAGTTTGAGCAACTGACACACGGCGCAACTCAGCGGCCTTCTTCCGCATTTCAAATTCCTTGACAAGGTACATCAAAGCATTTTTGTTTTTTGCTTCGAATTCCTTGAGATACCGCATGTTACTGCCCGGTGCTTCCTCGTAAGCAATACGGTTAATCAATTCTTTCCAGTGGACAAATGGCTCAAATGCTGTAGTCTTAGGAATCTTGCCAGTTAAAATTTCACCATTGCTTGATGATAGTTTTTTGACTTTGTTCTGGAATGATTCATCCGTTACAGATTTTGGATCATACGAAGTCAATGGATTTGACTTAGTATCATTGGTGCTGCTGTCTTTACCAGAAGTGATGTCCGAATTATCTTCATCTTCACCTTCGCCATCATCATTGGGTGAACCACCATTACTGTCTTGATCCGTTCCACGCATTTGGTTACCATCGGATGATTCACCATTGCCTTCACTATCATCTTGGAAAGGATCGCCGACTGAATCTGAATCTTCACCTTCGCCAGGCTCACCGGGCTGAGGCTCTGGTGCTTGTTCCAACTTGTCCTTCATTTCTTGTTGGCAATATTCGTACAACTCTTTAGCCACTTGATATACATCTTCGAAGGTTTCGGTATCAGCAACCTTGTCCACAAAGTATTGCTCTTCAGCATTGAAGTGGACATCGGCTGAAACGCCGAGTTTAAAGTGCATGTTGATTCTATCAATCAATAGGAAGCCGTTGATATCTTTACCTTTGATGGAAAAGAAATCACGCTCATTGAGTTCACGGTAGCCGATGCCAAATGATTTACGAATACCTGGGTACCGTGTTTTGATTTTACGCTCGATCCGAGCATCCTCTACCACATTGAGGAATGTCTTGAATCCTGGCTTCATGTTGTCCATTACAGCATCATGCCAACCTTCTTCTGGAGTGTCCAGTGCATGGCCAACTTCGTGGCCGACAAGTAAATCATAGAGTTCGGGCGAAGTATCTTCCCAGAGAGGGAGAGTGAGCGTCCGAGTCTTGGTATTGAAGGATGCAGTTTCCGCTTTACGGATGTCTATGTTAAGATTCTCCGTGGCCAGAAGTCTGGCCAGCGTGGATTTTGTGGTTTGTAGATTGTCCATTTGCTTTCTCTCAGTTACCTATGTAGTGTACATGGGTCGAGGTGCAAAGTCAAGACTGTTGTTTTTCTGCTACAGTGTCAAGTTGAGTTGACGGTTCTTCCAGGAAAGATTGTAGGTTTGCTTGAGCCGCCAATTTTTCGGCTCGTTCTCTTAATGCTCTTTTTCTACGGGCAGCAATTAATTTCGCTTTTACTTCAGGTCTATTTAGTGCTTCTTTGGCTGCTACACTCATTTTTAATCTTGCTTCAGGACTACTAAGTGCTTTTTTCAATGATACACTCTTTTTTTCTTTTACTTCAGGTCTATTCATTGCTTCACGCTGTTTTTCCCTTACTTCAGGTCTATTTATTCTTTCAAGAAATTTTTTCTTTACTTCAGGTCTATTATTTACTTCTTTCGACGCAGCACACAATTTCGCTTTTACTTCAGGTCTATTCAGTGCTTCTTTGGCTGCTGCACTCATTTTTAATCTTGCTTCAGGACTACTAAATGCTTTTTTCAATGATACACTCTTTTTTTCTTTTACTTCAGGTCTATTCATCGCTTCTTTGGCTGCTGTCCTTTTTTTTAATCTTGCTTCAGGACTACTGAGTGCTTTTTTTAATGCAGCACTTAATTTTGCTTTTACTTCAGGTCTATTCAGTGCTTCTTTGATTGATGCACTTAATTTTGCTTTTACTTCAGGCCTATTCATTACTTCTTTAGAAGTTGCACTCTTTCTCGCTCTTTCTTCTTCAGAGGCTATATAGCCCCTAACACCATCACCGCCGGCCGTCAAATTTCTGAGTATACCTGTATCATTATCAACTCTACCATATTTTTTAATTTGTTCAATTTCTATAGCAAACGCTTCTTCTTCAGTCAAATTTTCAGCATGAAAAATAATCCTACTTAAGTCTTTAGGCGCTTTGGTTGTTCTATTTTTACTATATGCCCTATCGCCAGTGCCTTTACCCACATAATATGGCGTACCATCTTCTCTTAAGTACATGTAAACATAGTATTTTCTTTCTTCATCCATAAATTAAACTCCGAAGTTTGTAATCAATTTCATACCGAAATTGTTGACTCCTTTTTGTATGTTCACACCAGACTTTAGAATCAACTTGTTTTTCTTGAACGGACCATAGTCAACATAATGATGCCACCGACCGTATCTCCATACAACTCTTGCAACATCAGGATGCAAGTCAGCAAGCATTTTGGACTTTTTGATGGTACCCTCAGAATTCAAACGACCATCACGCCATTTGCTTTTATCTAAGTCACCTTCAGCATGATAAAATTCTGCGGTGTTGCCACCCTTAACTGTTTGTGTTGCTGCTTTGCCTTGGAGAAATGCATTGAACTGAATAGTGCAATCACCATCTTTCAATACACGAAGGCAAATATCGGTATCTTCATTATAACGACCACGCCATCTATGCTTACAATCATTTGAAATTAACAGCGTAGAATAGATTCGTGTATTCTTCACATACGGTGGATACTTTTGATTCGGTGCAATGAAGAACCGATACTGAAAGCCAGAGATTGGCACATTCTCGAATCGGTCAATGAATTGTTCAGCAGCATAGAATATTGCACCAGACTCCACACGAATTCTTTTGTTTTCATGCAGCCGATAAAAGTCTGCGATATTATCATCAAGGACCCAGTGCTTTTCAGCACCAATAGAAATAGAATGATCCCATGCCCAGTTTCTTGCTCGACCAGGTCCATCACCATGATTGCTGAATGGTGCAACTAGAAGGGTTACATAATCACGGATGTTAAAGGTGTCTAGTGCTTTGTCATAATCTTTTAAGTCTTGTGGCTCAATGACAATGTAGTGTGGCACTTTCATACGTGAAAGTGACTTTGATGTAATCATTGTATCGGATCTACCCTTTGATACAATATACACTGGATGGTCTGGATTAATCATATTCTTTTCCATACTGTAGGCTTGTTATTCCATATGTTACAATTCAATTTCTCATATCCACTCATTCTTATGTAGCGATTAAACAACCGACTAATCTTACTTTGATCAACTGTGGTGTTATCATACTCATAAGTTTTATAATGTCCAATAGACCATGTATTGAATGCATTTGCTATGATAAAATATTGTGGATGAATTGCGTCTACAATTTCTTGAAAGTGTTTCGTGGGATTTCTGATATGTTCAAAGTATTCGGAAGCAAAAACAAAATCAACATCATGCTTAATATCATGAACTGATTCAATTAAATTAAAATCATAAGTTTCGCTCATTCGTTCACAAAAGGACCACTGTTTGGTATTCTTTAGATTGATAGCGTATCCTTTTGCTTGCGGTAGAATTTGCTTCAACGCACATGTACTATAACTCAATCCGCAACCAATGTCAACGAACGATTTGGAATCTTTGATGAGTTGGTATGCTGAAGACTTTACAATACGCTTGATATATTCTCTGCTATAAGTTGCATAACAATTGAAGATGTCTACAAAGTAGTAATCATCATCATATACACGATAAGCATTCTCACCACTCTCAAGTTTATCATACCATTCTTCAGTCAGTCTTTTGAATAGTTCTCCATTCTTCAGTAAGTTTGCTGCTTCAACTTCGCTAACATCATGAATCGTTTTATATTCTTGAATGAATGATTGAAACAGGTTTTGTTTTTTGGTATTTAAAAAATCTATTCTACTATCCATCGTAATAACGCATTCTCTGTTCTATCAAGTTTAGGATGCCAAATTGATTTTGTTTTGTCACTCAAATTCTGACCAATTAGCTTTGCAAATTCTTCGTAATCTTCTTTATTACGAAAGTGGACGTAGATTGTTTTGTATGTAGGATTATCCTCTTGCTTATATTCTGGCATACCTTGCCAGAGTTTCTTCCATTCTGCTTCTTCTTCAACTTCTAATAACTTCTTGTCTTCTTCAGTTAGATCCATCATCTCAGTCAAATCTAAAGAACCCGTAGCGGCTTCTTTCACGCCCATAAGACTCTCATAGCGTGTAGACTCATCGACTGGTTTGATTTCAACTTTCTTTTTTGCCATTATTCAATCTCCAATTTTCTTACTGGAATGTTACATTTTGTGAGAAATTCAATACCATTATTGTTTCGGTACTCTTGATTATAAAATACTTCTAAAATACCACTTTGATAGATAATTTTAGCACAATCTAAACATGGAGAGCAAGTCACAAATAAAGATGCACCATTTCCACTCTCGGATGAACGTGCTAATTTAGCAATTGCATTTGATTCTGCATGAAGGACTTCTGGTTTAGTTTTCCATTCATGAGTGAGTTCATTATTAAAAATACCAGGTTCAATTTCTTTTCTATATACAACTAAGTCCTCACAGTCATTAGTCCATCCTGTTGGCATACCATTATATCCAATTGATATGATTCTATCATCTTTCACAATCACTGCACCCACTTTTCTTCTTTTTGCATAACTATGTTCTGCAAAAAGTTTAGCAGTCTTCATATAGGTGCCTAAGTATTTTTCTTTAATCATCTTTTTGGCCTTTAGCCCGTCTTCTCAATATAGTTCTTTTTCTTAATGCCCTATCCGCCTCAAATTTTGATGCTGCTTGTGTAAACACTTTACCCTGCATATGATCATATTCATGAAGAACCACTCGACAAGTTATACCCATAAAACGTTTCGTTTCTGTTTCACCATATTGATTTGTATAACGAACTCTTACCCATTCAGGTCTTTTGATATTCAGATATAAAAGAGGAAAACTTAAACATCCTTCTTTCAATGATATCATCTTATCTGATATTGCTACAATCACTGGATTAAATAATGCTGTTGGATTTGTTTCTTCAGATCGTATCACAAAAACACGATAGGGTAATCCGATCTGATTTGCAGACAAACCTAAACCATCATTTGCTACCATTGTTTCATTTAGATCAAAAGCAAGTTCTACAGGATCACATGGAGGATCAGAGAAATTAAAGTGTTCGCATGGTACTCTTAATATAGGCGCAGTTTCTTTCAATAGTTCATATTTCATTTTGCAATCCTTGAAAAATTATTTACCTTTTCAAATTTTATCACGTTATCAAATCTATCTTGGAGAGCATCACCTTTATGACTGATAACAAATAGATTGCTATCATCCAACATTGCAAGAATTTTCATTAAGTCTTCTGTACCATTTGCATCTAACGATGAATCAAAAATCTCATCAAGTATCAGTAGATTGGTATTTGCTGAGTTTTTCAGTTTTGCAACTGCTCTCCATGTCAGCATCAACGCCATATCTATACGCTGTTTTTCACCTTCACTAAATGACGCATAACTAAAATCATCACGATGTCTAGACTTAATTGTTTCTTTAAAAGATTCGTCAAGCGTAAAGTTCACAAAGAAATCCATCGCTTGAAGATTCTTATTGACTAACTTGTTAATGATTGGTATATATTGTTTTACGATTCTTGTTTTGATACCACCATCCTTGAGTAAAGATGTAGCAGCATCATAATACGATTTTTGTGTGTTCAGTTCCGTATGTCTTACTTGAAAATCTTTCAATTGCTCTTCAACCAAATTCAATTTTTCTTTTTGTTCATTCAAGTCTGTCTTAGAATTCTTTACGGATTCTAATTCACGATTCAAAGAATCGAGAACACTCTTTGCTGCAAATGCTTTTATTTGCCATTTAGAGATTGCAGTATTGTTATTTGCAATCGCACTTGCTATGCCCTCATACAAATTTATTTTATGTTTGAGTGCTAACGACTCCTCTTCAAGCGTTCTTATTGCGGTGTTGACTTCTTCATGCTTAGATGTTTTATCTGATATAACTTTTTGCTTGAATGATTCTGTGATTGTCTGCTTGCATGTCGGACATGTTTCAGTGTTATGATAGAATGCAATGTCATTGCAAATTTTATCACTTGTTTTTGTCAAGTTAACTTTGATTGTTTGCTGCTTCTCCAACTTCTTTTGTGATGATGCTAAATCAACAATTTCTTGTGTTAATAATTCATTTTCAGCAGCAAGCGTTCCATGATTAGTTTTACATTCAGCAATTTCATTTGTTGTGTTTGCGATATGACTTTCAAGTGCTTTGATTTTATCAGCACTATTTCGTTCTAATGTTTGTATCAAAGCAACAATGCTCTGCATACGTTCGGTATGTATAGCAACATCGCTTTTGATTTGTGTCATTGCATCTTTCAATGATTGGACTTTATCTTTAAGTACCGTATTCATTTTTGAAAAGATTTGAATGTCCAATAAATCTTCAATGATTTGTCTACGGTCTGCTGCACTCAATTGCATAAATGGTGTAAATGATGCGCTACCCAAAACGACAATCTGCGTGAAAGACTTATGATTAAGTTTGAGAATGTTTTTCTCTAAATGGTCTTGATAATCTTTTGCAGATGCGTTTTGAGTAACCAATTCATAGTTACAATAAACTTCAAAGATTCCTGGCTTCAAACCACGAATGACTTTATAGAATTTGGTACCAATCATAAATTCAATTTCTACAACACAATCACGTTGATTGATGCTGTTCAACAATTGTGGCTTGTTGATATTGCGAAACGGTTTACCAAATAGACCAAAGCACAAAGCATCAAGCATGGTAGACTTGCCTGATCCATTTGCGCCAATGATAAGTGTGTTTGGTGAATCACATAGATTCAACTCAGTAAAATAATTACCAGTTGATATGAAATTCTTCCATCTAAGTTTTTTAAAAGTTATCATGCATTTGATTCAGTTTCAAGTGACAATGCTTCAACATAAAGTTCTTGCATCAGGTTCTTCAATCTATTTGGTGCAACATTCAATTCTTGACCATCAATGTATTTGGAAAGAATTGTCATGGTGTCTTCCGCTTGATTGATTATATCATCATTTGACTCTACTTGTGAAGTAAAATCTTCTACAATTTGTAAGTCTGCTGGTTCAGTTTTCATAATTGCATTGACAACATTATCAAAAAGATTTTGGTCAGTCTTATTCACAGCTATAAGTTTCACATAAGTGTCCTTGTACAAACCATTCGCTTTCATGGTATACTGAAGATTGCCTAAGAATCCATTCTCACCATAATCTTTGGTATCATCATAATTTACTTTGTAAAACATACGATATGGATTCTCAATGAATTCAACAACATACGTGTCGGTATCCAAAATGGCAATGTATTTCTGATCACGGTAATCATTCCAATATAGTTCATAGGGTGTACCAAGATATGTCACATTGTTTCTTTGCGAAAACGTATGAAAGTGCCCACTGTATACGCTATGATAATTAGAAAGAATTTGGTCATTTAATCCCTCATGATGTGGCGCCACATTTTTTATCATAGCATAACCTGATAACTCAAAATGCCCACAGCACACATACGATTTACTTTCGTTGATAAAATTCATAACGTCAGATTGATTCTCTTTACATATCCATGGTATAAGATCCATATTCCATTGTTCAATGGTTGTTGGATCTTTTACTACAGTGATATTGGAATAGTCTGAAAGTAATAATTCTGGTGAATTGACTGATACACTTTCTTTCCAAAATATATCATGGTTACCTAGAAGCGTGTGCATGTCAATATCATTATCGTACATAGGCTGAAAGAAATATTTTCTAGCCTCTGTCAATGTTTGAAAATTGATATACTTTCTTCTATCAAACAAATCACCTAATTGGATGATTTTTTTGACACCAAGTTCGTTTAGTTTAGGAAAAAAGAATTCGCTATAAAACTTTTCATAATAATTATGGAATACTTTGCTGTCGTTTCTTACACCAAAATGAGTATCACCGAGTAGACATACTTTCATAACGTTTTTTCAACTTTGCACTGGTTAAATGTTTGTCGATTGTATCACGAATGTTCTTTAAATGCAACATCGCCTGTTCTTTTAAATCACTTGGCGATTTCTTGTTGTCTATAATTCTAATCCAGTGTTCAACTTGCACTGGTAATGGCGTTTGCATCATCGTCCTCCATAAACTCTTCAAGTTTGCTCTTACGCTTGCGAACTTTTCTTCGTTTGTTATCTTCAAATGTGTTAATAAAATCTCTAATGAATTCTTCGCTATAACTATCATGAAGAATACCATTAAGATGCCCAGCTACTAAATCTTCACCATTATTTTCAATCAGTGAATTGATGACTTCGTTTTCCATTGACTTGTACTTAACATACAACTGCTTCTTTTCTTTTTGAATTCTTCGAAGAAAAGCATAGTAGATAATTTGTGTAAAGTATGCAAATGGATTGCTTGATTTTTCTGGATCAAAATTATCAATGTAAAGAAGGCAGTTTTCTACACCATCAGAAATCATATCGTCTTTAAATGTATAATTTGCAAAATTTGGTTTTCGTGCAAGATGTGATGCAATCTTGAAAATGCACTCACCAATATATTCTGGTACCCTTGGTCTTTGTTTACCATTTTCTTTTGCTTCAATCACATTCAGTCTGAATGCTTTCATCTGCTCTAAAAATTTTTCGTTATTTACATAATGTGCTTTAGCCATCAATACTCCTTTATCTTGACAAAATCATCTACCATTGTTATAATGGCTGTGTTAGTTTAATGAAGAGTTCTATTGATATTAGATAGCATAGATTCATCTATATCATCAATCTCTATCGATTCATCCTCTTCTTTATTCTTCTTCATGTTTAAATATTTTTGATATGCTTCGTAGTATGAAACTCTGATATCTTGTCCAACAGGACCCATAGATACAATAGTAAATTTATTAAAATGTATAGGACTATCGTAATCTAAAAATACATCCCACTTCATCATGCCAATACTAAATCCATTGCCACCACGTGATGGCATAGGTACAATTTTTAATGGAAAGTTTACAACTATAGTTGAAGAAGATTCTTCAATGACTTCAGCAAGTAAATCGTCTGATGTTGTAAGTTTAATTAATCTGACGTTTTCTAATAACATCTTAGTCCTTTAAATTGATTGTATATATTTTATAATCAAACTTTTCATCATTATAAATTTTCATTCTCTCTTTAAAATGTTGAAGTGTAAAATTACTTTTACTTTTATAACTAATATCATCGGCTATATCATATAATACAGCATTCTCTTTATTCTCACCAAGTCTCAAGCCACGACCAATTGATTGAAGTGTTCTAATTTTACTTTTACTGGGTGATGCAAAAATAATGTTATGTAAATTACGAATATTAATACCAGTAGAAAATGTACCATAAGATGCTACGATAATTGCATTGGTTTGATTTTCTGTTAATTGACGAATGTGTTCTCTATCATCAACGTTTACATCACCATAAACAAAAGAAACTTCTCTATTTTTTACAAAAGATTGGATCATATCAAAAAGAACTTTACCATGCTTTTCAACTAATTGAAATAAAACAAGAGTGTTACCTTTGAGACTTGCTGCAAGATTTCTTATGAACCTGTTTCTTTCATGGTTTGAAACCAAATAATCTATTTCTTCTTGATACTTATAACTTTTGCATTGTCTGGATTTTTCTTCACTGTGTTTCAATATCAACGCTTTAATAGAAAACTTAGCAAGTCTACCAGTATCAATGAGTTCTTTTGTTGTTGTAACTGAAAATTGTTTACCAAATAATCCTTCAAGAACTAACTTATGTGTCTGAGTGCCGTCAAGTGTGCCTGTCAATCCAAAACGATACTTGCATTGTGTCATTTTAGATAACAATGTCGTAAGTGACTTTGCTTTGAACTGGTGTGCTTCGTCGCCAATGACAACCGAAAATTGATTAAACCATTCTTTAGGCAGTGTGTAGATACTTTGCCAAGTGGAGATTACAATTTGTTTGTCTGTTGCTTTATCAGCGCCAGCCATAATTTGATGTATGTATTTATCGCTAGCAATTCCGTAGTCTAACATGTCTTTTGCTAACTGTGCGACAAGAGATATTGTTGGTACGATGATAAGCGTTCTTTCGTTGTACCATCGTGTCAGCAAATAGATAATGAGTGACTTGCCTGATGCTGTCGGTGAAACCAATAACGCTCTTCGCTTTCTCACGCACCTAATAAATGAGTTTAATTGATAGTCACGGACTTCGAATGGTATTTGAAGCATTGATATAAAATCTGTCGCTTCTTTTACTGAAAATTCATCATCAACATTTAAATTGTCGTGAATTTCTATTTTATATTCTCTTTCTGTCGCAAATTTTTGAACATAATCTATCAAGCCACCATAGAGTGTATGATCTTGCGTATTGAATAGTCGAATCTTACCATCCCAAATTTTATTTCGAAATGCTGGCATAAATTTGTAACCAGGCACATAGAAAGTGAAATACTCGGACAACTCCGCTGCCATAGACCTTTCACATTCTATCTTAACATAGACTTCGTTATAATGTTTAATGATTAGTTTATTGTGCATTATAATGTTTAATGATTAGTTTATTGTACACCTTGCGTAAATTTCTTCCATTCTATAGCATTTTTAATTTGAAAATTTCTTTGATTGAGATTCTTCACAATCTCTTCAAGTAGTTGCATTTTTTCTTTTTGGTTCGCAATCTTTACATGATGTTTGATGATGTCTTTGTCTGATTCAATGTACATTTCAATCTCATGCTTTAATAGTCTTTTTTGAAATGGCATCCATTCCAATTCATCTAGTTCATCTTGCGACATTCTACCATTATAATATTCATGTTTTTTCAATGATATATCTTTGATTTCAAACTCATATGCTTTGAGTTTGCGTCTTTCTTCAAAGTAAATCTTCATGTATTTACTATGTAGTTGTGGTATTTTAATTGATTCTTCACCGAGTTCAGTTGAATCAATTTCCGCATCTTTGCGCCATTCTTCAAGTATTTGATCAAGTGTCATGTATACCTCATCACAAAATATAATGACCATTATATCATATTATATTTTATATATCAAGCATCATCTATGGTATAATATGTGTATCCAAAAGTTACGGATGTTGTATTGAATTCTTGACCAGAATCAATTGATGTAAAGTTGATTTCACCAATCTCTACAGGAAACAAATCATAAAAACTTATTTTCTTATTAGGATTATTTGCATTTGTTTTAATGATGAGTGTCGCATCTGAAGTGATACTATTATTTTTTCCTGGTGTTTTTGTTAATGTTCCAATTTTATCTTTTGTAACTGGATTACCTAATTGCGTTATCCAATAATAAATTTCAGTCCATGCTTCCATATTCTCATCAACGATAAAATTTGCAGATAATTGACCAAAAACAAGTTGATTACCCGGTAAGGGTGTAAGTACAAAGGGATTGTTTACTGATGGATTCAATAATGTTATGCCAGGCAAATTAATTTGTTGAACAAAAAATGTGAGATTAGGCAATCTTTTGATAACAAATTCATATTTGTTATTTGAAAGAAAACTTTTGTTTGTTGGTTCAAATGAAAATTCTGCCACTGTATTCTCCTGTTTCACTATTTATAGTAACAAAAAAGGGGATCTTGCGATCCCCTTCAAGCCCGATATACTTCGGTTCAATAAAATTACATTAAATTCTGGATTGCAAAACGACGGTAGTAAATATTTTTCTTGCTGAAAGAAATATCACCGTCAGCGTTTGATGTGGCAAATGGGTTTGCTACCATACCATAACGTGTTTTGAAACCGATTTTTGGTTGGAATGTATCTTGACCAACTGCACGAACCATCTGTAGTGGCACATATGGGCAGTAGAACAAACCAGCATCAAATGCTGAAGTGCCTTTGTAGCCCATTGTAGCATAGTGTACACCACTTGATGCTGCAAAATAAGGATCAATATAAACTTTGATACGACCATTTAGAACACCTGCAAATGTGTTACCTGTGTCATCAACTTGTAGGTTATTTGACAATGCTGGTGTATAATCTAGAACACCTGCCATCTGAAGTGCTGATGCAACGTCTGATGAACAAATCATGATGTTACCTTTACCACGACGAGTAGCTTTTGCAATTGCATTTGCTTCACGCTCTAGTTGGAACATCAAACCTTTGAATTTTTCAACTGACCAACGACCATTAGCGTCAACGTCTAAGTCAAATCTACCTGCAACTGCAACGTTTTCTTGTGCGCCAACTGTTGCTGAAATGTTAATTTGACGAACAACTTCACGATTGATTTCAGCAAGAATTTCTGTTGAAAGAATGTTAGCAAGTTCTTGCTCTGCATCAAGACCATGAACTGCTTTAAGATCCTGTGCAAGTTCCATTGTGTATTCTGCTTTAAGAGCACGACTCTTAGCAACAACGGAAATCTTTTCAATGCTGAATGCCATTTCTTGGAATGCATTGTTTGATGCATCGCCAAGTGCTTCAGCCTGTGCTGTTGTCATACCTGTACCAACTGTATAGTTACTTGACGTAGCAAGAGCTGGTGTAGCACCGCTTTGCTCTACACCAAATTCACCGTCTCTGTTTGTAGCAGAGAATGTTGTATTTGCTTCGTTAAACAATGCTTCAGTACCGCCTTGTGTGCTATAACGTGAACGCATTGCAAAAATTAGACCAGTTGGACCTGTCATTGGCTGAACACCACAAATATCATAAGCGATAAGATTTGGTGCTGCACGACGAATCAAACTGATAAGAACTGGATCGTAAATATCGATTGCGCCATCACCAGCTGTAGAAGATGATGCTCCCATAGCATTTGTTGGTGCTGTTTCTAGCAAAGACTGTGGATTGCGATATCCTGCTGAACCATTTGTGCGTGAATCGATTTCCTGATTCTCTAAAAGTTGTGCTGTAACTGCACGACGATGTGGATCTTTAATTGTTCCAAGATCAGGGTGGTCTAAAACTGGTGCCCATTTTTTAACTAGGGAATCAATATTCATTTCTATCTCCTTAATTGAATGAGTATTCTTTAACTCTTTTATTATTTATAAAAAATTATTTTCTGAGAATCCGTGAGATGCTATTCACATAATGCTGCATCTGTGGGCTGTATGATTCATCAAGCGATTCACTTGATTCTTCCATAGAAGTTTTTGTTTCAGGTTCTGTTGCTGATTCAAAGTATTTTTTTCTAACCAAAAGAAGTTTTTCTTTGTAGTCTTCTTCTGATACGAATTCAATATTTTCTGATAGTGATTCTAATTTAGCTTGCTGTATTTCTGTAAGTCCTTCTGAGACTTCAGACGCAATCAAAGCCATTTTGAAACTACTAATTTCAGCACGAAGTGAAACATTATCTGCTACAGCATTATTTAATTCTTCTTCAATTGTTTCAATTCTTGTAGCAAATTCTTCTATTACATCAACTTTATCCTCAGGAATGTCAACATAATGTTCTGCAAAAAGATTCTTTAGCCCTAGCATAAAATCTTCTACCAATTCAGCCTTAAGACCTTTTTCAATTGCAATTTTATTATCTTCCACCCACTCAGCAACAACATAGTCTAAATATTCATCAATTTTAGATACCATGCCGTCGTTGAATTCTTGTTTTGCTTCTTCGAGTTTTGTTTCAAATTCTTCTTGAAGTTGTGCTTGATGTTCTTCTACTTTAGCAAGAACGGCTGCTTCAAAAATTGCTTTTGCTTTTGTTTTAAATTCTTCTGAAAGTTCTTCGCCAGAAAAAATTGCAGACACTTCAGCGTCTACATCTTTCTTTAACTGAGAATCATCTTCAGTGATTTCTTTTTTCTCAACACCCATGGGTCTCTCCTTTGCGTATATTGAATAAATCAATTTGTAATATATTTATAAAAATCATAGTTTTGAAATAAAGTCTTCAAATACACGCATTTGTGTTGTCTCTAAGTCTTTTTTAGAGGCTTTAACAATCTGCTTTTTATAATTGTCAACTTGCATTTCCTTAATAATTCCATTATCCCACACCCATTCTTTGCCTTCCATAATGCCACGAACGAATGCGTCTGGTGCTGATGGATCTGCTACAATATCTGCTGCTGTTGCTAACCAAAAATCATCTTGTACTTCCATGACACCGTTCTTTTCTTTAAGTGATCCCATGCCTCTTGACGATACACCTAAACAAGCACCCTCTGCCATAAGTTTACTTACAATATTTCCATATGGTGTGTCCATAATTTTTGCTCTACCAATGTAGTCTGTACCTTCTTTTCGGAGACTTTTTGTCATGTGCGATACACGCTCAAGATTAATTGTTGGTCCTGATGGATGTCCTAATTCACCATATGCTCTATTTTTATCAATGTACTCTGTTACATAACGGTTTACTTCACGTTCCATCACACTCATTGGATAAACTCTACCATTTCTATTCTTCTTTTCTGCTTGTAAAAAAGGTCCTTCAATGAAAAACTCTTTTTTGCCACTCTCGGTATCTTCTTTGATAATATTGATTTGTTCGGTAACTTCTGTTATAAGTTTCATTTTAGCCCTGACCTTTTTCTAACTCTCATTGAAAGATTTCTCTTTCTCAGAATTTGTCTAAGTAATGGTTTTCTTTTTCTTGCAGCCTTAATTTGAGCATAATGTCTACGCATTCTTTCTTGCTGAGACATTTTTATCAATTTACCACTCTGAACACGATATCCTGGACGTAATGATATCATTCGTCTTCGCTGAACCTTTTGATTACGTACTCTATTTGTTCGAGCGGTAGTGCCTTCTTCTAAAAATTCTTTAAATCGCATCATATATCAAGGAGAAATACCGTCATCTGTTGTTTCACGACTTGAATATCCAGCAACTTTCTTACCCTCAATAATTAAGGTGTAACCTGCACTTGCTGTGAAACCATTGGTTGTTAAAAGTATATCACCATTTGCTGCTGGTGCGTTATTGATAAGTGGACATTGACCACTTGATACCAAATCCCAGTAACCACTACCAGACAATGTTGTAATCAGTGTATTTGTAGAACCTCTCCAGAGTAAATTTACTCTTGGTGTGTATGTAGGACTAGAGCCTGCACTTACATTCCAGAATAATTTTGTAATGGTTAATCGTTGACTTGTGCCGTCACCAGTAGATGCAACAAGATTATTAGCACTAACTTTTACAACGTTAGTTTCACCAGTTGCGTCTGATATGTTTGTAAGTTTTACAGCCCATCGATTAGCATTATCAACAAGCGTTTGTGATGTTACTGTATCAGCCATTTGATTCTTCCAAATTATTAATGAAGTCTAAAAGCACATCTGGATTTTCTTCCAATTGAATCATGAAAATTTCACGATTTTCTTCATTCAATTCGTTATAAAGATTGAATAAAGCGTCTACATTCGCTTGCTCTTTCATTTTGCCTTTAATTGTTTTATATGCTTTTGCGGCTGATTCTGGTTTATCACGCACCATTGCTGTTGCAACTGCATATGGTCCACCTTTATATTTGTCGCCGACACCTTTCTTTTCAAACTCTTTACCGATGGTATGTGCCATCTTCGTTTGTTGTTTAGTGAAGTCAGCCTCATCAATTTTAGCTTCTTCTTTTATTAAAAAACTTTTAAAGGTTTTCATCTACATTTTCCTCGTCTGTTGAAGTGTCAGCAGTTTCTTGTTCTTCTTCAGGATCAACAAGTAATTTAGATCCTATTTCCATTTTCTTAAGATATAGAGCATCTTGTATTTTATCTTGTAACGCTGCAAGAATTGATGACTTAAAGTCTGCTGCTTGCGATTGCGTTGCAAATTCTATAGCACTTTTGATGTGTTCCATAATATTCTCCTATTTCTTTATTTATAAAATTAAATATAATTTTAATTCAATGTTGGCCAAACAATGTTGAATGGATCTTCTTGATTTGTAATATCTCTCAATGCTTGTGCGTATGTATCTAAATTTAGAATGTTATCAGTAGGAGTTAATCCTAAACGAACTTGACTGTGATATCTGAGAAATCTCCAATCTAATTGATTTAAATAATTATCCCTACCTTTTCTAATTAATTGCCATTGTGACTCTATTGTCGGTTCAACTGGCGTATCATTCATTTTTAATTGTTGTTCTAATTCTACTATTTTCCATTCATTATTTTCAGAAATGAAAGTCTGTGTGCTTGGAGAAAAGGAAGAAGAATTTTGTATTAAAACATAACCAGCAGAAATCAATTCTTCTTCAGTATATGTTTCACGATCTGTTCGTGTTAGCCCATTTTCTAATCTAATTCTATTTGGAATTTGATCTTTATGGATAGGGTAATTATTTTTATAAGAATAATACATTTTTTTTCCTTAATATATTTTTAATATCCTGTTCCGCTGAAGTAATAACCTGTATAAACCGTCCAAGCCGTACCTGTTGCATCTCCTATTAATACATAACTCTGATTTTGTGAAAGAGTAAATGTAGTATAGTACGCCGAAGTAGATGCTATACCTACTTGTCCAGCAAGTCGGGCATGTGTGCCTACTAATATTTCTACAGCTGGTACGTTACCTGTAAGAGTTTGATTGAAAAAAGTTGCTTCCCAAACTATATTGGGGCTTCCTGGAGTACCGCTAGTACTAGCGGTACCTTCAAATCTGAATCTTGAAAAATCTACACCTTCAAATCTAGAAACTCGTTGATACGAATTATCGGCTGCTCCTATATGAATTTTATTGAATCCTGGGTTGGATCCAGATAAACCACTATATGCGCTTGAACCGCTTCCAAAAGTTATATAGCTATTTGAGCCTATATATGCTGTGGTATAGTTTGTACTAGTAATAGTAAATGTTGGTATAGTTCCAGAAACAAAACTGTCATCTACTGAACCGTCCTGTAATCCAGTCCATCCACTAGGAGGATATGCTCCTCCATTAGCACCAAAAACCGGCGCTTTTGTACCTGCGGTTAATGTATAACCAGTAACTACAATTGGCCAATTACTACTCTTTTTCCAATTAAAAGCATCAAATGTGTCAAACACACCAGAAGCGGATGATGTTGTAACTGTTCTCAAAGATCCTATAATCCCAGAATTTCTTTTCATAAGATATTTACCATTTCTTTAATGGGCATTCTGCATATTCAAATTTCCATTTTAAAGGCATAACGCATCCACATTCAGTACATACATTTAATTTGTAACTGTTACAAGTTTCACATGTATTTTTTCTATCTTCAATTTTAGACTCATCTTTTAATAATTTTAAATTTGTTAATAACATTATAATTTTTCCACTAAAATGCTGCCGTGAGTTGTTGTATTATAAATTGCTGTAGATGTAATTAAAGTTCCATAACTTGTATTAATATATGATGCTCCACCACCTCCAGCACCTAATGATGTACATGAACAAGTTGCTAATCCACCACCACCTCCTCCAGAGAAACCTCCACCACCTCCACCCATATACTGGGAAGTGCCTCCACCGCCTCCAAATCCACCATCAGCAATCTGGCCCAGCCCTCCTATAAATCCTGCAGTATAAGTATTTCCACCATTTGTAGTACCCGACGCTGATGCTCCGCTAGTAATAATACCAGCACCACCACCACCGCCAGGAACACATCCTGCTGCATAAATTCCACCACCATTACCTCCCGTTCCGCCAGTTCCACCAGGTGCACCGCCTGCTGCACCATTATTACCATTATTAGTTGTTGTAGCATTGTGATCGCCGCCAGACACAGTATAAGAACCTCCACCTCCACCACCTGCGACTAATAAAAATCCAAGGGCTATGCTTCCAAAATAAGAACCTCCACCGCCACCACCCGTTTGATAACCACATGGATTTGCAGTTGCATTTCCTTGTTGACCTACAACAAAAATATAAACTTCACTTTTGGTTAAAGAAAACGTTGCTTGCATGTATGCACCAGCACCAGTACCAGAAAATCCAGTACCACCTTTTGCACCGATAGCAGTAATTCTATAAGTAGCGGTTTCAGGTACGGTCCACTCTTGATATCCTTGTGTTACAACATTAAAATATGCGGTATTGTTTATCCACGGATATGTAACAGCATTATAGAATGCTAAACAATTTGCTAGTGTTGGACCAGTTCTACCTGTTATATTAGCATTACTAAAAGTGAATGACGTAAATGAGTAAAGTGGTCCGGTAGGTGATATTGCAGGATAATATCTAGATGTGTCCAAATCAATGATTCTACTAGAATTAAAGTTTACTGTAGAATCATCTCCAATATAACTGCTATATCTGTAATAATTAAAAGTCATATTAACTTATTTCTTCGTAACTCACGATACCATGTAAATCACTTACTGCACTCGCAATGAGTCTTATACTGTCATTTTCTTCAAGGTAGATAGAAGTATCTTTTGATATAACGACTAGTGTCGCATCAGCAGGAACAGTTACAGTATATGCGAGATAGAATATTGTAGTTTGATTTTTATAAAGTTCAACGGTGACATCAGCGTTATTAGCACCATCACGATTTGCAATAATCAAAGAGTTTATTTTAAATATTTTGCCGCTAGCCGCACTATTACTTACAATTGCTGATGCAGTAGTTCCAATATCTAATCCAGCTACTTTACCACGAATGTCTGAAACATTAACAATATTTGGATTTGCCATTTATGTATCCTTTTTTAACCAAAAATCATTGCCATTGCAATGCTCTTACCTGTAGTTATGCCACCACCACCACCGCCAGATAACAGTGAACCGTTAACATATATTCCTGTGTCGTTTACGCAAATTCTTTGACATGTTCCAGCATAAATTGCTACAATGTTTTGTAGTCCGGAAGTTCCTGCCCAGTTTCCAATAATTGTATTATTAGATCCTGTCGTGACCGAAAATCCTGCATCTGAACCAAAGAAATTATTATGAATGCCAGTGGTGTTAGAGTAACCAGCATAATTACCAATGAAAATATTACAACTACCAGTGGTGTTAGAGAAACCAGCACGATTACCAGCAAAGAAGTTATGACTGCCAGCGGTGTTATTTAAACCAGCAAATCGACCTAAGAAATTATTGTTAGAGCCAGTGGTGTTACAGCAACCAGCACTGTTACCAAAAAAGTTATTATGACATCCAGTGGTGTTAGAGAAACCAGCACGATTACCAAAGAAATTATTATAACAGCCAGTGGTGTTGCAGTGACCAGCAAAAACACCAATGAAATTATTATTACTGCCAGTGGTGTTGTTGTAACCAGCAAAACCACCAATGAAATTATTACAACTGCCAGTGGTGTTAGCACGACCAGCAGTTGCACCGAAGAAATTATTATAACTGCCAGTGGTGTTAAAGTAACCAGCACCGTTACCAAAGAAATTATTAGAAAAGCCAGTGGTATTGCCATAACCAGCACTTGAACCAATGAAATTATTAAAATATCCAGTGGTGTTAGCAGCACCAGCAGCATTACCAATGAAATTATTGTTAGAGCCAGTGGTGTTACAGCAACCAGCATTGTTACCAATGAAATTATTATGACATCCAGTGGTGTTAGAGAAACCAGCACGATTACCAAAGAAATTATTATAACAGCCAGTGGTGTTAGAGCAACCAGCATAATGGCCAAAAAAAGTATTATGACTGCCAGTGGTGTTAAAGTAACCAGCACTACGACCAAAGAAGTTATTATATGCACCAGTTGTGTTACAACGACCAGTATAGCGACCAAAGAAAGTATTAGCGAAAGCAGTTGTGTTTGCCGCACCAGCACCAAATCCGAAAAAGTTATTATAACGACCAGTGGTGTTATTACGACCAGCAAATTGACCAATGAAATTATTATGACTGCCAGTGATGTTAAAGTGACCAGCACAGAAACCAGCAAAGAAGTTATAAGTACCAGTGGTGTTACACAAACCAGCACATGCACCAATAAAAGTATTATGACTGCCAGTGGTGTTAAAGCGACCAGCACACAAACCTGCAAAGAAGTTATTACTACCAGTGCTATTGGCTAAACCAGCACTGTTACCGAAGAAATTGTTATAACAGCCAGAATTCGAATAACCAGCAAAATGACCAAACATATTATTATTACAACCAGTAATGCTAAGAAAACCAGCATAGCGACCAAAGACATTATTATGACAGCCAGTGGTGTTACTGCGACCAGCTTGATTACCAAAAAAGTTATTATAACAACCAGTGGTGTTAAGACGACCAGCAGCTAGACCAAAGAAATTATTAAAACTGCCAGTGGTGTTACTGCAACCAGCACTTTGACCAAAGAAATTATTACTAGAGCCAGTGGTGTTACGAAAACCACTATTACATCCTAAAAAATTATTAAAAGTGCCTGTGGTGTTAGCAAAACCTGAAGAAAAACCTGCAAAGAAGTTATGACATCCAGTGGTGTTACAGTAACCAGCATTGTTACCAAAGAAATTATTATTAGCGCCAGTGGTGTTATAGTAACCAGCACGATTACCAATGAAAACATTATTATTGCCAGTGGTGTTAGAGTAACCAGCATAAACACCAATGAAAACATTATGGCAGCCAGTGGTATTACAGTAACCAGCATTTAGACCAAAGAAATTATTATAACAGCCAGTGGTCATATAGCGACCAGCAGATGAACCAAAGACATTATTATACCTGCCAGTGGTGTTATTACATCCACTGGTGACACCAAAGAAATTATTGTTACTGCCAGTGGTGTTACATAGACCAGCACCACGACCAAAGAAATTATTAAAAGTGCCAGTGGTATTGTTGCGACCAGCATTGCAACCAAAGAAATTATTATTACTGCCAGTGGTGTTACATAGACCAGCAAATAAACCAAAGAAATTATTAAAACAGCCAGTGGTGTTACTGCGACCAGCACATGAACCAAAGAAATTATTACTACAGCCAGTGGTGTTACATAGACCAGCAAACAAACCAAAGAAATTATTATTACTGCCAGAGGTATTGCTATAACCTGCACATAAACCAAAGAAAATATTAGAACTGCCAAGCGTGTTAGACCTTCCCGCTTGATTACCTATAAAAATATTATTGGAGACGGTGGTATTGGAATAACCAGCACAATTACCAGCAAAGAAGTTATGACTTCCCGTAGAATTACTATAGCCTGTACGATTGCCTATGAAAATATTATTACTACCGATTGTATTATTATAGCCTGTATTGAAACCAAAAAAATTATTATCATTTCCAGATGTATTGTATCGACCCGTTTCAGCGCCAATAAAATTGTTATTGATACCTGTGGTATTATTTCCGCCGGCCCAAGCACCAATAAAATTGTTACAATTACCCGTCGTATTGTAATAGCCAGCAAGAGGACCAAAGAAATTATTATAAGTGCCTGTGGTATTACATGTTCCAGCAAAATATCCAAAAAAATTATTACAGCCGCCAGTTGTATTACTACTACCAGCATCACGACCAAAGAAATTATTATAACCACCAGTGGTATTGCAGGCACCAGTACATTGACCAGCAAAGAAGTTACCACTGCCAGTGGTGTTTTTGAAACCAGCACTGTTACCAAAGAAGTTATTATGAGATCCTGTGGTGTTATAGGAACCAACTTGGTAACCAATGAAATTATTGTGACAGCCAGTGGTGTTACAGTAACCAGCATTTATACCAAAGAAATTATTATAACGACCATTGGTGTTATATTTTCCTGCTGATCGTCCAAAGAAATTATTATAACGGCCAGTGGTGTTACGGTAACCAGCATAATAACCAAAGAAATTATTATTCTGGCCAGTGGTGTTAAATGAACCAGCACCACAACCAAAGAAATTATTATAACGACCAGTGGTATTACAGCGACCAGCATTTAGACCAAAAAAGTTATTCCAACCGCCAGTTGTGTTACTGTAACCAGCGCATTGACCAATGAAAACATTATGGCAGCCAGTGGTATTACAGTAACCAGCATAATAACCAAAGAAATTATTATAAGCGCCAGTGGTGTTCTTGTAACCAGCAAATAAACCAAAGAAATTATTACTACGGCCAGTGGTGTTATAGTAACCACTACCTTTACCAATGAAATTATTATGATTGCCAGTGGTGTTACTGTAACCAGCACTACAACCAAAGAAATTATTATAAGCGCCACCAATATTACAGAAACCTGCTTGACGACCAATGAAGTTATTATGTCTAGCATAAGTTCCATGTCGTCCACTATTAATACCAATGTAAATATTACCACATCCAATGGTATTACAACAACCAGATAAAGAACCAATAAAAATATTTTCAGAAGCGGTGTTAATGCGACCAGCACACAAACCTAAGAAAATATTATAGCCGCCAGTCGTGTTACAGACACCAGCATTTTGACCAATGAAAATATTATGATTACCAGTGGTGTTACAGACACCAGCACATTGACCAGCAAAGAAGTTATTTGTTCCGGTACCACCGATTCCACTTATGCAACTTACTATATTATTTGATCCACATACATTAAATACTGACGATCCACCTCCTATACCTGTCAAAGATGATCCATCACCAAAAAATTTTGTAGCGGTTATGTTATTGGCAGTAAAAGATCCTGAAGCATCTCTAGCAACAATCGTTGAAGCACCATTAGCTGATGCTGCACTAGTTCTAGCGTTTGCTAAAGTACCTGAAGATATATTAGATGCATTTGTGGTATCTGTTGTCGCTGATGCTGCTAATCCTGAAACTGCACTTGAACTAATTGCAATGTTTACGTTTGCTACACTCGTCGCTCTACCGTATGTATCAACAACAATTCGTGGTACAGATGATGCTGATCCATAAGTGTTTGCACTGACACCTGATGTTGGAAGTCTTGCAGCATTTAAAGTACCTGAGGATATGTTTGATGCATTTGTTGTATCAGTTGTAGCTGACGATGCTAAACCAGAAACTGCACCTGAACTAATGGCAATGTTTACGTTTGCTACACTTGTTGCTCTACCGTATGTGTCAACGACAACCTGAGGTACTGCTGATGCTGAACCATAAGTACCTGCTGTTGCACCTGATGTTGGAAGTCTTGCGGCATTTAAAGTTCCGGAAGATATGTTGGATGCATTTAGTGTTGTTAATGATGCGCCACTACCAGAGAATCCTGTACTTGCAGTAATTGTATTTGCTGTTAAGTTTGCAATTCTAAATTGTGTATTTGATGTATCAATGTTTGTGTTTGTTCCAGGCTCAATAGGATAATTTTCAAAAAACTTCCATATACCGTCTGAAGCATCCCTAAACAAGCCAGCATGTACATTTGCACTATCCGAAAGTCTTCGATAATGTCCAATAAAACCAATATCAACTGCATCGGTTAGATTATCTTTTCCTAATTGAATAATGTTATCTTCAATCACAAGATTATTTGCAGTTACGGAAATAACGTTACCTGTGAATGATACGTTTCCTGTTACAGTTAAATCTTGAAGAGTTACATTACCTGCTGAAAATGCTCCTGACGCATCTCTCAAAACAATTGTTGATGCCGTATTAGATGCCGTAGCAGTTGTTCTAGCGTTTGCTAAAGTACCTGAGGATATATTAGATGCATTTGTGGTATCTGTTGTAGCTGATGATGCTAAGCCTGAAACAGCACCAGATGAAATTGCAATTGAGACATTGGCTACACTCGTCGCTCTACCATATGTATCAACAACAATTTGTGGTACTGCTGATGCTGAACCATAAGTACCTGCTGTTGCACCTGATGTTGGAAGTCTTGCAGCATTTAAAGTTCCGGAAGATATGTTGGATGCATTTAGTGTTGTTAATAATGCGCCATTACCAGAAATAGTTGTTGATGTTATAACGTTTGCTGTAAAAGATCCTGAAGCATCTCTAGCAACAATGGTAGAAGCACCATTAGCTGATGCTGCACTAGTTCTAGCGTTTGCTAAAGTTCCGGAAGATATGTTGGATGCATTTGTTGTATCAGTCGTCGCTGATGATGCTAAGCCTGAAACAGCACCAGATGAAATTGCGATTGAGACATTGGCTACACTTGTCGCTCTACCATATGTGTCCACAACAATTTGTGGTACAGATGACGATGATCCATAAGTGTTTGCACTGACACCTGATGTTGGAAGTCTTGCGGCATTTAAAGTTCCACTTGAAATATTAGATGCATTTGTTGTATCAGTCGTCGCTGATGTTGCTAAACCAGAAACTGCATTTGAACTAATTGCAATTGAGACATTGGCTACACTTGTCGCTCTACCATATGTATCAACAACAATTTGTGGTACTGCTGATGCTGAACCATAAGTACCTGCTGTTGCACCTGATGTTGGAAGTCTTGCAGCATTTAAAGTTCCGGAAGATATATTAGATGCATTTGTTGTATCAGTCGTCGCTGATGTTGCTAAACCAGAAACTGCATTTGAACTAATTGCAATTGAGACATTGGCTACACTTGTCGCTCTACCTTTAGTGTCCACAACAATTTGTGGTACTGCTGATGCTGAACCATAAGTACCTGCTGTTGCACCTGATGTCGCTAATCTATCAGCACTCAATGTACCTGAAGATACATTAGAAGCATTTATATTTGTAAGAGTTGAGGCATTTATATTTGTTAATGCTGATCCATCACCACTAAATGTTGTAGCTGTAATAACGTTCGCTGAAAATGATCCAGCACCATCTCTGAGCACAATAGTAGAAGCGCCGTTCGCTGAAGATGCTGTTGTTCTTGCGTTTGCTAAAGTTCCGGAAGATATATTAGATGCATTTGTTGTATCAGTAGTCGCCGATGTTGCTAAACCAGAAACTGCATTTGAACTAATAGCAATGTTTACGTTTGCTACACTTGTTGCTCTACCTTTAGTGTCCACAACAATTTGTGGTACTGCTGATGCTGAACCATAAGTACCTGCTGTTGCACCTGATGTCGCTAATCTATCAGCACTCAATGTACCTGAAGATACATTAGAAGCATTTATGTTGGTTAAGGTATTACCAGAACCAACAAAATGTAAAGCCGAAACGGCTTCTTTGACTTTAAAATTTGCCATTACCTCGTCCCATTAGTTATAAACTCAGAGGTCTATATTGTGTTACACTGTGCTGTAATTTGTTCCTACTAGTTTCACTGTGATAGTTGCATTAGTTCCTTGAGCAAAAAGTCTTAGATTTCCGGAACTAATGTTTGCAGTGAAGATTACTAAATCATCATTTACATTAGTCGATACGATACCATATTCTGATATATATACGTTTGTATCATCATGTACAACATGAATTTTTCCAGTTGAAAAATATGGTGTGCCTGTTGTAGTTTTTATATGGTATGTATATTCTGCCGTTCGATATGTAGCAATCGCAAAACTATCAACAATTGTTGCTGATCCTGTTGTTATGCCAGATGTAGATGATTCTAAAGAACCTGCACCTGTAAATACAATATTATCACCAGATTTGCTTACTGTGACTGTTCCAGCGCCAACAAAGTTTACATTACTCGTTGCACCACTTGTCAATGCTGTTAGTGTAAGATTTGCACCAGATGTCGCTGTTGTAGTTGATATAGAATATGTATCATATTCAACCGGAATAGGTACATTATAATAATTAGTACCATTATTTGTAAAGTTCCAACGATCACTAGATTCGTTCCATAAAAATTTAACGTTTGTTGATGTGCCACGCTCAACTTCAATACCTGCGTCTTGTGACGGAGAACCAGTCTCATCACTGTTCAACAATAAAACGCTGTCACCAATGTCAACTTGATTTGAATTAACCGTTGTAGTTGTACCATTAACAGTTAGATTTCCTGTAATAACAGTATTACCGTCAACACTCAGATCATTGACTGTTACATTACCCGCTGAAAATGCTCCAGCAGCATCTCTAAGAACTATCGTTGAAGCGCCGTTTGCTGAAGCAGCGGTTGTTCTAGCGTTATCTAATGTGCCTGTTGATATATTTGATGCGTCTAGATTTGTTAACGCTGCGCCGTTGCCAGAGAATGTGGTAGCCGTTATAGCGTTTGCAGCAAAAGATCCTGAACCATCTCTTGCGACAATTGTGGATGCACCGTTAGCGGATGCGGCTGATGTTCTAGCGTTTGCTAAAGTTCCTGTTGAAATATTTGATGCATCTAAATTTGTTAATGCTGCACCATTACCTACATGAGTTCCTGATAATGTTGTACTCGTTATAACATTTGCTGCGAATGAACCAGAAGCATCCCTAGCAACGATGGTAGAAGCACCATTTGCTGATGCTGCTGTTGTTCTAGCGTTATCTAATGTGCCTGTTGATACGTTAGATGCATTTAAATCTGTAAGTGCTGCTCCGTTACCTGAAAACGTTGTCGCTGTTATAGCATTTGCAGCAAAAGATCCTGAACCATCTCTTGCAACAATAGTCGAAGCACCATTTGCTGATGCTGCTGTTGTTCTTGCGTTATCTAATGTTCCAGTTGCTACGTTAGATGCATTTAAATTTGTTAATGCTGAACCATTACCAGAAATTGTTGTTGATGTTATAGCATTAGCTGTGAATGATCCTGATGCATCTCTTGCGACAATTGTTGAAGCGCCGTTTGCTGAAGCGGCGGTTGTTCTAGCATTGTCCAGTGTGCCAGTTGATACATTTGACGCATTTAAATCTGTAAGTGCTGCACCATTACCAGAAATTGTTGTTGATGTTATAGCATTAGCTGTAAATGAACCAGAAGCATCTCTAGCAACAATCGTTGAAGCGCCGTTTGCTGAAGCAGCAGTTGTTCTATCATTTGATAAAGTTCCTGATGTTACGTTTGATGCATTTAAATTTGTAAGAGTTAACCCATTACCTATAATATAAGTTGCTATAACATTTCCTGATATCGTTAAGTCAGCATCAGACGTTGTTAAAGTTGTACCACCAATTTTTAAGGAACTGCCTGAAAGATATAAATCTCTGAATCTATGTGTGTCATCACCTAGATCGTAAGTTACATTAGCATCTGGTAAAATATGACCTGATACAGTAAGGCCGTTCAAAATTCCTACTTGAGTAATATTTGATTGTGTTGTTGTAATTAATGTACCAGTAATTTGATTTGCGCTAAAATTTCCAGCCGCATCTCTTGCAACAATCGTTGAAGCACCATTTGCTGAAGCTGCCGTTGTTCTAGCGTTTGCCAAAGTACCTGATGATATATTGGACGCATTTAAATCTGTAAGTGCTGAGCCATTACCAGATATTGTTGTTGATGTTATAGCGTTTGCGCTAAAACTACCAGAAGCATCTCTAAGAACAATGGTAGAAGCGCCGTTCGCTGAGGCCGCGGTTGTTTTATCATTTGTTATTGTCGAACCTATCCAGTATCCAGCTGAATTAACAACATCTACGCTGTTAACCTTGATACCACTTTTGACCTTAAATGTCATAATTTTCTCCTACCTTTGATTAGGTTTTTTATTATTTATAATAATCTTCTAAACTTGAACGTATAAAGCACTGCTCCGGAAGTGTTGATAGTGCCAGATATTTGAAGTTTCAAATCATCACTATCAGATGTTTCGGTGCGTTGAACTCTTAAGAATAGAACACCAGAACCTGGACCTCGCCCTGCACGATGCAAAACGATTTCATCAAAGATTGTTGAATCTGTATCCGAAGAAAACCATGACATAAGTCCAGAGTAATATTCGTTATAATGTTCTCCACCAACTAAGTTGTCGTTTGCAAAAACTTGAACAACATATGTTCCAGTCGGTAAAGATGTTGATTTAATAGCTGTGTCTTGCCAGGAATCAGTAATTTGTAAACTCACGCTTGTTTCATAATATTGATCAATATTTGTTCCTTGTGTCATTACAAGGCCGCTATGCTGAACTGTATTAAAAGTTACATCAGATGTAACTTTTAACGGTTGACTCAATCTCACTTGACTTGTATTTCCACTAGGAATTACATTTAAACCGTCATCAATATTGAATTGAATTTTGCCTACGTTTGATATTGTATTTGAAGTGGCGCTCGTATTATTGACATTTTCAACTTCAATTTTTAAATCTAATGTTTCGCCAGGAACTAAATTTATACCAGTGTCTAAAAGCGATTCTACATAGTTATAGTCTATAATACCGCCTGTTGTATTGCTTGTAAAAATATTACCATTACTTGTTACAATAAGTGCAGTAGGATTAGGATTAGATATAGTTGAGTTAGGAACAATTCCTATAACTCCGCTATTTGAATTTGTTGAAAATGTTGAACCGCCGAGATTTATTGTATTACCACTTAAAAATAAATCTTTAAATCTGTAAGAACTGGAACCAATGTTATAAACTGAATCAACTGTCGGTATAATATTACCCGACATATTTAAATCTGTAACATTAATTGTATTTGCTGTAAGTACATCTACATTAGCTGTTGTAAATGTTACATTCGCTGAAACACCTACTGTAATACCACCAACTGTACTTCCATCACCAATAAAAACTGTTTTAGTGTCGGTTGAATAGATGAGTTCGCCTTCAGCCGGAGTTATCGACAATCTTTCAGCATTCGTTCCTCTTCTAAGTTTAAGACCAGACATATATATCCTTATACAAAAGAACCAAAATCAACTGTAAGACCGGCTGTAGGTGAAGTAAAAGATCCAAAATCAAGTTCAATGATTGCGTTATTGGAAGGTGTTATGCTATTTATCGAATCAAATCTTATTGATTGATTTATACTATTCGCTGTAATTGTTATACCAGTACCAGCTAAAAAATTTACTGTGTCTAAACCAACAGCAGTCAATCCTGGATTTGAATTTACATTCCAATATTTAAATGAAGTAATTGTATTTGCGTAATCATAAGCTGCTTGTGCTAAACTGTTTGCAGTGTTTGCTGTATCATATATGCTATTTGCATCAGTTCTTAGCAAATATTGTGGATGATCATCGTCCGTAAGGCCCGTAAGTAAACCATGATCACTCAAAGTTGCTGGTAAAGTTGTTATAGAATTAAAACTTCTTAAATCCCAAACAGAAACTAATCTTGCATTGACGCTGTTTATATAACTTGTTTTGCATTCGTAAACAAGTTTGTATAACGGACGCATTTCAACAACAGGAAATCCCGTAAGAATCAAATCTGAGAATTGAATTCCTTCAGCATCACCTATGTTAGACCTTTGATCTTGACCAATAATACCTATAACAGGATAATTGATGTTGTTTGTTGCAACAATAAAAGTTACACCAAATTTATTGTTATCAATGTCTACGGTAGACCATGTACCACCGCTGAATTGATTATATTGTGGTCTTGCAGATCCTTGTTTAATTGGAAAGTTAGTTGGTGTATCAATCACCCAAGCATCATTGCTTAAATAAAACATTGGAATTCTTGCGGGGCCTTGCAAGTCTTGTTCCCATGTATTTGCTGTCGGTGTGTTTGAATGCGTGATATCAACTTGCAAATCTTCATCAAAAAACGTACCATCCTGAATATCAATTTGAAGGTGTGTATCAAGAGAACCATCGCCATTAACTATATAATTTGTAGCACCAAAACCATTTGCAATCGCTGCACCTCTTGTACGATGCAAATATTCGTGCGTCTGCCAATCTAAAGTAATGCCGTGACGTTCATCTGCAACAAACGGCGCTGTTTGTGTATTTTGATTCCAATACACATAAGCAACCATACAATCATCATCCCAATCAAAAAATGTTGTTCTATATTGAAGAACACCACTAGGATCAAAATAAATGTAATAAAGACCTGTTGTATTTGGTATAGTGACGGATCTGCTATTTGTAATCTGTCTTTTGATACCTTTAGTGTAAATGTAATATGATGCACTAACTGGTGATATAGTAAATGTCCTTGATACATCATTAAATGATATAGCGGAATCTGTTCTTTCAACAATTCCCATTGGCTCTTTTGTATCAGCAAAAATTGCATTGATTGTATCAAGGAATGGTGAAGAAATTGTTAGTGTGTCAGTGCTCGCATCAGTAGTAATAACAATATTATTGCCAGCAGCAATAGTTAATGTATCAGTATTTGAATCAGCAACTATATCATCTTGTCCTGTTACTGATATTGTTTTAAATAAAATAATTGTATTAGCATAATCATATGCCGCTTGAGCTAAAGAATTTGCGTTGTTGGCTTGGTCATATGCTGAATTTGATGTATTCCAAATTTGATATACTGTAGTATTAACTGCATATCCAGTTAAATCAACATCAAATGTTAAAGAGTCTGCTACCGTGTCTGTTGTTATAATTAAATTATTACCAGATACAACACTCAATGTAGCGTTTGTAGAATTCGCTGTAACTAAATCGGTATTGTTTACTAAAACATTTCTAAAAGCTGGACCACCTTCTCCTGTGCCAGTTTGTTGTATAAAAGTAAATTTTTTAGTTGCGTTGTTATAAGAAAGAACATAACCTTCTTGAATACTATCACGGTCAACATCATCTAGCCAACGAAAATTAACTTCACCACCACCAGAACTACCGCCTACAATATTTTTAGATATTATAGCATTGACTTTATTTTTGTATTGAACAACATCTTTGAGAACTAATGATTTAAAGTTTTTAAAATCTTTTTCAAATTCTTTGGTATCAGCATCTCTGCCAGAATCACCTTTATCACCTTTTTCGCCTTTATCTCCCTTTTCACCTTTTGGACCTTGAATTCCAGGAAGACCTTTGTCTCCTTTAGGACCACGTGAACCTGTCTCACCTTTCTTACCTTGCGGACCCTGGATACCTTGAGGACCTTGCTCGCCAGTATCACCTTTTTCACCAGAAAATCCACGTGGACCAATTTCGCCTCTATCACCTTTTAAAACACGAACGAGTCCTTCCTGATCAGTAGGATCTTTTATTGCACCTGATTCAACAATTGTTTTTGCGTATTCTTCTAAAGATTCTAGTCGTTTTAAAAGTTTATCAACTTCTTTTTTTGTATATGCTATAGAAGTTGCTATAGATAACGCTTCATCAATTGCTTTTACATGAAGATTACTTTTCTCCTCGCTCATTTCTTGTCTCTTCTGTTAATGTATCAAAAAATCTAGTCATAGATTTTGCTAAATCTTTTTGGTCACTATCATCAAATTTTCTAGATTCTAGATTTTCTTTTTTTACACTCACAACGACTTCTTGAGGAGGTGGCGGTGAAGGTGGTGGAGGTTGAACTGGCTCCATCGGTTCATCTTCCATATTTGCTTTATCTTCTTCCATTTCTTTGTCCATATCTTTGATTTCATCTTCAGATTGACGAAGAATGTTCTTACGAATATAAGCAACGGAAAAATATTTACCTACATACGGATCAATTTCACCGAGCAGTCCAAGTCTATCTTTCATAATTTCAGATTGTTTCAGTTCTACAAAATAAGAATCAGAAATGAAATCATAATTGATTTCTTCTTTGAGTTGAAGCCATTCTGCCCTTGTGCATATACCCTTAAGAAGTAATTGTGTTTCTAAAAGTTTATCAAATAAATGTGTAAAACGCAAGCGCAGTCTTGAAACAAATTTTGAAAACTTGATTTCATCTCTAGAGATTTCACTTGCACGACCTAAAGAGAAACCTTGATCCGATTCTAATCTTGAAATTGGTACGTTCAATGATTTATAAAGTTTCTTTTGAAAGTATAGAACGTCTTCAATCTCACCTAGATTTTGACCAGCAGGAAGCGTTGTAATTTCTGTACCTTTACCACCTTCTCTACGTGGCAACCAGAAATCTTCAAGCATTGTTTGAAATCTTCTATCATCACGAATTTCACCAGTTTGTGCATCATAGACAAGTTTGTTCTTGTATTTTTGCATAATCTCACGGAGATATTGCTCTGCTTTTATTTTAGGTAAATTACCGACATCGATATAAAAAATTCTTCGTTCAGGTGCTCTTGAGATTCTGTAAATGACTGTAGCATCTTCAAGCATTCTTAACTGATTCAGTGGCTTGATTGCCTTATGTAGATGTGATATAACAACTTTACCATCTTTATCAAACTGACCGCAATGAACATAGCAAATGGAATCTGCTGCTATCTTAAGACCTTGTGCACCATCTTTTGCAAAACCTTTGTCTGAAAAAATATAATACTCATTTGGTTTAGTATAAATTTGTGCAATACCAGTTGTATCTTTCTTCTTTACTGACTCACGGACTTTGCGAATCTTTCTTGGATCAATGTAACGAATCTCACGAAGACCTGAGCGTGGAGATTTTTCATCAATAATCATGTGATAGTATAATCGTCCATCAATGTACCAGCGTCGAAAAATGTCATAGCCCATATTATTGAAATCAAGAAGTTTCATAATGTGTGTATATTCATCACGAATTTTCTTTTTGATTGATTCTGGCTGTTTAAGTTCGTCCAGTACAATTTCAACAGGATACTTATGTTCTTCGTATACAATCGCTTCGTTAACTATATCATCAATCGCTAAATCACACTCTGGCTGCATAGCCATTTCACGATACTTATTGATGAGTTCAGAGTCGGAACGTATTTGACCTTCTAAGTCAACATATGTACCATAGATTCCGCCTGCTGATATTGCAACAGCACCATCATCTTCCGCTTTAGGCACAAATGATTGTACTTGTGATTGTTCTGGCTCATCTTTTCCAATTTTAAAACCAAATAAACGAATTGCCATTTAAGTCTCTCTTTAAAATGAAAAGGGGCGTAATAGCCCCTCTTGTGAATAACTATTACGCAACTATTTATTCGTTGCGAAAAGTTTCTTATAACATCATACCGATGCCGCTGAATTTACTTCAGTTTCATCTGAAATTGAACCATTACTTACAGCCGTCAATGAATGATACTGGAATGTAACTGTAAATTCAGAAATTGTATCAGATGAATCATAAGATAAATCAATAGCGCCAATATCCGTAGGAAAACATTCAAATAATTGATATGATCTGGAAACTGTATTATCTTGTTTTAAATGATCAACTCTTAAATCAACCATATAATCAAAACCAGATGATCCTGTTGGTCTAATTGCTTCATTATCATAGTTATTTAATTTGATGTAGCTTACCCATTGATTGAATAATCCTCTAAGTGTATGAGCATCGTCAGAAATAAATGTTGCTGTCCAGTCTGCAAACGTTCTATCTCCAGGAACTTTAATTCTTCTACCACCACGATAAGGAACTTCAATAACACCTAATGTGAATGCTGGTATCGCTGCTGATTTACATAGATATTTTGCTCTATTGGCCGCTGATATAATATTTACACCAACACTTGAAGGCCATAAAAAAGTAATTTCAAATAGATTTGGTCTAGCACCAATTCCTAACTGTTCTTTTAAATTTGAAATCGTCGATAGTGCCATTTTATTTTCCTTTTATTATAAATTTATATTAGCTTCATCGCCTACGAGATAATAATCGTAAGACCAAGTAACTGTAAATTCTTCGACGGTATCTGTTGTATCAAAAGACAGATCAATAGATGATATATCGCTGGGCCAACAATTAATTAATTTATACTCAGCATTTGGCCCAACAGAATTACCATCGGCATCTAATTGAAATATTTCAACGGTGCCTGAAACGAGAGTTCCTGTTCCAACTGTTCTATTGCCCACAGAAGGTAAATTGTAATTAGTTTTGGATATTGTTGATTGCCATTCCTCAAATCTTGATCGAATGTAAAAATTTTCGTCATTGAGTACCGTTGTTGTCCACTCAGCAAACTGTCTATCACCACCCATTTTTAATCTTCTACCACCTACCGTTGCAACTTCAATTAATCCAACGGTTGCTGATGGTAGAGATGCTGAACGGCAAACATATTCAAATCCAGTAAAAGTGAACGCTGCTGGTGGATTAACTTTGACAAGAAACAGGTTCGGACGTGAACCTGCTCCTAATGCCTCCCTAAACGCTTGAATTGTAAATGCCATATTGTTTCTCCTTTACTCTATTTCTATTTAAGCGCCAATTTCAGCGAAAGCGGCTGCACCTCTAACAGAAACAAAGTTCAATTGAATGAAGTTGACTGATCCAATTGGTTGTACAAAGATATCAGCAACAAATCCATTTGAATTTACAATGTCTTCAGTGTTATTTGTTTCATTACATATAACTCTGAAATCAACAATACCACGTCTTGCTTGAACACTTCTTAGATATGGTGTTACAAGATTAACAAACGTTGATCTTGTTGTTGCATCATTTTGATCGAATAGAATACTTTCAGCAGTAGCAGTAATTGTTTTCTGAAGTTCAATAAACAATTTACGAACGTTAATTCGATTGAGTGATTGATTCTTTGTAATAAATGTTTTGTCACCATATAAAACTGTGCCACGACCAACTTTATTGAGTACAGCATTTACTGAGATTTTATATAGCGCATCTCTATCTGTTGGGCTTGGATTGTAAGCAAGTTTTACAACATTTGAAATAACGCCATTTGTTGTTCCTGCTGGTGAAAGCCAAGGATCTCTTGTACCATCGTTACGTGCAATAACTCCAGCAATATCTGGATTTAATGGAACATAAACGTATGTATCGTTATATCTATCGTATTGATATTTCCAGCCTGTATCAGCAAAGCCGTATGTAGAACGTGTGATTCCACCAAACCATGTTTCAAGATTTGCAAGTGGACTTGGCACGTTTACAACATATGATTTTGGTGGTGAGAACGTAACGATAGCATCTTTTCTGATTTCAGCAATGTCTGAAATTAAAGAATTAATAACGGTATTTGATGACTGACCAGCAATTATAACGCTAACTTCAACAGATTCTTTACTTTCGAATTTATCGTAGCCTGAAAGTCTTTCTGTGTCGCCAATGTCTGTGCCATCTGCACCGCCACTTAAACTAAAATTGATTGTATTTGAATTTCTACCAAATGCACCTGCATTGATAAGTGAAGTGCCCCATGCAGTAGCAGAATCAGGATTTGTATTTGTTGAATCATGCCCTACCCAGTAAATATACTGTGAACGTGCGTTAATTACATCTTTATAATAATTTGTACCGCCGTCTGGTGAACGTGCATCAACACCTTTTGAAAGACCTTCGTATTTTTCTAAAACAAGACCAATTGTTCCTGTGATTGCAGCATCTTCATCAACAACTGCTACGTGAAGTTCATCATACAATGCATTTGCTGAGGCTGCACTAGCTGAAGTACCTGGTGCTGCTGCGAATTCATCGTAATATTCCCAACGACGTTTTCCTGTTACGCCTGTTAATGTCACAGGATACGCTGAAGTGAGCGTGAAATGTGTAGTATTAGTAATCGAAGCAACTTTAATTGAACGACCTTCACATACGAAATAGTCTCCAACTCTCATTTCAGTGTTTGCTGCTGAACTTGTTCCTACAACTAAAGTGGATGCTGCTGTAGTGGCATAAGTTCCAGAAAGGTCGCTTTGCCAAGCATTTGCTGATGAACATACGGAAACTTTAAGTGAATTGCCTAATGCGCCTGGATACTTAGCAATCCATAATCCATTATTAAATGATGTCGTATTATTATAATCGTCAATATTTTCAACAAGCGTGGCTGAGCCAGTAGACACTGCATTAAATGCTGTAGTGGTATTCGCTGCTCTAACTACATAGAGATTTCCAGTATAATTTAGAAAGTTACCGGCACAAAGAAAATCAACGATACAGTTTGAATTTGGCTTACCAAATTTTGTTGCCAATTCATTTTCACTTGTAATTTGAGTGACTTCGTTCACTGGACCCCAACGGAATTGTCCCGTAAAGGCACCAGCAACAGTACCAGTAGATGGCGCTACGGAAGTAAAGTCTCTTTCAGTAACCTTTACTCCAGGTGAAACTAGACTGATTGCCATTTATATTCTCCTTGTTATAATGATATTCAATCTTGCGATTTGTTTATTTTATTTATAAAAAACGCAATTTTATAATCTGAAGAAGTCTTTTTCTCGCCTTTCCAAGTCTCTATCTATTTCCCAAAGTTGACCGGAACCATCAACAATTCTATCTTCATCGTGGCCATCATTAATAATTCCAAATGGAGTGACTTCATCCTCGATTGCTTTCATTCTTTGTTCGTACAATTCTTTTCTTATATTGGTATTTGTTAGTTCTTTAAAATATGGATTGGTTGTAAGCCAAGAAAAGAGCACCAGTGGCATGACTAAATCATCATGATAGCCTTCGTCTGCACTGTAACTATTTTTTCGTTCAATAAATGTTGAAATTTCCGCAATGGTATCCGCATCTTGAATCAGCATTTTCTTGCCTTCAACAAGCGATTTAAAATTCATACAGCCAATCCGTTTGACTTTTTTATCTGTATTCACGCCCAATTGTGTCTTACCACCACCAAATCCACCCGAAACAACTTGACCCTGTGGTGTTCGATTGACGAATATAATGTTCTCATATTCATATTCACTATGTAGAATTTCTGCTACTTGCTCTGAAGTGTTGGTTTCAATGAGTACCCAAGCACTGTTATATTCTTTAGCAACTTTATAAATCATAGAAGGGTATAATAGTGGACTGATTGTATTGTCTCTGAATTTACCAACTTGACGATAAGGCATTTCAGTTACATCAAGCACTGTAAATGCTGAATAGTCTCCACCGACACCTTTTGCAACATCGGCAACCAACACATAAGAATGATCACGTTCTACTTTATCATAAACATCTAAACCATCTTTACTGTAAATTGGACTACCTGCTGACATCTGTGCTATAGAATCTGCATCAATTAATGTCAGACTTGATCCTAAGAATGCACAAAGAATCTCTTGGTTAAACTTAAGATTACCCAACTGTCTACGCTGTTCTTCAGCCCATTTCTCATCACGCCCAGGTATCTTCCAGTATGGTATAAACAATGGTACAAAATCGTTTCTCTTCTTTTCAGCATCGTTCCAGAATTTCCAGAAGTGGTTGTATCCAAGAGGTGTAGAAGATAGTAGAATTTTGGTTGTAGAACCAGCAGAAATGGTTGGTGAAACTGCTGTAAAGAATTCTTCTGCTATATTATTTGGTATAATTGCTGTTTCGTCAACATACAATAAATTAACAGACTTACCACGAATACCCTGGCGACTTGTTGCTGCTGTGAAAACAATCGATCCATTTTCAAGTGCAATGTCACCTTTGTTCCATGTCTTGACGCCTTGCTGCAACCATTGCGGAAGGTGTTCGTACATAAGTTGATAACGTGATAAAACTTCTCTTGCTGCTGTTGCTTTGTTTGCAAGGATTGCTACAGTTTTGCTGCCCTGAAAAAGTGTGTACCAAAGAATATATGCAGCCGAAGTTGTAGTCTTTCCTTGCTGCCGTGGCTCCATCAGAATGACTTTCCGGTTGTTATGGATTATATCCAGTTTTTCTTTCTGACAATCGTAAAGATTGAACGGCTGCAAACCATAATCTAATGTTACAATTTTACAATATTTTTCAATAAAGTAAATGTAATCCTCTGAACACTTAATATATTCTTCGATGTTCTCTTTTGTAAACGGTACTGAAACACCCGCTGCTTTGAGGAGCGGATTTCCTAAATAAATTTTCTTAGCCATTACCTTTGAGCAATTTCTGTAACTCTGCTGTACTACCTACAAATAAAGCGTTGGTTACATGACTTGGTTGCTTGTCTTCTTCTTTGTGTTTGATTTCTTTGACTTTCTTAGAAAGTTCTAATAAATCTTTATTTGTTTCTGCTAATGTTTTGATAAGTTGACCGACAACTTCAAATGCTCTTGGAGATTCTACGTCTTTGGCCAAATAAAGAGCATCTTCCATAGCCTCTTTACCACGTTCAATAAAATGGCGAAGATTGTCCCGAGCATATTCAAAATCATCGTCAATAGAATCATTCTGTTTTTCCATAATAGATGCGACAGGATATTCTTTAGGGCTATTTTCAATATAAGGTATATCCAATGCATCGCTTAATTTTTTGTCTACGGGAGTTTTCATGGTGTTGTCAATGTTGTTGAAAATCCAAAATCGGAGTTTGAAACTATGGATGTTGTACTTACGAGTGCTGGTTCTGTTACGCTTTTTGAATCATTCTTAATGTTAATTGTAGCATTACCGATATATCTATTTGTTGTAACTGGTCCAAATAAGTATCCTTTTACGACAAATGATAAGTCCCAACTAATGATTCTGCGAGAATCAAAATCTCCTTCGTATGTATCTTCGGAAGAAATTGATAAAAGTTCTATAGGAATGTCCATATTCAGCGACAGACTTGGCAAAACTTTCATCGTAACAGTGAAATCTGGTGCAAAAAATGGTATAATTTTTTCTATAATTTGCGTTCCGTCTTCAGCATTTCTTACCAACGCACTCAGTGTAAAATTCATATCGTAAGGAACTGGAGAATATACGCTTGTAAAGTTTATTGCATCAGGATTTAAATTCTTTTTTATCTTAAATCCGGTGTTTAATTTTCTTGCTGGAGCATAAGTTATACCGTTCATTTCAAATCCTAATCGTGGAAGTTGTGTGCTAAATTGTTCTCTTCCGATTTGAGGATCAGTTGTAACTCTACGAATAAATTTTTGTTTTGGTCCATATTCTATAGGAACATTCACGTTTTGTATGACGCTCCCATTTGAATCATATCGCTCAACTTGAATTTCATTGAAGATATTTCCAAACATTATAATATATCGACGTAGCGTGCCGTGATAGAAATCATGACCGAATATCATTTACCACTCCTTAGTTGAAGCAAATGGATTCGCTTCGCTAAAATCTAAAATGTCATCATCATTAATTTGTGATGTAATGAAATCATTATCTGCTGTATTTGCTCTATTTTCAAAGAAATATCCTTCTAGTAGAATACTACTTAAATCTTGATGGACTAATTTATATCCATCTTCCATTAACAATTCATCAAGGACATTTGTAGCGAGACTGTAGGAGTCTTCGATTTCGTCAATGTCTGAAACGTCAGTATCAATAACTTCTGCTGAGTAATCAAATCTATCACATCGTAATTCGTATGTATATGTTTTACCTAATTGAAAAAAGTATTCATTATCTTCACAAAATTTAATTTCATACATTGATTTTACCAAAGGCAACCAAATTAAGTCACCCTCTCTTGGTCTGTAGATACCTGAATAATCGTAATCTGAGTTTTTTCTGCCATCTATCTGTGATAGTTCTTCATCTTGAAACAGCAATTCATTACCATCTTCAAGCAAAAGATTGTAATTATATTCCGTCATGAGGCATGGTTTCATTGCCTGTTGAAATCTTTTTTGCGGCAATGAAAATGTAATTTGTTCATCGACTTGCAAACCAAACTTTGATATGAAATCCAATTGACCTTGAAAGCCGTCAAATGTTTTAATATACATTTCAAGTTCTATAGCATCATCAAAATACATTGAACCATCTTCGCCATAAAGTTTGTCAAGATTGACATGTGTTCTTGGTAAATAATAAGCTGGTACACCATAAATCTTTATAGCTTCAATAATCAAATCTTCATAAACATTTTGTTCAGTGGATGTTGAATATTGATTGAAGTGCCTATTTCGTGCCATGATTATCCAATCATATCAGATACAGGTAATGAATATGAAGATATCATCTCAGCTTCTAATGCTGTTATTTCATCTGTTGCTTCATCCCAAATTTTTTGACCGTTGAATGTCAGACCACCCGGCATTTGGAGACCTTCAAACTTTTTTAAATTTTCGCCCCACTGTTTTTTAATTTGTGCTGTTGCATATCGTTGAAGCCATCTGTCACCCCATACATCTGAGTATGTATCAGGATCCACTTTCTGGTATGCTTCAATAATAATATATTCGCCAGTCACAACTTTTGCTGACCAATCCATATCGATATAAAGTCTGTTTACATGGCGATTATATCTGAGACTTTGGCGCCCAACAAAAAGTTCTTCAGCAAGCGCAACATTCTGAAGTGCCATGTAGTATGGTGCGAAAGGTCCATAATTGAATGCAAACAGATCGTTCAGTGCGATTTGATATCGAATGTTGAACAGATTGTTTGAAGAATAAGAGTCACCAATATCAAATATATTAATGATACCAATGACTGCTTCTGGAATGGTTATGTATTTGTTTGTCTTGTCTTCAGCAGTGACTGGATGTGCTAAATAAACTTTCTGTGTACCATCAAAATGATAATCGTGATAATACGCTAATGCTTCGTCAATTCTATCTTCAACTTGTTCATCCGCTACATTAATTTCAAGTACAGGTTTCCCTAACTTACGTAAGCAATATTCTTTAAATTCATCTCTACTGGTAGGTTTAGCCATGGCATTTTCCTTTAATGCGACATGACTATTTATAATTTAACAGATTAGTGCTTTGCCATCAATCAATAGTAAATTGCCTTTGCATGCCAGATTCCATTTTTTTACACCATGCTCGTAAGTACATTCGTCATACACGGGCACGTTGATTTCTAAACTTTTAGCTAAGACTTCTTCGCCATTTTCAAAAATTCTCCAGAAAAAATCAGTGTCGCCGTGCTGTGTATTAAATCGAATATGGTATTGCTTCATTCAATTCCCATTTCTTTTCGAATTTTGGTTGCTGAAATAGCATGTATCGTATCATCGAAAACTTCTTGTTCAATCTTGTAGCCGACATCTCTACCGTATGTGATGTTTACAATGTTTGGAACAATCAAAATTTCATACTGACCTTGATAGAGTGGATCTAAGTCTCTTCGAATATAGTTTTTAACTTCTTCAATTGCAAATGGATTACTTCCATTCCAACCCTGACAATCACGAATCATGATACATACTTGACCAGTTTTTGCTAACGCTCTTTCAAATAACGCACGATGACCTTTGTGCCATGGTTGCCAACGACCTAACATCTGCACAGTTTCTTTGCGCCAATCAAAAGTTGGTCTTCTTTTACGACTTAAAATTGCTTCACCTACATACTGCACCCACTTTTCAGCATTCTTTTCGTTGATTCTAAAATCATAGATTTCTGGTGGCACAAATGCTTTGTTCGTATCTTCATAACGACCAGCATCAATCGTATCCATCCAGATTGTCCAGTCTGCTTTAAAGTTGTGACGCATTTCAGCAAGTGGTGCTACAAAATCACAAATGACATATTCGCCAGTGCATCGCATTGCAAATTCTGCCATCCTCAACGACTGCCGAATGCGACCTTCTTTTGAAAAGTCCCAATCATTGAATCGCTTTCGAATGTCATCAGCATTGAACCAATCAACTCGTGCGTTCATTCGAGGATATGGAGCGTCACTAAGTGTGTTTAAAGGACGCTCTCCGTGAATCTCAAGATAAGTCTTTAATCGTTCTGCAAAATATGTTTTACCTGAGCCAGGCAAACCCATAATCAATATTTTTTCCATTATATAAAACTCCAAAATTATTGAGCGATTGCTGCACTTCCCTGAGTGATTGCGTTATGCAAATCAGAAATGTCTTCGCCAGATCCGGACACATCTGGATTTCCAACTACTAGTTTAAGATGCTCAACATTTCGATCAATGTTTCCACGAAGTTCGTCAGAAAGTGTTGCGCCTGCTGCAATCTTTGCTAAAGAATCTTCAATGACCCAAACGCTATCTCTTGCTGCTCGAATTGTATATAGAACTTCTGGTGTTGCTGGCATATTAGCCTCCTATGAGTTTAGTATCTTCGGTTTCTGTTGGTGCATCCGATTCGGATGTTGGTTCTTCAAAATTTGCGTCAATCTCTTGTAGATTTCTCCAAAATGCTGTATTTTCACATCGCTTTAAAATTTCTTCTGAAAGAACTTCTTTAGGATCGACTGACGCTCTATTTATTGTACTACGAACTTCATGCATGTCTGCAAGCCCATAAACTTCAGCATCTTTTTCTTTATGTATGTTTTCAATTTTGCTAAAGTCATGTGCGAAATATTCTTCACCAAGAAATTCATAAATCTTTCGCATTGTATCATCTGGATTCTCAAGCAAATCGTTATATTCAATGAAGTGAAGATTTTTCTGTCTACCTTCCATTAGTGCTTGTTGAATGCCAAAATAGCTTTGGCCAAGAATTCCATTTGGACTAGCTAAGAACGTACATCGATTATCATCGTTTAAAGGCGTGTTTGTTTTGATAAGCATTTCATCAATGAAATTAATCTTACCTTCACCGCCGTATGGATTTCTGCGTTGCATTGTAATAAATGATGTAAGAATTTCTTCAATGTCACGAACTGGGCATAAAACTTTTGGTTCAATTCCAAAATATCCAGGAATGTAATGTAGTCGATTCACCCATGACCGATTCTTGTCAATGATGACAGGCTTATCTACGTCAGAATAATAATTATCCATGACACTAGAAATAATTTTTGCAGCTTGTGGTAACTTAGGAAAAGCCATAAAAAGTTCATCGTTTGAAAAAGAATTTTCAAGCGTGAGCATTGTAGGTACCACAGGAGAACTTGGACCAGAATAGACTCTTGGATTTTGATTTAGAATCGATGATAGAAGTGTACTTCCTGATCTTGGAAGCCCAGACATAAAGTAGTATGTCTTCATTGACGCTCTCATCATTTCTTCTCTTATAATTTCTTTAATCATTTCTTTCATTGTTCATCACCTCATTGTTGATTGTTTACAGATTCTATAATTTTATTTATATCAAATAATTTAACGTCATCTGTATAAGGATATTCAATTTCATTTCCGTTGAAGTCAAAGTCAAATAAGTAACTGCCAGGAAGTTTGAAGTTATATGGCACATCGGTACAAATATTATCATGCATATCATAACCAAAAACTTTAGGGCTTGTACCATTCCATAAAACAGTGGATTTCTTTCTAAGTGCTGCTGCTGCATGTTGCAACGAAGAGTCTATAAGAATTCTCTTTTTGCTATGTAAAAGAATACTAAAAAATTCCATTAGACTGAGTGCTTGTTGCTGCGTAGCAAAAACATGTTCAGCGCCTTCAAGTTTTGGTGAGTTCATCTTGGTAACTTGGTAAATATGATAGTCTTTTTTGTAATAGTCTATCAATTCTTGTGCTAATTCTGGCGGCATGTCTCTTGTCCATGAATAAGGCTTAGCATCTGTTGTCATTGGACCGCCACTTGTATGTATAACCATGATAGGCTTTTTTCTCAACCAAAATTTTCTTGAAAGATCCCATTGAAGTTTATTAAACTTTACCTCTGGGCGCTCATTGTCGAATTTTAATTGATGCATTTCGCACCAATTTTCAATCAGTCGTTTCCGTTTATGTATATGATTTGTCGTATAGTATGGTTCGTGATGAAAAATCAGAGAATCTTTATCTTGAATGTATTCTTGGTAGAAATATTGTGTGCCACCTAACAGAAAAACTCTGTCAACAAAAGAAAGATTAATAAAAATATCAGGATATGCACATACGACAATGAGTTTTCTGTCAGGAAAATTGTTTTTAATTGCTTTTGCAACAGCGGTTGCTGCTACGTGTTTTCCAATACCGCCTTGAAGATGAAAAATACTATATTTCTTCATATTATAACCTTTCTTTTGTTGCTTTCACGATGTCCCACGTTCTCGCATTTTTGATATGATGAAAATGATATGCATTACTTGCGTCTAAAGCTAGTCTTTTAGTTATGTCATAATTTTTATGCTCTGAAACAAGCGTTTTTGATATCTCACCTTTGATCCTATTCGTCTTGAATATGTATATATGTTCGTTGTTCTGCGTCAGATATTCATCACCGAACCAGATTTGATATAGTCTTGGTATCACCTTATACGAAGTTCGCTTTATAAACATACATACACCAAATGCATATCCTTGACCACCTATAGGTTGAGTTTTATCATGTTTGAGTTTGAACAATTCATCTTCACCTTCATGAACACCAACTGTATAATTATCTGGTGTGTTTTTTAAATGAACGCCTACAACATCAATCTCTTTAAAATCTACTGCTGAGAAATCACGAAATACACTCGATTCAACTTCTATGTCATCATTGATAATGGAAAGAACATTCGCTTTTGATCTATAGTAACCTTCATTCCACGAAGGATTTACGTAGTTGTTTTTACCATAACAAATGATATGCAACTTAGATGAATTCAATTCGTCAACTCTTTTTGGTCGATTTGCTTTGTCATTGTCAATCAAAAAGATATTTCCAATATACTCGCATTCAATGTAGGTGTCAAGTGCGGATAGAAAATTTTTAGACTTCCACATTGTAGGAATTACAACGTCAATTGTATTCATAAATCTTCTATGTTATAATTTTTCATTGTCGATTCAAAATTACCTTTATACATCTTATTGCCTAAATGGTAAACTGTATGATTCGGTTTGATCCAGATTTTGTAACCGAGTTCTCGAATCTTATTTGAAAGTGTAATATCTTCACCAACAAAAGCTCCGTTTATGTATGTAAATTCACATATGTTTTTTAATTTCTTACTACGAAAATCTAATTCAACATTAGAGATCCATAAATCTTTAATGACTTTTTTGGAAAGTTTTAGAAAGCCTGTTCCTACACGAGATGCTGTCAGATAACCATCTTTCGGATCTCTCTTGACCACACTGTTAAAATAAACGTTATACTGTATATTTGTATCACCTTTATTTACAACTGGTATAGCGATGACATCTTTTGGTGAAGAAAGAATTTCAATCAATGCTTTCTCATCCCACATTTCATCATCGTCAATGAATACCATTGCATCATAATTTTCTTTGTATGCTAAATTAAAGAGTTCATTTCTGGCCATTGGAAGAATACTTTCATTGGCCAGAAACACTACATTGATTGACAAATCGTGTTTCAATCCTAACTTAATAGATTCACATAAACTATGAACGAAATATGCGTCTACTTTTTGATCTAAACATGGTGTAGCAATTAATATACGTTTCATAACATACCTTTTCTTTCATCATTGTTCACACAGCCATTGTATATATTGTCACATAAAATGTCAAGTAACTCTTTTCTCTAGTGCTTCAAGTCTACTCTTAAGTGCATCTATTTCATTCGACATCTCATTAATTGTATTGACAAGAACTGGTATCAAATGATCATTTGTCATTTGAAGTTTTTCCGGCATCTCTTTACTTACGATGACAGGATTGTCACCTTCAGCCTCTAGAATGTTTTGTGCGCTGAAACCATATCGTTTTCTGGTATCCGTAATTTCACCAGTGTCTCGATTTTTAAATGAGAATTCAATTGGTGTAATCTTTCGAAGAAAATCTCTACCGTGTGGAACAGGTCCGAAGATTGTTTTGTCACGAACATCTGAAACAGTAGTCCAACCAATTTGAATTTGAGCGCAAGTATGTGCATTATTGCCCATGATGATGCGATTTGATTCAGTTGTGATATTAGCTAGACCAATTGTTCCAACAGCAGCATTGCATCCAAAGAAAAGATTGTTGCTGCCAGTGGTGTTACAGTAACCAGCACATTGACCAGCAAAGATGTTATTATTGCCAGTGGTGTTAGCAGCACCAGCAGCATTACCAATGAAATTATTGTTAGAGCCAGTGGTGTTATTTAAACCAGCACTTTGACCAAAGAAATTATTACTACAGCCAGTGGTATTGCCATAACCAGCACTTGAACCAATGAAATTATTAAAACCGCCAGTGGTATTGTAGCGACCAGCACTTGCACCAAAGAAATTATTACTAGTGCCAGTGGTGTTGTTTAGACCAGCACTTGCACCAAAGAAATTATTACTAGTGCCAGTGGTGTTACTGCAACCAGCATTCACACCAATGAAATTATTGTAACTGCCAGTGGTGTTCTTGTAACCAGCACGATTACCAATGAAATTGTTATGTCCGCCAGTTGTGTTATAGTAACCAGCACGATTACCAAAAAAATTATTTTGGCTGCCAGTGGTATTATAGTAGCCAGTTTGCCTACCAAAGAAATTATTATAATTGCCTGTGGTATTATAGAAACCTGCTAATGGACCAAAGAAATTGTTACAATTACCTGTTGTGTTACAGTAACCAGCACATGCACCAAAGAAATTATTAAAAAATCCAGTGGTATTATTGTTACCAGCCACGTAACCCATAAAATTATTATAAGCGCCTGTGGTGGTATTGCGACCAGCACATAAACCAGCGAAGAAGTTGTAACAGGCATCGTTACAGTAACCAGCTGCTAAACCAATAAAAATATTACCAATGCCTGTGACGTTAAAGCGACCTGCATCTTTTCCAAAGAAAGTATTATTGCTACCAGTTGTATTTTTACAACCAGCAAGATTACCAATGAAAGTGTTATAACTGCCATTAGTATTACAGAGACCAGCACATTGACCAATGAAAGTATTGCCACTGCCAGTGGTATTGCCATAACCAGATACAAGACCAAAGAAATTATTATGACATCCAGTGGTGTTGCTGGAACCAGCTTGATTACCAAAGAAATTATTACAACTGCCAGTGGTATTAGTTATGCCAGCAGCATTACCAAAGAAATTATTATGACAGCCACTGCTATTGCCGCGACCAGCATATCGACCAAAGAAATTATTAAAACAGCCAGTAGTATTGTAGCGACCAGCACAACAACCAATGAAATTATTATAACTGCCAGTGGTATTGTAGCGACCAGCACAAAAACCAATAAAATTATTACTAGTGCCAGTGGTGTTAGAGAAACCAGCACATTGACCAAAGAAATTATTATTACAGCCAGTGGTATTGGAGCGACCAGCACTTGGACCAAAGAAATTATTATTGCTGCCAGTGGTGTTACAGAAACCAGCCCATCTACCAAAGAAATTATTAAAACAGCCAGTGGTGTTATTGCGACCAGCACATAGACCAAAGAAATTATTATAGCTGCCTGTTGTGTTAACCAAACCAGCACTATTACCAATGAAATTATTATTGCTACCCGTCGTGTTACAGTAGCCAGCCGACTCACCAAAGAAATTATTATGACTGCCTGTTGTGTTAAAGCGTCCGGTATAATAACCAAAGAAATTATTATTGCTGCCTGTTGTGTTCAAACAACCAGCACTTCCACCAAAGAAATTATTCTTCCAGCCTGTTGTGTTACATAAACCAGCACAACGACCAAAGAAATTATTATAGCTGCCTGCTGTGTTAAAGTAACCAGCACTTAGACCAAAGAAATTATTACAGCCGCCTGTTGTGTTACAGAAACCAGCACTTTGACCAAAGAAATTATTATTACAGCCAGTGGTGTTACTGTAACCAGCAGCGCAACCAAAGAAATTATTGTGATTGCCAATTGTATTGGAAAAACCAGCACTTTGACCAAAAAAGTTATTCCAAGCACCACTGATATTACACATACCAGCACAAAGACCAGCAAAGAAGTTACAACCGCCAATGATATTGTAGCGACCAGCATTTAAACCGATAAAAGTATTATGACAGCCTGTTGTATTACAGAAACCTGCACATCGATTAATAAAGGTATTATATTTGCCATTGGTATTAAAACGACCAGCATCACGACCAAGGAAAATATTATCATTACCATCGATATTAGCGTAACCAGCACATTGACCAGCAAAGAAGTTATAACTGCCAGTGATGTTACAGTAACCAGCAGCGCAACCAAAGAAATTATTATTACATCCAGTGGTATTATTAATACCAGCAAAATGACCAAAGAAATTATTAAATCTAGCAGTGGTGGTAGAACGACCTGCTTGATTACCAATGAAAGTATTACCAAATCCAGTGGTATTAGCGTAACCAGCATAGTAACCAATGAAATTATTAGAACCACCAGTGGTGTTACAGTAACCAGCACATGTACCAGCAAAGAAGTTATGACAGCCAGTGGTATTACTGTAACCAGCAAGATAACCAAAGAAATTATTCATACTGCCAGTGGTGTTACTGTAACCAGCACATAAACCTGCGAAAAAGTTATGACTACCAGTGGTGTTACATAAACCAGCACATGCACCAATAAAAGTATTATGACTGCCAGTGGTGTTAAAGCGACCAGCGCATAAACCTGCGAAAAAGTTATAGCTACCGTAGTTATTGGCTAAACCAGCACTGTTACCGAAGAAATTATTGTGACTGCCAGCATTCAAATAACCAGCAAAATGACCAAAGCTATTATTATTACAACCAGTAATGCTAAGAAAACCAGCATAGCGACCAAGGTAATTATTATGACTGCCAGTGGTATTGGAGCGACCAGCTTGATTACCAAAAAAGTTATTATAACAACCAGTGGTGTTAAGACGACCAGCAGCTAGACCAAAGAAATTATTAAAACTGCCAGTGGTGTTATTGCAACCAGCACTTTGACCAAAGAAATTATTACCAGCGCCAGTGGTGTTACGAAAACCACTATTACATCCTAAAAAGTTATTAAAACTGCCAGTGGTGGTGGCAAAACCTGAAGAAAAACCTGCGAAGAAGTTATGACATCCAGTGGTGTTACAGAAACCAGCACATTGACCGAAGAAAATATTACCAGCGCCAGTGGTGTTATTGTAACCAGCATATTGACCAATGAAAATATTAAAACATCCTGTGGTGTTGTAGCGACCAGCACAGGAACCAGCAAAGAAGTTGTGACTACCAGTGCTATTGGCATAACCAGTATAACAACCAAAGAAATTATTATGAGATCCTGTGGTGTTATTGAGACCAGCAGCAAGACCTAAAAAATTATTCCAACTACCTGTAGTGTTATTTCTACCTGAATTATTACCAATGTAATTATTATTACAGCCTGTAGTATTGTTACGACCTGTATATTTTCCAATAAAATTATTGTTAGATGCTGTTTCATTATATAATCCAGCACCTTTACCAAAGAAATTATTGTAAGAACCTGTGCTATTATACTTACCAGCTTCATGACCAAAGAAATTGTTATAACATCCGCTACTATTACATCGTCCAGCATTTAAACCAAAAATATTATTAAAACATCCTGTAGTGTTAATACAACCAGCATTTTGACCTAAGAAAATGTTCCAACTACCAGCTAAGTTGCATCGGCCAGCAGATTCACCTAAAAAGATATTACTGACGCCAGTGGTGTTACAAAAACCAGCTCGTGATCCTGCAAAAAAGTTGCTGCTTCCTCCACCAAAATTACATGACATGCCACTTATTATATTGCAATTACCTTTAGTTACAAATGCACTTGTAGTTTTTTCTGTATACCATGCACCACCTGATGCAAAAATTCGTGTGCCTTGTTCTCTATACAATATAATAGATGCTCTACCGTCATCGATAGTTTCAGCACCTTGCGGATCAATAGTTAAATTAAACGCTACGTTATTGAAAATTTTAAATGACATTCCCTCGGAACTTGCTGCTGGAGGTAAATTGATCGTCCCCGCTGCTGTTCCGTTATAAACAATGATGTCATTATTATCTTCAGGAGATACCGTATATGCACTCGCAGTGATATTTTTGGTAAGTTCTCTATAAGGAACTTGACTGTTGAGTGCCGATATCTGATAAGGTCTTGCCATTTTTAGTAGTCTCCGCCTATTGCGTCTATTGCGATTGCGATATTTGTGCCGCCAGCAGCGACAGTAGTTCCCGCATAAATTCTATAAGTTGCAGGTAAATTCAATCCACCTAATGGAAGTAACAATGGGTATGTAGTCATTCCTGCTGTCGCTAAAGCTGCAACTGCTGTTGCAGGAATTGTAACTTCACCAAAAAATATATTGTTTCCTGCTGTCGTATTTGCTGATCCATTATTTATCCAAAATCTTACAACGGTTGCACTTGATGTTCCTGATGCTGTTGCTCCGTTAGTAGATGCTAATCGACAAGTGATTTGATCAACTCTCGAACCATTTGCACCAGCAGTATATATAAGTGCCATGGCCGTGCCTGTCGCTTGTGTACCGTCAAATGCTCCAGTGTTTGTCATTGCGGTTGATAGGCGAACATTTAAGGCACCTACGTTTGGCGTTTGTGCGAAGATTGGTGTTGCTGTTACTGGCATGATTAAAATCCTCCAAAATTAGTTGCTAAGTATAAATTGCTTCCCGGTGAAGATCCTGAAGATCCTATGGGAGATCCATTGACACACATACCTGTGCTGTCCACTCGAATTCGTTCTGTTGATCCTGCTGCAAGAATGATTGTACCCGACAAAGTTGATGTTCCTGATACACTACCTAAAATAATATTATTATTACCTGTTGTAATTGATGAACCTGCACTTTGACCTATAAAAATATTATTGTTTGCTGTAGTATTGCCAGTGCCCGCACCAGATCCAATAAAGGTGTTATAAGATCCAGATGTATTATTCCATCCAGCAATAGATCCCATAAAGATATTATTGTTTCCGATCGTATTTTGAATGCCAGCACTTGGCCCCATAAAAATATTGTTAACACCTACTGTATTTCTGAAACCTGTTAAATGACCAATAAAAGTGTTATAACTGCCAGTAGTATTGCAGCAACCTGCATTACGACCAAAGAAATTATTACTTGCACCTGAAACATTAAAGAAACCAGCACCACAACCAAAGAAATTATTATGACTGCCACTGGTGTTACAGTAACCAGCACACAAACCAGCAAAGAAGTTATAACTGCCAGTATTATTATTGTAACCAGCACTGTTACCAATGAAATTATTATGACAGCCAGTGGTATTGGAGCGACCAGCAGTTAGACCAAAGAAATTATTATGACATCCAGTGGTATTATTTTGACCAGCATACGAACCAAAGAAATTATTACAACTGCCAATGGTATTATTACGACCTACTAGATAACCAAAGAAATTATTATTAGAGCCGGTAGTACTAAAAAGACCAGCACAAAAACCAAAGAAATTATTACAAGTGCCAGTGGTGTTACTGTAACCAGCACATGCACCAATGAAATTATTATTACTGCCAGTGGTGTTACAGAAACCAGCACTTCGACCGAAGAAATTATTATAACTGCCAGTGGTGTTAGAGAAACCAGCACAGAAACCAAAGAAATTATTCTGACCGCCAGTGGTGTTAGAGCAACCAGCATTTCTACCAAAGAAATTATTAGAACTGCCAGTGGTGTTAAAGATACCGGCACGATTACCAAAGAAATTATTCTGACCGCCAGTGGTGTTATATGAACCAGCAAAAACACCAAAGAAATTATTATAACTGCCAGTGGTGTTAGAGAAACCAGCACGATTACCAATGAAATTGTTATAAGCGCCAGTGGTGTTACAGCGACCAGCTAATTGACCAAAGAAATTATTAGAACTGCCAGTGGTGTTACTGCAACCAGCAAGATTACCAATGAAAACATTATGGCAGCCAGTGGTATTACAGTAACCAGCACAATTACCAGCAAAGAAGTTAAAACAGCCAATGGTATTATAGCGACCAGCACTTGAACCAAAGAAATTATTGTGACTGCCAGTGGTGTTACAGTAACCGGCACTTGCACCGGCAAAGAAGTTATTTGTTCCTGTTGATGCTTGTGCTGGTGCTCCATAACCAGCATTTTCACCTAAAAATATGTTATTACTACCAACGTGTCTGGTTCCAGCAGCCTGTCCTATGACAACATTACATGTTGGACCACCAAGGGCAAAACTGCCTGCTGCATGACCTATATAAACATTTCCCACTCCTGTAGTCATACATTGACCTACAAGAGTGCCCATTAGAACATTATTACTGCATGTGTTTTTTCGACCTGCGTTCCAACCTAAATATACGTTATAAAACGCTTCAGCATTACAATGTCCTGCATAAGCGCCTAAAAATGTGTTCCCGGAACCACAAGTATTGTATCTACCTGTATTAGTTCCAATAAAAGTATTTAATTTTCCGTATATGCCGTCTGGTTGAATTGTTCTTTCACCAGAAAATCTACCTATAAAAATACTATCTGCGCCAGTAGTATTACAATAACCAGCACATTGACCAGCAAAGAAGTTATAACTGCCAGTAGTGTTATTTTGACCGGCACTGTTACCAAAGAAATTATTACCTGCGCCAGTGGTATTGAAGCGACCAGCATACATACCAAAGAAATTATTATAACTTCCAGTGGTATTGCAATAACCAGTGCTTTGACCAATGAAATTATTATGCTTTCCAGTGGTATTGAAGGTACCAGCACATGCACCAAAGAAATTATTGTAGGAACCTCCGTTAATTCTATATCCTGCAAATGCGCCAAATAAATTATTATGACTGCCGATGTTTAATTGAGTCGAATTGAGACCATAACCAGCACTACAACCAAAGAAATTATTATTAGATCCTATTGAATTACAAAATCCAGCAAAAGATCCTATGTAATTATTATTGGTACCTGATGTATTAAATCTACCAGCACATTGACCAGCAAAGAAATTGCGTTCACCGTGACCTAAACCTAAACATCCTCTTGAATTACAGAAGCCCGCTTCAAGACCAATAAAAGTATTATGACAACCTGTTGTGTTTTTGAAACCAGCACAACGACCAGCAAAGAAGTTATGACTGCCAGTAGTGTTATATGCACCAGCTTGAAAACCAAAAAAGCTGTTATGTGCTCCAGTTGTATTACAAAAACCGGTTCCACATCCTATGAAAATATTACAACCGCCAGTTGTATTATAATTACCAGCACTTGATCCAGCAAAGAAGTTAAAACTTCCAGTAGTGTTACATGCACCAGCTGCTGATCCTAAAAAAGTGTTATCTGATCCAGATGTGTTTTTATATCCTGCACTGTCACCTACAAAAATATTTCTTACACCAACTGTATTACAATAACCTGCGTTACATCCTAAAAAAGTATTCCAGCGACCTGATGTATTGCTAAAAGCAGTACCACAACCAATGAAAATATTATGATTACCAGTGGTGTTACAGATACCAGCACATTGACCCGCAAAGAAGTTATCCGTTCCAGTGCCGCCAGTTCCGCTCAAACAGCTTGTAATATTTCTTGTACCACATACGGAAAATATGGAAGCTGGTATACTGATTCCTGTTAATGATCCACCATCACCAAAAAATTTTGTAGCGGTTATGTTATTAGCAGTAAAAGAACCTGAAGCATCTCTAGCAACAATTGTTGAAGCACCATTTGCTGACGCTGCTGTTGTTCTTGCGTTATCTAATGTTCCAGTTGCTACGTTAGATGCGTTTAAAAATGTGAGCCCAGAACCATTACCAGAAATAGATGTTGATGTTATAGCGTTAGCAGTAAAAGAGCCTGAAGCATCTCTAGCAACGATTGTTGAAGCACCGTTAGCGGATGCTGCTGTTGTTCTTGCGTTATCTAATGTTCCAGTTGCTACGTTAGATGCGTTTAGATTTGTTAAAGTATTTCCACTTCCAACAAAATGAAGTGCAGATACGTTTCCTGATACAGATAGACTATCGCCAACTGTGTTTAGTGTAGCATCTCCAAGATATAATGTGGATCCAGAAAGATACAAGTCTTTAAATCTGGATGAACTACTTCCTAAATCATACGTGACATCTACTGAAGGTATTACATTTCCTGATACAGTAAGATTTCCAAGAGATACGTTCGCAATTCTATACTGTGCATTTGATGTATCAATGTTTGTGTTTGTTCCAGGCTCAATAGGATAATTTTCAAAGAATTTCCATACGCCATCTGTAGCATCTCTGAACAAACCTGTGTGTACGTTAGCACTATCCGAAAGTCTTTGATAATGTCCAATAAAACCAATATCAACTGCATCGGTTACATTATTTTTTGCTAACTGAATAATATTATCTTCAACGATCAGATTGTTTGCTGTAACGGAAACTACATTACCTGTGAATGATACGTTTCCTGTTACAACAAGGTCCTGAAAAGTAACTGATGATGCTGTTCCTAAATCTTGGCCAATCGACGCTACATAGGAGCCACCATCTGTTGTTACAATTTGAAAGTTTGCATTACTGCTATGATAATTATACGCTGATACTGACGCAACGTCTACGTTTGCTGCTGACGTTACACGACCCTGAGCATCAATAATAAGTTGAGGTATTTTTGTTGTTGATCCGTATGTTCCTGATGTTACCGTTGTATTATCTAAATTAATGATTAAATTATTAGAACTTGTAGCTATGCTTGTTGAAATTCCATTCGTGCCACCAATTGTAAAAACTTCTGATGAAATTGCTACATTATCTGTGCCAGTATTCGCTGAAACTTGAAGTATGCCTGCATTGCCAAGAATACTATTTGCCGTAACAACGTCTACAACAAGCGTTCCTGTACCATCACTGAGTTTGTTAACTTCAGAAATGATATCATTGGTGCGAATTCTAAATTCATTGAATGTATTTGAAGTGACTACATTTGCAATTGCCATTATTCTTTACTCTTTGTTATTGTTAGCAACAATTCCTTTATTTCTTGCAACTCAGATTTTAATTGTACAACTTCATTTCGAACTAACTCAATTTCGTTTCCTTGTTGAGAATTTCTTCTTCGTTGAATTCTGTATTTTAATAACGAATCATAGTCATTATTTAATAATGCTTTGGAATTTACATCACGTTCACCAAGACCAGAAACAACTTCTTTCATTTTTAATTTATCATGTTCATATCTCATGCTAATGCTATCGCCCTTAGATTTCGAATTCTTGGTGCATATGCTTTGTTATTCGATAAGAATACAACTTTTACAGCATAATATTTAAAGCCCTCAAACACTCTACCATCAGGTGTCTCGTACTGAACTTCATTATTCAAAACTTTAAAAATATCTTGTGTATTTGCTGTTGTTGTAAATGCACTCTCGACTGTCATGTATGTATTATTTACTACATTCGTCACGACTCGTTGAACTCTAGCTGTGCCAACTGCAACCGTATCTCCGATTCTTATATCTTCAGTGAATCGTGTAGAGGTGCCTTCTACAATATTGTTTGAAGTTGAAATCAAAACTGAACCATTGAGCAATCTACTTCCACCAATTTTTATTGTGGTCGGCACAACATATCTTTCTTCACTATATAGTGCTTCATTTTGCGATGTTGTTTTTGTTGTAACTAAATCCATTTCTTGATAAAGTTTACTATCGAAAGAGTCAGCGTCGTTTTCATTCAAAATTTTGTAATAAACTTTAATGTCTGTTCCTGATGGTCGATTTACATCAACATAAACAACCAAATCAGTGGCTTCAAATCCGTCATTTAGTGCAACTCTACGTGATATGTATCTTGAATCTGAAATGTATGGTCCTTCTGGATTCTCTTCGTTTTCAATTGATATAGTTTGACTTGCTGCATTATTTTCATTGAACGTTCCAACAATTGTCATGTGTGTAGCATTCACGACATCACCTGCAATTCGATAATTGTCACCAAATTTTACATATTGTCCACCTTGTATTTCGCCGATAAAGTTTGTACCTGTTCCTATTACTGTATTACTTCCAGACGTATATGTTACTGTACCAGAAATGCTTGTGTTTGAAGTTAGATTATTTATTTCAAAATCTTCATAAATTGCATTACCTCTTGTCAGATCAATATACGGTGAAATATATCGACTTCTTGTTGACATTGTAGCCTTCAGAGACAATGATTTAATTGAATATGTTGTTTCATTTATTGTATTTGAAACTTGCTTTTGTGCAGGCAATTTAATGCGCTCAAGATTTTTAATTGGTATATAATTATCTAAAGTAAACGACGGTGTAGCAGTTCTAATTTCATAATTGATAGATGTTTGTGAAGGCACCAAGTCTTCCATATTAGTCTGTACTGTGCTATATGTAAAGTTTGTACCAACTCCTATATTTTCAAAAGTTGCTAAAGCAGATGTTGTTGTAGAAAATACAGCAATCTTCATATTGAATTTAATATCGAGATTCTGTCTTGGTGTCCATGTAGAATCATTTGAACTTGTAAATAATACACCACCAATCAGTGCGTTGTTTTTATCAATTCGAGTATTCAAGTTTGCATTTGTGATATCTAATTGACCAAGTTCTGCTGTGAAAATTTCAAAGTCTGTTGAATTACCTTCGGGTTTAGCTACAAAGCAATATTCATTTCCAGGAAGTAAGAATATTGGATTTAAAAATGTAAACGTTGTAGGTGTTTGAGCAGTTGCATTTACAGTAATTCCACTTGACGGTTTACGTACAATTTCACCGCCTATAGTCTTTCTTGTAGGTAATCCATTATCCATTTCACGAATTTCAACTGAAACTTTTAGATTTGGATTTGAAGATTTTTTCTTAAAATATAAATCTATTGACGTTACAAAAACACCATCTGGATATGTAATCTCATCAACATAAAAACTTTGAGCAACAGGATCATATACTTGATTAGTTATTACCGTTGTTGTTGTTGTACTTTCTCTTTGTCTTGCAGTTTCAACCGTTGTTACACTATCAGTTCTTGTTTTTCCTGTCGCAGTTCTATTACCGAACGATATTGTTGAAGGTCTTGTGTTATATGTAATAGAACTTTTAACTTGTGTTAAACCTGATGCTTGAATTGATGTTCTAGCATAAGTAGTGGTATCTGATAATCTATTTGTTGGACTATCACTTATTTTAAATTCTCTTGTTCCAACGTAAAATGAATTTGCAGGAACTCTAAAAATTCCATAGATATCGTTTTGTTCAGAAACTATCAATGATCCATCTGAAACAATCGTATAATAAACTCCGAGTGCGCTAGAAGGCAACAAACCGTCATTATCACACAAATCGGCTAACTGCTGAATTGTTGTAGATCCTAATAATCTAATTTGTTTACAGTGTTGTGTGACGAGTTCTTCATTGAAGAATGCGTACATTTTTGTGCCGGCTTTAACTCCTGCTGCATAAAATATAAAATCTCTCGATCTCATAACTTGAGAAACCGAAACATCAACAACTCTGTCCACCGTTTGAGATGTTGCTTGACCAACTCTTACGTCTGCCGTATTGATGAATTCAGACGATCTATTTGTGGTGGTTTGTCTTGTTACTGCATCTACACCTGTTGTTGTTGTTTGAGTAAAATTCCACCATCCACCTCCACCCCATACCCAAGACTGATTCGTTGTTCCTAAATTGACGTTTTCTCTTGTTGTTGATGATGTTACTTGAGCGGGTTGTCCAATCCAGTAAGCATTTTGTGGTGCAATTTCTGTGTTCCATGCATTCGCCAACGCTCTCCAATTATCAGCATCGGCTGAAGTGTCAATGACCAAATCTTGTTCTGGATTTCTTGTTGTTGATAACCATGTGTCTGATGGTGGAAATATATCCATATCTCCAACCCAAGTAAATGTCAATTCTTGTGCAAGATTTATGAATGTTGAAGCGTAGGGCTGAGTAATAAAATTTTCAGTGGTATAGTTTAATATTAATTTTCTTCCTGGTAACAAAGTTAAACCTGAGGAAAGTGTACTATTATAAACAAATTTTGTTTGATTACTGTTTATAGAATATGCAGTTGCATATCGGTCAGTTCTTTCTATTGCAGCATGATAATTACTAGATTTTACGTCTGCAACTGCTGATCCTGTGAATGGATCAACTAGAACACCATTCTTAAACCTATCAATGCCAGTATCGTCAATAACAATTTTTTCCGATGCTTGGCGTTCAAGTAGATTAAGTGATGAGTAATATTCAAGTTTATTTACACGGCTATCTATTTTTCCAACATCAGCCATTGTATATCGTTTATTTTTAAGTAACTTAACAGGTACACCGATAGGTTTTGATGGATACGGAGGCACAAATATTTCAGCGATCTCCATTGTATCAGGTAATGGCGGAGGAGTTTGTTGAATTGGATATCCAGGCGATCCGTTATTAAACCCAAGTTCACCTCGTGAATTGATATAGAGTTTAGCTATACGACCTTTATAGAATATTAAGTCTGCATCGAAGTCTGATCCAGCTAATGGTGTATGCAAACCTCCAGGAGGTATTTGATATACGCCTGTGTCGACAGGATTTAAAGATGTGTTTGCTGTTTTGATTGGTCTAAAATCTATACAGTTTCTTAAATCGTATACTATAGAAGTTTTTGGACTTATATAAACTGGAATGTTTGAAGTTGTAATCGTTGTGTTAGATATAACAGAATCGTTAATAGGATAAGAATCTACTGAAAGATATCCAACACCCTGTGTAACGTCATGTGTAAAGTGATCATAAACAACATGTAAACGACCTGTGGGTTTATATCCAACTCGTGGTGTAATTGTCGCATGTTCATAGCTATTGTCACGCTGACCATTATCAAAAATGTAATTTGATGTGACTATAGTATTAAAACTTGTATTCGTATTTGCTGCTGTTACAAATGTTGTATCATTAGATTGGTAGATTGCGTGAAGTTGATAAACATCAGCACGACCAAGACTATATGGTCCAGTAAATAATGTTGAATGTGTATTTGGATTGATATTAGTGTTTGCTTGATAATTTAAAATCTTACGCATTTCTTTTGCGTTTGATCTATCCATTGTAGTAAATACTTTTGCACTAAATGTTGTTGCGTGTGCTTCTTGAATATCAATCGTTACAGAGTCTGGTGCTGTTACATTAACGCTTCTTGTTGTACCACTACCGCCGTATCCTGACAAATCTATAATTGATCCTGTAGGAAGAATTTTTGTAATATTAGAACCAGCTGCTCCTGTAGAATGCGTAGATGTTAAAATGATATGATTGGCATTAGGTAAACTTGCAATCGTTTTATTTTCACCATTTATTTGAATAATTTCACCAACATTAAATCTTGTTCGTGGATCAACTGAGACTCCTGATATGGTGTTTGCACCAATTAATATAGTTCCTGTTGCAATTGTTGATGTTTGTACGTTTGCACCACCGTTTGTTATTACAACAAAATAGTATTCATCTTTTTGTGCTGAAGAAAGTGCACCAGTTCCTACAAATGTTTCCGATGAGTCTGTTGAAGAAATGACAGCTTGACCGCTTGAAAAGTTTACATTGTAAACTTTTCTAAATCTAAAACCGGTCTCAAGTTGACCCTGCTCATCCCTCAAAGTTTTAATTGCAGAATATGGTAAATTAAAAATTAATTTACCAAAAGATTGTTCTTGAAGAACTGCATTACCATTTGAGTCTAATACGATATCTGCGATTCTATTTGGTGTGGAATCACTATATAATGATCTAACTTGTGAAAATGTATTTCCAGAATTAACGATAACATCTGTTAGATACAAATAGTATGATGCTGTGTTTTGACCAGGATTTCCGCTTACGTAATCGATACCTTTAACTCTAGCTGTGCCAATTTTTGTACCTGACAAAACTGACGCTGTGTTTTGACCTAACGTGATAGTTTGTTGAGGTGCGTTATAAAGATCAACAGAGGTTGCTTCCATTATATCCCAATCACCCATGACTTCATTGACTTCAACATAATTACCAGAGTTGATTTGAGTTCTAACTTGTTCAACATACTGAGTAGCAAGACCTTTTTCTAAAGTTACCTCTTGCTTTATAATAAATTCATTTCTAAATCCTGAAACATATGACGTAAATGGATCTACTTCAACCAAAAGAAGATTCGTATTTCCACCGTCAACTGACTCATATCTACCTCCGTTGTTATTCAAAAGCAAATGTTCACGTATATTTAATTTTGGATCTGATAATGTGTAATTGCCAGATTCTTCGAATGTTCTTTTTGCTACAACTTGACCAAGTTTACTTTCAAGTCCAACATCTTTTCTTTTCTTTACAACTCCATTTTCAACTTCAAGTAAACTTATAAATTCGTTTTCATCAGTAGATGTTCCAAAAGGAACTTTGGTAAGAACTGTATCAATTTTTAATCGGTCTGCACCCGGTGCCTGAAAGTTTGGTGTGCCCGCTGCATTATCCAATAAACTTGTATCATCCAAATAGTCAACAAAAGATTTTTCAGGAACAAGACCTATTTTATATGAGGGTTCATTTGAATACTTGTCAAGAATTAAAGTTTGTCTGCTATTTTTAATAAAGTGATCTGAAATATAGACAATACCGTCACCAATATTGACTTTTGAACCTCGATTAAAAATTCTTTCATTTTCTGTGCCTGGATTTTCAACATATCTTGTTGCATCTGAAGTGGCTGTTAATGCATAAAATCTGGATGTTGCATTTGATGTGAAAATTAATTCATTATTTTCAAACTCAATAGAAGTTCTTTTATCTGTAACTAATGTTACATCAACAGTATTTGATGAACCATTATTTAATATTGTGTTCGCTGTTGTTGCCGTCAAATTGCCAACTGCATCACCAACATGAATATAACTATTTTCTGTAATAGGATCTGTATAAAATGCTCGAATAACCGCTGTGTTTCCTGTAGAAAATGTTATTGTATTTCCTATTGTTAGAAGGGTTGATACAGCATTAACGGAAAGAATGTATGCACCCGAAGACGTATAGTTAATAAATAACGTCTTCGGATCATTATTTTCAAGATCGCTTACGATGCCAACATATGCTTTTACGCCTGTATTTGCGGAAATAATTTCTTCATGTAAAAAATTTGTAACGTTTGCTTCAGTCTCATCGTATTCTTGTTGAAGTTTTACATATGATACTGAATAGTCTAAATTTTGTTCACAGCCATCTAAAATATAACCCGGCTTGAAAAAATAATTTGCAAATCTTTCAATTTGTTTTTGCTGAAGTGATTGTGCTTGAGTTAATTCTCTGGCCTGAACAGCACGTCCAGGCACAAAGAGAACCCTTGCAAATTTTTTATCTTCATCAAAATCATCATAATACGGACTGTTGTTTAAATCCAGTCCGCCAGGATTCGTATTAGCCATGTTTTATTATTCCGATTGAATTAGAACTCAACAATTAACTTTACATCCTCAATCTGATCATCTGCTCTAGAAATTGGACTTCTATATTCAGTATACAATACATCACCGCTATAAGGCTGTAGACCTGGTGTATTGTTTGCACTAATGTTACCAGAACCACCAGATGAAGTTGTAAATGATGTATTCAAAAAGTTCATTGGATATGGTTTTGTTGTGTAAACATAGCTGTTAACAGTATCAACTTCAACAACTTTTGCTGTGTTAGAACCAACAGTCATTGTAGAATCAACTGTAATATCTGTTGTACTGCTTACAGTGTATCTAAATGTTTGACGATAATTTGTTGCAAGTGCTCTTGTTGTTGTACCGTATGTATATGGATCACGAATCAATCCCACTTTTCTAAAGTCGTTTGCAGTAGAAATTGTACCACCTTCGGTACCATCTAAACGAACATTAACCATAGCATATTTGCCACCAAGTTCTTCTACTGGATCTGCACCATGTCCACCTTTTGGACTAATTACTGCTGTCGCTGCACCACTAGATCCTGTGCCACCAATCGAAACAGTTGCATTATTATAACCAGTGCCTTTGTTTGTAACCGTAATACTTCTAATAATACCAGAAGTAACGTTAGCCGTTGCAGTTGCGCCTGATCCATCACCAGTAATTGTAACTATAGCTTGTGCACCACCGTCTGTATAGCCTGATCCACCATTAGTTACCTTGATAACATAAATTCCACCATCTTCCGATGCAGCCGCACTTTGAACATCCCATTGATCAGAGCCGTCATCACTTGTTAGAAGTTTTACTGGAATGTAATCATTAGTTAGAAACTTCAGTGCGTCTGAAGTTGTAACTTTATACATAAACTTCCACACATAGTTATCAGCCGTTTCAAAAATATCAGTTGAAACACCTGTTGGTTTTACTGATGAAGGAACCGCTGTAACGCCATTTGCAGAATTACGAAGACACTTATACACATTGTATTCATCTGTCATAACATAAAAATCATCACTCTCAATTAAGTTAGTGTCAACATCATCGTACATTTTATATGTTGTGCCTGATGTCCAATTGTATCGTGGAATCGCTAATGAAACGTCCGCTGCTGTAGCACGTTTTGCAGCAACCATATCATTCCATGGTAGATATTCGACGTTAGCTGTTGATGTTGTTGGTGTAGGTGGACTAGAATCAGATCCACCATCATTTGATGCGCCAAATGCTGATGGTCCGCCTATGTAAAGATACACAACGGTATTTGCTGCTTCACTGAAACCTTCAGCGAATTGTTGTGCGTTATGAATTCTAAATTTGTGACTTACTGTTGCAGGCATAATAATCTCCTTAAATAACTAGTTTATTTATATGTTTTGTTTAACGGTATGCATAAACATCCGTATAACTGCTTTGAGATGGAACATTTAGTTCCATGTATACATTATTGGCAACGCTTTTAACTACAAATTTTTCTGTGTTGTCAATAACAATTGGTGTATCTTCTATAAAATCTGACAAGAATGTTGTACCAGTTCCAAAAACAACATTTGAACTTACATTGACTGTGCCTGTTATTTTTGACCACACATCGACTGTTGTTAAATATTCGGTGTCAAATGTTATATCTTGTAATGATGAGATTGGTGATAGCGCAAAAACTATAATTTGCTGCTCACCGTATGTAGAAGTGATTGGTCCAGCTGGTGCACCAACGGCTGCATTTGCACCATCTAATTCTTGTTGTACTATATATTCTGTTATATTATCAGGTACAACATCAACTAATAGATGATATTCTTTTTCTATACTTTCAGATATACCAACTGAATTGTCGAATTTCGTTCCAATAGATGGTATTTCTTTTTCAATCTTTTGTGGATCAGAATTAATAGCTGTATTTGCTTCAGTCTGATAATATATCAAATACTCTTTATTTGATGTGATATGAACATCAATTGGTAATTCATATTCTTTTTCGACCTTTTGACTATGTGGTGCTAAATCACCAGCAAAACCCTCAATAGCAAATTTAATAATGTATTCTTTATCGTTTAATGTGCTTACGTCAACATCTCTTTCTAAGATGATTTCATATTCTTTATTTGATGTAATATGCACATCAATTGGTAATTCATATTCTTTTTCAATCTTTTGACTATGTTCATCACCAGTTAAATCAATATGTTTTTCAATGATAACTACAGGATCTATATTGGTATCGTTTGTTAATGGTGCTGGATTTAATGCCTCAAGAGGTATTTCTTTTTCAATTTTTTGTGGATCAGAATCAATGTGTATATCAATAGGTCTTTCTATGTTTACGATATATTCCGTATGTTCATCACCAGTTAAATCAATAGGTTTTTCAATGATAACTACAGGATCTATATTGGTATTATTAGTTTCAAAGAAATATCCTTCTAGTAGAATACTACTTAAATCTTGATGGACTAATTTATATCCATCTTCCATTAACAATTCATCAAGGACATTTGTAGCGAGAGGTATTTCTTTTTCAATTTTTTGTGGATCAGAATCGATATGAACGTCAGCAAGTGAACGGATGTATATGAAGTAATTTTGAATTGCGCCAACAACATCAACAATACCGGTAAATGTTGGTGTAACATTGATTTCGTTGTAAATAAGAATTTCGCCGAAGAATACGGTACCGGCTGGATGTAAAATTTCTTTTACGATACTCGCATATCTTTCAATAACAAGACCGCTTCGTATAACGTATGAAAAATCTTGCCAATACTCAGAATCTTGAATAACTTTATAATCTATTTTTCCGTCATCATTTTTCCAAAAACCTCTAGACGTTCCAGATCCAACAATAATTGGTATTAAATTAGCATTGCCGTCACCTGATCCTGTCATGTCAACAGTTGCAGTTGAGTAATCTAATCCAAAATCAATAATTTCAACGTCTCGTATAGAACCTACACCATATCTTGACTCTACGTTCGCTGTATCAACTTCTATGTCAGCACTTCTACCTTGAATACCTGTAACCGTAAGTGATGCATCAGCACCACCAGAACTTGTAATCGTAACTGTTGGAAGATTTAGATAGTCATATCCTCTACCATAATCAGTTAATTCTATTCTTAAAATTGCACCAGTCGATAAAGTTCCTTCTTCTTTTAATATATCTTGTTCATTTTCATAAAAAATTAACGTTTCATTTTCTATACTTTCAAAACCATAAAGAATTCTATCTAGTGCATTGTCGAATATAATATTTGTAGCATCTTCTAAAAGAATATTATTTGAGCCGGCTACAGATGCTACACTGCCAATAGCCGTTGCAGTATTAGATCCAATAAAATTTAATCCGTCACCGATAGAATAACCACTACCGCCATCATCAATTACAATTAATCTTTGATGTAACATTCCTAGTGGTTCTATGATGGGATCAATAAGAGTGATTACAGGTTTCTTTGCGTAATTTCTACCTCTGTTTAAAATTGAAATTTTATCAATCTGACCTACTTCATAGTATGTTCCAGCAGGCTCTTCAATAACATATGTGTTCGCTATAGATTCTACAGCAACAATCAAACCATCTCCACCAGTTCCTGTATTGTTTATTGATGCGAATAAGTTATTTCTGTATCCATAACCTATGTCATTAATTTTAAGTTTATAAATCGGAGATTTTCTTATGCTAGAAACTTTTGCCGATGCTGCTGAACCATCTCCAGTTAAAACTATATTATCACCAACATCATATCCAGATCCGCCATCATGAATTGTAAATCCACTAATTATACCATATAAATTTGCTGACAATGATGAGTCGGCAACATCGTAAATTTGTTCTCCAGCTGCAAATGTACCTACGACAAGACCAAGTTCCATTTGTGCAACTTCTGTTTCTGATATAATAATTTTACGTATTTCTACGACTGTACCTAATGCTCCGCTTGTTGCACCAGCTATAGTTTTGTTTAAAAACGAAAATATATTTTCAGTTACTTCTACTCTAAGAGTATTTGTTTGTTCAAATTTACCATCAGAAATTCGTAAAAGATCTTCACCAGGATACTTAAGTTCAATCTCCTCTCCAAATAACATTCTAAAGAGAAACCTATACGACTCGTCATTACCTTTTGATTTATAAAAGTCTCTAAGTCTTCTTGCTATAGTTCTTTCGTCGGCAACTGAACCTTTAGGAAAAGTATCATAAAGTTCTTGTTTCAAAAAATTTACATATTTGTCAATGGTCTTTTCAGGATCACGATATTCTAAAAGTCTACCAGACTTTCTTATAACATTATCGGAAATGTCTTTAATAATGCCACGTTTTGTAGTGACATCAACGATACTCGAAACATTGACGTATGGTCCAAGTTTTACGATGTGTGCAGTTCTCGCTCCAGCTACATGATCACTTTCTATAATGATGGCTGTAGAATTTATATTGTCTACAATATGATTTTCACCACCAATTCTAATTTCATCGCCAATGCTTATTGAACTTATAACGGTATTAGCATATATTTCAGAATAGCTGATAACGTTACTTGAAGCAGTTATATCAAATCGAACTTCTGGTATAGATTGTGCAAAAATTTCTTCATTATTAAATTGCTTATTGGTCAACATTGTAACAATAAGCTGATTATTTGCCGTATCTAATTGATCAATTTTGGCTTGCGCTAATGTAGAAGTTCCTACAATAATTTCATCTTTATTAAAAGTTTTTTCAGTTACATTTGAAGGAAAACTTTCATTTTGAAATTCATAAGTTATATTTGTTGTCTGTAACCATTCATAATATGCAGTTAAAAATTGAAGGAAATTCTGCGAATCCTCTCTCAAGTCCTCACTTAAGAGTTCTTCAATTATAATTGAAGGTTTAAAATATCCTAAATTTGACATTATCGATTAACTAAACTAATTGTTCTATCATCCACAACTTCAACATTAATATCAGCATCACGAATAGAAACTATTTGATTTCTTAAAGGCAAAATGTCCAAAGAACTAGGATTAGCAGTAAGTTTCAAAGTTACACCGCCATCAGAAAATGCTGTAGGAAGAAAACTGTTTAGTGTAATTTTTCCTGTATTGTAGTCAATTGTTCCTGTATTATTATTAACACCGACTTTACTTGATCCTGAAATTCTATACACACGTATAATGCCATTATTATCTTCTAGATAACACTGATTAAATCCTGCATAACTAAATTCATTTGATGTAAGTTGATTTCCTGCACCGTAAGGGTGAGATGATGGTCTGCCCTCTGTAGTCTTATTAATTGGATTTGAGAAAGATACATCATATTTTTTTGATTGTCCAACTTGAACTTCAAATTCTTTTCGTAATGAAATTGTGGTTGTATTGTTTATAATTGATCTATCCGAAATATCAATTAATCTGGAAAGTTTTGAAAATCTGAAGTATTTTGAAAATTCATTAATATCATCATCGTTGTATTTTTTAATCGTTTCAATAATTTTTGATGTTAAAGAACTTTCAGTAATTAATAAATTTCTAGAATCATATTTTACAATACAATTTATAATAACATAAATGTATTCAGGATCAACGATTGTGTTTCTAACTGTTAAAATTTTCTTAGCTTTTAATACGTTATTAGTTAAAGTGTCTTTTTCAGAAGACGTTAAAAATTCACCGGTAATTGGTTTAACTGCAATATAAACTGTGCCGTATGTGGGTGGATCATTATCTTCACCGCCCCAAATTGAAACACTCTGAACATTAGGCTGTCTTAATACAATTGATTTATAGTCTTCAACGGTAACGGCTCTGTTTTGAGCCTCATAAGATTTTGGTGCATTAAATTTAATTTTGTTTGTCGTTTCAGCTTCAGCACCGCCGTTTGAGCCAATATTTTCTATAAAATTGATATCTGTAACATTAGTAACTGAACCGGTGTAATCAAGTTCCTTTACATCATTTCCATCTGGGCCACTTGAAACCAAATAATCAGCAATAATCACATTGCCGTCATCCAAAGAAACTCCAAAAGTTCCGTCACCGAAAATTATTTCATAATATCCATCCTCAACTTCTTCAATAAAAAAGATTTGAGAGTCTTCTTTAACTTCTACTAGATTGTCTGGCTTTGTAAAAATTCTTGTTGTAGCGTCAACCGAAGAATTTTGCACACGAATAGATAGTGTTGTTGTGTCTAAATTTTTGTTAGAAATTATAAATCTTTGATCTGGATCAGATTTGTTTACGGTAATTCTTTCGTTTCTATATCTACCCTCAGTCAATGTAATTTCTTTAGAATATACACCAGAAATCGGAACTACAGTTATCGATTCGGTTGTATTAAATGTATATACTGTACCATCAACTTCGCCATCAAATGATGTATAAGCCGGCAATGTTACGAATGATGGGCTTCCGACTACTGATAAAACGGCAAGACCTGTGATCTTGGCCGAAGATATTGATCTTGGAGTATAATTTAAGGATCTTGCAAGATTAATTACAGAATTTCTTTTTTGAGCGGTGGCAAGAAACGCTTCATTAGCTATCATATTAAGATAAAAAGAATTGTAATATGTGTTATAAGCAAGTAAATCAAGGAGAACTTGCAGACCTGAAGCATCAAAATTATAGTCTCTAAATTGATCTTGACTTTTCAAATAATTAATAAAATTAGATTTAATCGCTTCAAAATCTAAACCATCTACTCGTAAATCCTTGACTAGTGCCATTATGAGGCCCTTCTTATAGTTGTTTGTATATTTCCTGGAAAATTAATATTTTTTATAATATAGTCAATTTTTATATCAATTCCATTACCGTCAATTTTAGAATTTATTTCTGTAACAGCCACCCTAGGTTCATTTTTAATGATCGTATCATATAAACTTCTATTCAATTCATCCTCTGCAAAAACACCTGAGTCAAACAAATAGTTATAAATGTTTGAGCCATAATCAGGTCTAAACGGTCTTGTGCCTTTTCTTGTTTTGATTAGATTTGACAATGATCTTCTAATGGCAGTTTCGTCCGTAATAGGCCTAATATCACCGGATATTGGATGTGGTGTAAAATCTAACGGTAAATCTTTATAAAAAATTGTTTTAGCCATATACTATTTATGATGCTGTTTTGGTATCCTGAATCTCTTTTCTACGTTCTTTAATAACTTTTGATATTTCTGATAACGCTTTTCTTGCCCTGGTTCCAGCAGATTTGTTACCTTTTTCTTCAAATTTTGCATTTTCTGCAATATATGTGTCAAAAAGATTTACTAAATTTTCATGGTGTGTCATCATATTCTCCCTATTATGAACAAAAAACTGTAGTTGCTCCAGATGATATAGCACCAAAATCAACAGGATCTCCAATTCTACCTATTGGTATGCCATTTGCTCGAACAGTTGCAGATCCACCGCTGTACACGACGGGATGATATGCTCCACAAGGATTTTTGCCTGCTGGACCAAATGGATGTGCTCCTGAAATTGTCGCACCGCTCAAAAGAACTGGTGTGCCCTGAACAAAAACAGTTGTGACTGTTGTATTAATCAATGAATCAACTGGTGTACACGGATGACCAGTTGTAAATGTTGAACCATTGAGTGCTACAAGTGCCATATTTTTCTCCTAATTTAGATTGATCAATGCGCCATTAATATTAACAAGTGCAGTTGCATTAATACCAACATTTCCACCTAAAGAATTAACGTTTACTCCTACGCCACCATTGACATTAACATTTCCAGCAGAATTCAAATTAATACCGCCTAAGAGTGTAGAGATTGTAGTTGTTCCGCCCGATGTAATTGTTGTAATTCCACCTGATGTGATGCTTGTTAAACCACCTGCGGACATTGTTGTTGCGCCAATCGATGTTACAGAAAGTGCTGCACCTGATGTAATGCTTGTTAGTCCGAGTGATGTTAATTTTGTAATAGTGGAATCTATGTTTACGGTATTTCCAGAAATATTTATTTCGTTGCCTGAAAGATTTAAATCTTTTCCTTCGGCTGGAGATATGGTAATATTTCCATCCTTATCAATTTCTATAACTGCACCGGTTTTGTGCTCAACGGAAGTTGTTCCTAATGTATCATTAATAGTAAGTGATGTGCCATCTGAACTTGATACTTTGATAAAGTTATCATTTTTTACATCACTCAGTGTTATTGTATGATTATTTGATGAAGTTACAAAAAATTTTTCATTGTTTTTAGAATCAATCATTCGAATCATATGATTGTTCGACGAAGATAAGAAAAGTTGTTCATTATCTTTTTCATCATAGAACATTAAGAAATGGCCATGGTTGTTTTGTGACTTAATGTCTGACTTAGATTCCCATATAATAGTGTTTGCTAACTTAAAATTAGGATCTAAATTTTCAACATAGTTTACAATAGATGAAAAAGATCGTACAAGTTTTTTTGAATCTATGAATCTTCTTGGTTCTGCACCAAAGTATTCAGTCGATTCTGTTGGTATACCTGGTATAATGCCCATGATAGCCGGTTCTTGTGCATTTTCAGCATCTAAAAAGAATCCAAATACCCAATCACCAATTTCAGGTGCACTATACATGCCCCACGTATTAGGCGAATGAATAACTAAAGCCCATGGTAAATCTGTCGTCTTAACAGCAGTATCTTTAATTGGTGGATGATATCCGAAACATCTAACACGGCATCGACCAAGTTTCAACGGATCGTCATTGTCTTCGACAATTCCTAACCACCAAATAAATCCGTCTTGACCTAAAAAGTTTTTCATTTCATATGTTTAAAAAATTGAATTCTGCGTTCTTGTTTTGCTACCCATTCGTCAGATGGTTTACCTTCTCCATCATAATACGCTAAAGGTTTGCCAGTTTTCTTTGATACTAATGCCCATTTACCATCCACTTGTTTGAGCACCTCTGAAATTTCTACACCAAATACTGCTTCTTCCCACTCTTCTTGAGATAATGGTGCAGCATGAATATAATCTTTAAACCGTTTCATAGTTTGTCTAATTCTGAGGTGTCTAATGAATTTGGTGGAACATTGTCTTTAATCCATGCAAACAACTCTTTCTTTACATTTACATCTGGTTCCATCGTTTTGCCTGGTCTCTTTAATGTAATATACTTAAAATCTTTTACAATCAAATCATTCTTCTCATACTTACCCATGCTCTTATATGGCTTGTTTGTTTTTGGATCAAGCCATATAACAGTGTTCTCACGATTGTTTAGGACTACATAGAAACCACCATCAATTTCCTTTGGCAATCCAGTCTTAACTAACTCAAATACTGTTCTTGCTGCACCTTGATGTGTCTGAAGGAGAATGTCAGCAGGAACAACTCGTGATCTTTCTGAATTGTTTTTAATTGCTACTTGATAATTTGTAAGCACCCAAGTGATATGTATACTCTTTGGATCATAGCCCATCCGCATAAGTTTTGGCACGTATGTATTCAAATCATCCATATCTTTGAATGTTGTATCAAATATAATGTTAGGCAGTTTACCTTCTTTAGCACCATTCAACATCAAATCAATGAGTTTATCTTTTGCACCAGTTGCTCTGACTAATACATGAAGTGCAAAGACATGCTCAGGCGTTCTTAAATTTAGATTCTTCATGCTATAATCACGATCCAGGACTTGTTTCTGAACAATTTCCATTTCATGTGGCTTAATCTTGCTGCCATATTTGTCTAGCAGTTGCTTCATGGTAAACTTATTGAGATAGTCCAATTTCTGGAATGCCATCTTTAATTCGTCAACGTCAATGACTTTGAACTTAGGACCTTCCATAAAGTTGCTGATAGCAAATCCTTTACCGCTACCAGCACCACCTGCTAAGAAAACAACTTGACCATATGCTTTACCACCGTTATAGACAATTTGTTTTTCATGTAGATGTTCTAAGTATTCATATTCTTTTTTATGAAAAAACTCTGTAAATTTCATAGGTTTTCCTGTATCTTGGATCTAATTATTGCTGCGTCTGTACCAGACAATCTTCTAATGTTTCCTGGATATGTTACATATATCGCATCATTTAAGTTAACAAACTCACCATTTTTAATCGCTTGAGCTAAAACTTTGTATGATCGCTCGGTCAATAAGCTGCCAGACAATTCAATTCCTAATGCATTTACAATTGCGATTGAATTAGAGTTTAAAACACCATCAGCATTTCTCGTAATACTAACAGGTGTTTGTGAAATTTTAACATCAACTGTTCTATTTAATAAATTTGAAAATCTTCTTCTTGAAAAAATTGTAAATGGTTTTATAATTCTATTTACAGCCGTAACTATAGTTTTTGATGATTTTTTGGCAAGAGTGGTTGCTCCTAAATTCACTGGTGATGAACCTCTACTTAATTCTAGAGTTTTGATATAATTTTCGAGAGTGATTTCATGTTTTACAGCAGTTACAAGATATTTTCCTGAATAAAATATATCATTGGTAATTTGAGGATTTTCAGGATTCGCTAATTTTCCGTAGTGTGAAGGCACGTTTAAATTTATTACTGTGCCAGTTCCTATATTATTTGTTCCACCTTCTATGATAGTTTCAACTTTAAATATGTTTTTACTTAAATATCCATACATGTAGTTTGTAAGCCATTTGTTTTTAGAATACTTTGCTGATTTTGTTGTTGTAAGAAGTCTTTCTCCTGGAAATTCATACTTTGTATCATCATATTTCGAAAATAAAACACTTCCTGCTATGACTGGATTTGAGTAGAAATCTCCAATCACATTTTTTGTTATATAAGAGTTTTTAACAATGTCCCATGTTTTTTGAATAGGATCAATCGTGGTGACTTTACTATTGTATGCACCACTTAACATTGCTTCTATGTGATTAAAGTTTGCAAGCCTAGAAAACGATGACGTTCTAATTATATTTGATCCTAAATCTGGTTCAATTAGACCAGTAGTTTTTTCACGATATGTAATAGTATACACATCATTTCCTGGAGATCCAATCAAATTTTCTACACTACCAAAATAATGCGATGCAGCATCTCTAACATTGTCGGCGCCATTAAATGTAAATGGTGATGCACGTTCAAAAAATACATAAAATTTATTTTTAGAACATGACATCTTAGCCATGTAATCAATGGCTGAGTGTGGATTTAATCCTGGACAAACGTAAGGTTCATCAAAACTTAATCCAGGATTATCAATTAGTATACCATTTGGACTAGTTTCTGAATATAAATTTTGTATTGCATTATAAAATGTGATATTTTTAAATGATTTAAAAACTCTTTTTTTAGATGCGTTGATAAATGCTTTTGTTGTAAAGTATATAATAAAAGAAGAACTCAAATCATCTTTCATCGTAGCTTTTGAAATTTTGTGGACAATTAAATCTTTTCTCCATAATATAAGTTGGTTTGTTTTAGGCTTTAAAATTTTAAATTCAATTTCTTCGCCGCCAGAAAACAGATGCTTTTCAAGCATACCAGACTTATCTAAAATTGAAATTGTACCATATATTGAAGATGAAAACATGTTTTCAAAAATTAATAACTCCCTAAATGATCCTAGTAAAGTTACAATTTCACCATAAACAGTTTTGATATCTAAAATGTCAATCTTGACTTTACCGCCGACATGTGCACCAATGTTAGCATCGATATTTTCACCTACAACTGGACCGACTGTGACTGACATTTTATTCTATTGCAAGTTGAATCGTTGAACTCAAATCAGATTCAATCCTTTTAACTGCATCTGAACGTATTAACTTTATTTTTGATTTGTTGATATTCATTCTTAGTTCAAATTCATATGCATTTTCAATCTTTGATAGATTTTTTTCATGTTGAGAGAGAAGATTGTATTCATAAAAAGCAATCGAATCACCGTATTTATTATAATAATTTACAATGCTTTCAGCTTTAGCAATGCTACCATATTTACGAATAATGTATTGTTCTAAAGATTTTGAACTTTTTGGCCAGTCATCGTAAATGCTATACATATCATTCGTCATTAGTATAATCCAATCATAATATGGATTTCCATAAAATACAGTTGAAACTTGATCTGGTCTTTCACCATCAGAAACTACATAAGGTACAAAAGCTATACTAGTATAACTTTTAATTGCCGATTTAATACGGACCGACGTTGATATATCAATTGAACGAATTGTGCTATAATCTGAAATAGCATAGTCTATTTTTGGATAAAAATTAAATATTGACATTTTTTATACGATTGTATGTTCGGCTTTTTGATAATCTTGAAAGGCATCACTGTGTGTATGATATACAGTTTCTTTAAGAGTAATTTGGAGATTCACATCGCTTGGATAATAATTTACTCCTCCAACATTATCAAAAAATGTAAGTTTATTTTGAGATCCATATGTAACATTCACACCTTCTATAACACATAACTTAGATTCAAATAATACTTGAAGTTCTGCACCATAATAAAGTAAAACTCTAAAACTACATGTATTTGGATAACCGAATGTAAAATTTGTTTCATTTGACAGTGCGTTTGTCAAATCTACTCTTAAAGAATTTCCTCCCTGCAATACCTCATATCCTTGTTGACCATTACCAATGTCTCCTATTTTATTCGCATCAACTACTTTCAATTCTGCTCCGTTGGAATCTTTTAATGCGCTGTTTAAAATACTAGAATAAGGACTAGATAATCCGGCTCTCGCACTTGAAGCCATTTTAAATGTGCTTATGATATCTCTCATGGATTTTGCTTCCGATCCGCTTGTCGGTCTCATAGTAAAAGGAAGTTGATACGATCTGAATTGTGGTCCTCTATATATTAACTGCTGAAAGGTATTCATTACATTTCTAGTCAAAAATTCAAGTTGACTTTTTCCGGATGCTCCAGCTGAAGCTAAAAATCCTGCTGCTGCACCACTTGCATTAATCGCTTGTCTTGTTAATGCTTCAAGTCCACTAGATCCTAATGCGCCAAGAGCACCCGTAATAGTTTTTATATCTCCTCCGGGTTGACCAAAAATTCCGTCAGTTTCTTGAAAGGGACTTCTTGTTGACGTTTCGAAGGAGCTGGTCATTCGAATATATATATTCTGAGACGGATTATCTCCTTTAGCATCATAGAAAGTAAACGCTATGACAGGCATAACATATTCCGAGTGAGCATCCTTTGTGCCGAATTCAAGTCTTTGAAATCCTGTAGAGTCTAATGAACCTGATGAAAAATTTGGTCTAAATGATGCCATCTCTATTCCTATAACTTAATGTGAATTATTTATATGTCTTATAAAGGTCGATTTGTACCAAAAAACTATAAAAAATATAAGGGAGATCCTACAAATGTGATCTTTCGAAGTTTGCTTGAACGTAAGTTTATGATTTACTGTGATACGAACGATTACATTCTGCAATGGAGTTCAGAAGAAATCATTGTACCTTATTATTCTCCAGTGGATAAAAAGTGGCATCGATATTTTCCAGATTTTTATATTAAATATCGTGATAAATCTGGACAAATTTGTGAAAGTTTAATAGAAATTAAACCTAAAATACAGACTTCAGCACCACAAGTAAAAACAACACCAAAGGGGCGTCCAACATCTCGATTTCTTCGTGAAGCTATTACATGGGAAGTCAATCAAGCAAAATGGAAAGCAGCACAAGAATATTGTCTAGATCGAAAATGGGAATTTAAAATCATTACCGAGAAAGAATTGAGATAAATAGAGTATGGCTATATTCGATAACGTACTTCAACAAGGCATTAGGCAAGGCATAGTTCCTGCGAGAACCAAATTCGCTCGGGAATGGTATCGTTCAGCCGCTGAAAATTTGTACAGTAGAAAAGTTACATCTGCAACGCTTTTAAAAGATGAAACAAGACTTGTAGATAACATTACATACGGATATATGTATGGATTTGTTTACGATCCAAAATGGAAAAAAGAGTTGCCATATTACGATAGATTTCCACTTATCTTTCCTGTTGAATTTGATAAGGATGGATTTTTAGGAATTAACTTTCATTATTTGCCACACATTCTTAGGGCTAAATTAATGGACGCTTTGTATACAACTGTAAATAACAGAATATATGACGCTACAACTAAAGTTAGAATTTCTTATGATCTTTTAAAAGGTGTATCAAAATTTAAAGCATTTAAGCCAACACTTAAAAAATACTTACGCAATCACATACAATCTAATTTTCTTCAAATCTCATCTAAAGAATGGGACATTGCTTTATTTCTACCAACAGAAAATTTCAAGAAAGCAAGTGTAGATCAAGTATGGTCAGACTCAAGAAAAAGGATAAAATGATCTATGGTCTTTAAAATTTCAGAATTTAGATCGGCATTCCCTGAAGGGCTTGCAAGACCAAATTTATGGTATGCAGAAATATATGTTACACCATCTGTATCATCAGAAACTATTGCAAATTTTAAATTTAGATGTGAAAAAGCAGATTTGCCTGGAAGATCAGTTGCAACAGTTGATGATGTTGGTTCAGGACCTGCATTAAAAATTCCTTACGACATAAATTATAATGATGCTGAAATCACGATTATATGTGGAAACGATTTTTCAGAAAGAAAATATTTTGAAGATTGGATAAACAAAATTGTCACTCCAGCAGGAGATCGAGGTGCCAAAAACTCAGGTCTTATAAATTATTACAGTAACTACGCTAAAGGAAATACGTTAGCATTACGTCAAATTAATGATGAAGGCAAAACGACAATACAATACACACTTCATGATATATATCCAATTTCAATTAGTCCAATGAATTTATCATGGGAAGAATCAAACACCTATCAACGATTTAGTGTAACATTTAATTACAGACACTACAGTTTGAATAAGTAAGTATACAACATAAGTTTTATTTTTGGAGAATTATTATGCCTTTACCTAAAATTAATGCACCTATTTTTGAATTGATTTTGCCATCTACAGGTAAACCTGTCAAATATAGGCCCTTCCTAGTCAAAGAACAAAAGATTTTAATGATGGCCCTTGAGGGTGAAGACAATAAAGATATGACTACTGCAATGAAACAAGTTATCAATAACTGTGCAGTAGACGATGTTGACGTTGAAAAAATGCCAACTTTCGATTTGGAATACTTTTTTACTCGGTTACGAGCAAAGTCCATAGGTGAAAACGTAGAACTCATCATGAGACATGAAGGTACTAAAAATAAATCTGGTCAAGAATGTGATGGCGAAACTAAAGTTAATGTTAATCTTATGGACATTGAAGTAATAAAATCCGAAGATCATACAGATAAAATTATATTGGATGACGTAACAGGTATTGGAATTAAAATGCGTTATCCAACCATGAATTCTTTCGATACTTCAGAAGCAAAAACAGATTTAGACCTCGCTGCAATATCAATATTAAATAGTATAGATTATATTTTTGATAAAGAAGAAATCTATAAAAAAGAAGATCAGACTAAAGAAGACTTGTCGGAATTTATTGACAGTCTTTCACAAGATCAATTTGAAAAACTTGCAAAGTTTTTTGAAACTATGCCGAAACTAAAACATACAATTAAATGGACTTGTAGCAAATGTGGTGAAAAAGACTCGATTGATTTGGAGGGAATGTCAAATTTTTTCGCCTTCTGATGGGGCATGAGAAGTTAGTCAATTATTATAAAACTAATTTCTCCTTAATGCAACATCATAAATATAGCATACACGAATTGGAAGATATGATACCATTTGAACGTGATGTTTATATCATGCTACTTTCTCAATTCATACAAGAAGAAAATAAAAGAATAGAGCAAGATCAACAAGCATTTAAACAACAAATGAGGAGTAGGCGATAATGGCATTTCAATTCGGCACAAAAAAAGAAGAGTCTAAAAAAGAAGAAGAATCAAAAGATTCTTCACCAGAAACTGCAAGTAAAGAAGATTGGATGACAAAGAAGTGGCGTCCAATGATGGCAATTATGTACATGATTTGCTGTCTTGCAGATTTCGCTATATTTCCTATTATGTTTACCATCGTTCAGTTTTGGGAAACTCAAGCAGCCAATGACGCATTTCGTCAGTGGGTGCCTATTACACTTCAGGGTGGTGGTCTATTTCATGTAGCAATGGGCGCAGTCTTAGGTGTAACGGCATTTGGTCGTACACAAGAAAAAATTGCTGGTGCTACCAGTGGCACACCGACACCAACGCTAAGTTCTACGCCACCTTCGATGGCAAATCAACCTCAAATGAGTGGATATGCTCCACAGCCATCGACAATGCAGAGAAGTGTGCCATCATATAATTCTGATCCCTATGTAAGTAATGCAAATCCATCACCGACTGGCGCACCAAACTTAGCAAGAATTCGCCAACTTGATCCAGACAATGTATTTGAACGTGGATAAATTGAATGGCTAACTATGCAGCAGCATTAGGTAAAATGGCGGCCGAAAAATCGGTAGAAACTGTCAAGGGATTTGTTAGAGGTGTTAAAGGTGCTGCTATGGCAGAAATGCCTGCGTTTGCAGCCGCATCAGGATTTGCTTCGTCGATAAGAAAGTATGCAAATCAAAAAGAATCACAAACTCAAAATCAATCTGAAGTTGTAAAAGAGCAGCGAGCGAATAATGTAATAAGTCTTGAAATGGTCAGACAACTACGATCAATGAATGCTGCTATCACAGTACAAACAAGACTTGCAGCAAATGCAGATAAACGTGCAACTGCGGCAGCACAATTTGCGGAAGAAGTTGAAAGAGAAAAAGCACTTCGTGATAAAGAGTTGGTCGATGCAATTAAGAAAATTAATGCTGGAAATGGAATCGTTGAAAAAGGTGAAAGAGGATCTGGATTTTCTTTTGATGGTTTAAAAGATATACTTAAAGATGCATTTAAAAAATTTCTTTATGGATATATGGGTAAGCAAGTTTTAGATAAAATACCACTTCCTGGATCTATGGGTGGATCTGGCGGTGGTCGACAACCACCGCCAGCTGGTGGTGGTCAACAACCACCAAGAACACCTCCAGGAGGTGGACCACTTCCTGAATCTACGGGTGGATCTGGAGGTGGTCGACAACCACCAAGAACACCTCCAGGAGGTGGCGTAGCCGGAGCATTCGCTAACATTGGAAGATATGTTTTACAAGCATTAAGAGCCGTTATGGCTGCTATTACAAGCCCCGCTGGTTTAGCAATTATAGCGGGTTCTGCGATTGCATACGGCATAGCAAAAATATTGGGCAAACTTGGTGGCGGTGGTCCAGAAACAGGTCCAGAAAAAGGTGGTCCATATGACTATGGATCGGAAGGCAATGATCCCAATCAACCAACTCGACCTGCACCAAATGCTGCTGGAGGAGCTGGTTCAGGATCAAACTCAACAGGTCAATCAAGCAGCAGTCAAGGTGGAACGCCAGGTACGAGAGCCACCTCAAGCGAATTGAAATGGACAGTTCCTATAACAGGTAAATTTGTTGTAACAAGCCCCTTTGGAGTACAAAGAAATACAGGTACACATAAAGGCGTCGATTTAGCACCGGCTGTTAAAGGTACAGCATCAATGGCCCTTGCAGCCGCTAATGGAACTATCACCGAAGTTCGTTCAAGTGGTTCTTATGGTAATTATGTACAGATTTCTCATGGTGACGGAGTTACATCGGTTTACGCCCATTTAAACGATTTCACAAGAGGAGTTTATAAGGGCCGTAGAGTTACCGCAGGATTTCCATTAGGTAGGGTTGGAAATACTGGCAGGTCAAGAGGCATACATCTTCACTTTGAAATTGCTGTAAAAGGCAATCAACAAGATCCAGCAAATTACATACCATCACTTCGTGCAGGAAAAGAAAACGAACCAGCCATAACTGGTGCAAGTGGTGACGTTCCTGCTCCTGGTGCTAAAGCTGGTGGCGGTGGTCCAAGTGTGGGTGTTGCGCCAAACACAGCTGGAGGTACAACGCCAGCAGTCATAACACCGTCCGTATCAGCAGCAGCACAGGCTGCACAGGGTGATCCTAATCTTGAAAGAAAACAAGATCAATTATTGAAAGATAGGGATCTGATTCGTGCAGCAGAAAATAAAATGTCGTATGGTACAGAAATAAAAGCAAAAGAATCAACTGTACCAAAAGATATAGAAGGAATAAGAAAAAATACTGGTACCACAAATACAGTTCTGAATCAAATAAAAAAAGATCAGAAGTTTTCTGCGCTTAAATTAGATGGAATTGATAAAAATTTAAAACCTATTCCTGGTTCTGGAATGGGCACTGGAATGGGCAGTCAAGCGAGAGGTCAAATAGATCCTGTCCAGAGATATTATGAAGATAAAATGAGATCTTTGAGTCAACAGTTTGAACAAACTACGAATAGACTCATTAATACGACATTGACAAAAGCATTATTCCCTGATGGTAAAATTACGGGAGTTTCGAGAGAGCAAGCAAGTCGCCCAGGATACATCGGCGATATGGTTCTAAGCAACGTAAATCTACAAAAGAAACTGACGCCGGCAATGAATAGAGTTTTCGGCAAACAATTTGGTGGGCAGTATGCATCAATGTTATCTCAAGCAGGTGGATTATTAGCAGACAAAGCAATAAATGCACTTGGTAGTTCTTTACCTTTCCAAAATGATGCTTTCTCATATCAGCAAATTGCAGGAAATCTTTTGACAAAAGGTAAAGAAGGTAAAGCAGCAAGAAAAACTGGCCGTGAACAACTCATTTATGCAATGACTGGAATTCCTACTGGTGCACAATCTGGATTAGCAGCAATGCAGAGTTTTTTTTCCCAAGCCTTTTTTGGTGGTCAAACTGGTCCGATGACACCACAAAAACAAATTGGTTCTATAACAGATACTATTATGGGCAAATTTGGACTTAAAGCTGGATCTAATATGATGAGCAGTAATAGTCTTCTTGGTGGTATGATGAATATGATTCCTGGTAGAAAAGTTCCGCAGTCCCGTGACGGTTCAATTCCTGTAAAAGTTACAAATTTAACAGGCAGTGGCAGTTGGTCTGAAAAATTAGATGAAACACTTGGTGACGGATTTGGTGATTTTTCTAAAAAAGCTGAAGAGACTGTTGGCGGATTCTCAGGAATTGCTAAAACAGGCCTTGAAGGAATGTTTAACGGTATTAAAACTTTTGGTAGTGCAGTAGGTTCGACTATGCAGAATCTCTTCGGCGGCGTAGGAAAAACAATGTCGGGACTTTTTGATGGAATGGAAACAAAAAATGATGGTTTCATTGGATCATTGGTTAAATCTACGGGCAATTTTATGTCAGGTCTTGGATCATTATTCAGTACAGGTTTGAGTGCATTGTTAAAAGGTTTGATAAGTATATTAAGTGGTTTAGGTGGTGGCAGAGGTGGTGGTGGTGGATTCTTTGATAATATCATGAACATGTTTACAGGAGGAAACACCGGCAGTGGCGGTATCTTTGAAACTGTCGTTAATATGTTTCGTGGCAATAGCCCGGGTGCTGGTGGTAGTGTAGCTGGCAGTATACTAAGTACGGGTTTAAATGCTATAACTGGAGGTGGATTTGGTGCCCATGCGGGTGCTTTGGCTGGAGGTCTTGATTTTCCTGTACCTGGAATGGATATGGCAGGCGCACTGGCACCAGGTGGATTTGGTGGTGTCGTGTCAAGTTTAGGATCTTATTTAACATCAAGTGGTATGTCAACACTGGGCAGTCTAGCATCTAGTCTTGGTGGTGGCATAAGTGCAGTATCGGGTGCAATCAGTGGTGCTATGAGTGGTGTCGGTAGCGCACTTGCAAGTGCATTTCCTGGAATTGCAAGTGCAGTGGGTCCGCTAGCGGCTATACCTGGCATTGGTCCTATTCTTGCAATCGCAGCATCATTTGCTAAACCACATACTGTCGTAGGTAAAATTGTTGGCGGTATTGGTAAAGCTGTTAGTAAAGTTACTAGTGGTGTTAAAAAAGTATTTAAAAAAATATTTTCCGACGAACGTCTAAAAAAGAATATAAAACCTATAGCTGAACTTCCTAATGGTCTTACACTTTATGAATACGAATGGAAAGATAGTATACAATCCGTATTGGGTGATGCAAAACAAACAGGATTTATAGCGCAAGAGGTTCAAAAAGTTTTTCCTGATGTGGTTTCGCAATCGAAAAGCGGATTTAAGATGATTGATATTGAGAAGTTGCATAACAATATGGTTTCAACTACACCGACATTAGATATAACACCTAATGCGTCTTCAACTTCATCTGTATATGGTCAAGTTCAAAGTCAGGCAAATGCACTGCGAGGCACAACAGTTAGCAGTAGCATGATGAGTTCGCAATCTGGTGCACAACCAAATGCTACAGTAGTTACAAATAGTGGAAATGATAACAGTTCACAAACAACAGTTGTAAATCAAGTTGTTGATAACGACTTTGTTCGATATGGCGCATTTAGAACTTCAGAAATGGGTAGACTTTCTTTTGGATAAAAAAAGGTGGCATTTCTGCCACCTAAAAATCAACCAAGGAGAAACTAAATCAAATCAACCATCAATCAATCCTCTTCTGCTAACTTTTCAAAATAACTCAAGTCTTCATCATCACCATCGTCAGCAGCAGTCTTTGTAACAGGTGCAACCTTTTGTTGTGCAACTCTTTCAACAGCTGGAGATCCACCAGTAATTGCACCAACAGCACTAGCAATTCCTAGAACAACATTCAAACGCTCTTTAATTTGGTCATAAGACTTAAAGTTAGTCTTATCCAAGAATTCTGCAAGTTTATATTCAGACTTCCAAATACGTTCTAAATCATCGTCATCTTTAGACAATGGGCTTGGCTTATCAAATTCTGATTTGTCATAGTTTTGATAACCTTCAACTTTGCGAATCTTCAGTTTGAAGTTAGCACCTTCCCACAAATCAAATGGATTGACAGGTGACTCATCTTCAAATTCAGGATTCATCAAATCATTTAGTTTGTCAAAGATTTTCTTACCAAACTTGAATAGACGGACTGTACCATCATTCTCAGGATTAGCAGGATCTTTAACGATATAAATGTTTGCGATGTACTGAAGTTTACGCTTTTGTTTACGTACTACTTCTTTGTTTGCTTCAATGCCAGAGTTCCATAGAACAGTGTTATGTTCACACACTGGGCACTTTTGATTGATGGTTGTCAAACAATTATCAATCAACCATTGACCAGTAGGACCTTGGATTGAATGTGAAAAGATTTGAACCCAGGGCATGTCTTCACCTTCGGGTGAAGGTAGAAAGCGAATTGTTGCCATACCGTTGCCTGCTTTGTCAACCGTAGGTTTCCAGAAGCGGTCATCTTCGTATGACTTTTTGCCTTCTTCTTTATTGCTGAGTTTTGAGAGTTCGCCCGTTAGTTTTTCTAGGGCTTGGGAACGTGACTTCTTTAGATCGGCGAATGAATTTGCCATATGTATTACCTCGTATTAAAAATTGTATTAGTCGTATAAAACTCTTGTCCACATATATCATTATCACCTACATGAGTATATATGCGTTTTTGTTCTTTAGGAATCAATAAAGCACAAATTTTTCTTTTAACCTCCTTTCTTATTTCAACACCAATCGCTTTAGGGCTGACTTCATTTTCATTTCGTCGAACCTTAAGAATGGCCGGTATTTCTTGCATAACTTACTCACCTCACGGTATATTGGATCATTGATTGATTTGTCTGATTTTAGCATAAACTTTAGTATGGTGTCAAGTATCACTAAAGTTTCAAGACTAATTTCTTTTCTGAAGTACATTCGAATAATCTTAGGGTGATTGCCATGTACTGAGTAAAATAACTCATTGAACTCATTTACTGACAATTCACTTACAAAATTTACATCGTTTGTAAAATGATACGTTAAAGATTCTTGTCTTCGTTTCCAGTCTCTATATCTTTCTTCGCATTCGTCAGATAATAATTCACCAATCCATGTGTTCGTTTGGTGAATGAAATTAGCGACAAGAAAATCTTCAAGGTAATCTTTTTTTCGATTACCAAGTTTAGCAAAAAATATTTTATCTTTTCGTTTCAAAAAACTGTCATAAGATATGTTAGTTTTTTTATTGTACTTGAAATAATCGTATGTGTCAAGTGTGAAATGATTTTTTAATGCAACATAAATTTTATATGCATCAATCGCTTCCATTTTCAATTTCTTCTATGATTAATGGACCAGTAAGAATTGTATCTGAGTACGTACAAACCCAACCATTACCTTCTAAATCATACATACTGCTACCTTCCAGAAATTCAAGCATCGCTTTGATTTCATTCTCATCCATACCATAAAATTCATAATCATTATACCAACCATCCCATTCACTAAAGTCATGGACTTCAAATTCACTATGAACATCCAGACCCTCATCTTCGTCATAACTTTCTAACCATTCTTCAATGGTAGTATTTTCTGGTGCTTCAACGAAATACTCACCCCATCGCCAACATAATGTATGAGTTACCTTTTGACCAGTCTCCAAATTTTTCCAATATTCTGTTTGTTCAACTGATTTTTTATGTTCAGTTGTAATTTTCCATGTAGTCATAGTTCATCATCCTCTAATGGCAGTCTCGCTTTTTTGGTAATCATGTTTGAGTCCATTGCTTCAGTTTCAATTCGACTTTTCATTCGTGGTGAAACTAATGCAGCAGCAGTTTCAATTTCTATATTCTTTTCTTCACAATATAGAACAATTGCATCTATCATCGTGATTGGTTGCTTCTCACGCATAATGCTAGTTATGTGACGCTCAAATTCTTTACTTGTTAATATATTCAAATTCATATCTTTAGATTCGCATTTTTGTTTTTTGGACATCCTTTCCCCAACGATAGAAAATGTGATCGCCGATTTGTACGACTTTCGTCGCAGTCTTTGCCCAAGATGGTTTCACGTAAGTTGCATGAAAGTGCGTAGCACCTTCTACAACATCTATCATAATGCCTTTTTTGTATCCAGTCAAGAGAAATTCTGCAACTTTATAAGATTGTTTCCAGATGTTCATGTCTCTAGGTTTATGATCCTTTACGATACAATACCAAGAGAATTGGCAATCTTGTGTTACAATATCTTTAATTGTCTTAGGAAACCGATTCTGTTTATCGGCTAAACGATTGAGTACAACCATACCAACTGCTATCTTACCAATTGAAGGCTGATTGCCTGCTTCATGGTAGATGTTAAGTGCCATCCAGTACAAGTCAATTTTGCTTGTATCTTTGCTCTTCAGTAATGATTGTGGATCTAATGAGTATGCTACAGATGCAAAAAGCAAAGAAAAGAGTAACACTACAACCTTTGAAAAGGTTTTCATATCTGCTCCTTGTGAAATGCGGAAACAATTCCCTATATATTTATAAAAGAAAAATTTCTTTTGGTACCTGTATGTTTCTTTCTTTAATGTCATTTGCGACATTTTGATCGACCAGATTCATATCAACCCACCAATCTTCAAATGGTCCTTCACCACCTGGACCAGGAGAAATCACATCACCAACAATAAGTGTATATCCTAAATCATTAAGAATACTTCTACTTTCTTTTTGTGACGCTTGGTTGCCTAAGTATACATCTGTTTCATATGTTATGATACCAAATCTATATTTGTCCATTGGCAACCTTTTAAGTGCTTTTAGAGTTACTTCGCTTGGATCTATATCAAGCTGAAGATAGTCTATGATACGATTTTCACCATATCTTTCTTGCATGATTTTATCATAATCTACAGTCAAAGCATTACAGCACAAAAAGTAATCATCAGGTCTAAGCGTAGACCATGCATATGCTAAATCTGGTAACATATCAATACTTAAACCGCTCCAATTATATTTTTGAGATATTAGATATGTATTATTGGTATAATCAGGAACATTACAACCAATTTCGAGATATGTACCATTTCTTTTACCTTTCGTTAAAGATAAAATGAACAAGTCTTGCATTGCTTGAGAGTAGCTAAAGTGAATTTTTTCGCTACCATCAAATTCATATCTTAATTTTTTGTCGCTATTCCATTTAGTGTGATATCTCATTTCCGTTTACCAATCCGTCGTATTGTTTTAAAAGTGTGTTTATATTCCACATTGTATAATATTTTTCAATAGGTGTCAAGCCTTTTGCTACGATTTCTTTTATTGGTGTTTTTTCAATATTAATGTCATCACTAATAATATGCCTAAAAAAATTTGATGTGTTTACACCGATAGGTTTTCTTGCTGACAAGGCTCTATCTGTTGATCCACTGACACCAACGGCGTCAAAATGCTCATAAAAGTAAATGTTTATATCGTTACCATTTAACCACTTGATTAAATCATACTCAGAAAATTTTTCAATTGTGTATATAATTTCGACGTTTTTTTTCGCTAACTTTTTACACTGTTCTATAAGATTGATGATACCTTGATCCTTAAGAGGAGTATAAAATCCTGGAGAAAAATGGACATTTAATTTCACATATTCGTCAAATTGTTGGTTTATAATTTTTATAATTGTTGGTAAATTTTTATTATGTTGTCCGATACCGCTTGTTCCTATCGTCAATATATCACTCGGAGGAAAATATTGAATGTCGTCATATATAACAACTGGTCTAACTCCTGGATGAACTTTTTCGGTGTCTGGTGCAGTCACATCAATCGTTATATAATGTTCTAGATTATAAAAATGTCGAGTTTCAAATCTACCTTCGTGTCCAATAATCATAAACTGTCTAATCGAAGTGTTATCAATTGTTGATTGAGTTAACCATCGCATAGTTGATGGATGCCAATTGTAAATGACTAAATCAAGATTGTATTCTTGAATCAGTTTTTTCATTTCGATTTCGCTATCACATGTAAGTAATATGTATCGATTTTGGTTCGACTGTTTCAACATATTATGCAAATTTCTTGCATAATAATATATGCCACAATCTTGCTTTGATCCTGTAAGTATGCCAACAATTTTCATTTTTTCCATCTACCTGGTTCTAAGTAATTAAACAATACAAATAATTGTGGTACGTAAGTTGTAGGATATCTATTCACGATATCAGATATCATCATACCATCACCATAGATATGAATGGGCAGTCTATTTTCAGATAAAACTTTACCAGAAATAAAAATCTGTTCAACGCCAACACCACCAACATGCATTGATCTCGGATGTGCAATTAATGTATACGTAGGATGTCTTCTCTCTGGAGTTAAACCATCTGGTATGGCATGACCTCTTTCCATAGAGCATATAATAACTTCAGATGGTTGATCGGTTCTTTTACACTCTTCAACAACATAGTACATTCTTTTAAAGAACTGAGGATAATATCCATCATCATCGTTCATAAAACAGTACATATCGTCAGGAATAATCTCAGTGTTTTCTATGAACCAATTTATAGAATAGTTACATCTTTTCCAGAATTCCATTCCACTATTAGGACAAACATGATGCATTATCCATGGATGAGTCGGAGTAAAAGTTTCTTTTGAATCATCGTCAGTAATTACATGCCATACAACATTTTGATTCTCTAACATCGATATGATATCTGGTACATTACCATATCTTGCTAAAGGTGTAATCACATGAAATTTCATGCTGAATAAATTTTCACATTAGGGCAAGGCACAATCATTTTACCACCAGCTTTCAGATAGTCTCGCTCACGCAACAAAAACTCATCAATAAAATGCCAAGGTAAAATAAGAAGATAGTCAGGCTTTGCTGCTCGCATTTCTTCCTCACTTACAATAGGAATATGTGTACCGATTGTCTGTAAACCAAACTTGTATGGACTTCGTTCAGCAATTGCGGTAATATGACTTGCATTCAAACCAAAATATTGTAACAATGTATTACCCTTTGTACTTGCACCATAACCATAGATTGTTTTGCCCTCTGCTTTCACACTATGAATAATATCTAATAAATCTTTCTTCATTTTTTTCAGCCGAAGTTCAAAATTATCCCATGTGCTAAACTTTCGAATGTTGACAACGTTCTGTTCGTATGCAAGAATGCTTGCAACTCTAACTTCGCATACATCACGAAGAGGTGCTGATCCAAACTTTGCAGGATTTGCATCACGCTTTCTGAAATAGATTCTAAAACTACCGCCATTGGTATCATTCAAAGAACAGTCTACGCAATTAAATCCAATGCGAGAAAAGAGTCCTATTAATGATGTTAAATCATAATAATAAACATGCTCGTGGCAAATATTATCAAATGCCATTTGTTTAATCATGAGTGGTGTATAACTCATTTGAAGAACAACAACACCGTCATCATCAAGAATATCATACATGCTCTGTACAAATGGCCGTGGATCATCTAAATCATAGAACATTGCAATACATGTAATGACTTTTACTTTTTTGTTGGCTACGGTTGTTTTGTTCCATGCATCTTTAGAGAAATAATCTTGAATGATTTCACCGTGCTTGGATGATTCTGCTAAGTAAGTGTTATCGCAAGGATCAATACCAACACGATGCATATAAGGCGGCACATAACTCAATAATGTTCCATCATTACATGCAATATCTAACCAGATATCGTCTTTTTCTGGTTGAACTCTTGGTAAAATTTCACCAACAATTCTATTCAACTCAGCCCTCATGCTTGTATTAATACCACTTCGATACCAATACTGACCCCACATCGTATCGGATGGCGCTAGACCATGAAGTCTTGCAGCACCCAATTCATCATCTGACCATACATCTAAACTATACTTTTTACGATTCAATGTTTCATGTTCACCCTTTACAAAATCACTTACATAGTGATCACCTAAACTCACAAGTTTCATGTTGCTTCTCCGCTCGTTAATTTGAATTCTTTTCGTTTCACCAAAATTTCTCTTGTATACAGTTTTACCGCCATCTGGAGATTCGAAAATATATGTCATGGTACTCATTTTAATTTCTCCATTTCAATTTTACACATTTCGTGAACTAAATCTTTAAATGTATACTCTGGCTTCCAGCCTAACTTCTTTCTTGCTTTTCTGCAATCACCAAAGATAGTAGGTACTTCAGCGGGCCTATAAAATTTTTCATTTACACGAATGATTGTTTTATCTGTTGACTTATTTACACCAATTTCGTTAAGCCCCGTACCAATCCATTCAATCTCAAAGTTTAAGTATTCTGCTACACGCTCACAAAAATCACGAACCGAATGTTCTTCACCGCTTGATACAACATAGTCATCGGGTTTGTCTTGTTGAAGCATAAGCCACATAGCATTTACATAATCCTTAGCATGACCCCAATCTCGCCTTGCGTCTAAATTACCTAATTCGAGAATCTCTTGATTACCTAAGAAAACATTAATAAGCCCTTGTACAATCTTTCTCGTCACAAATTCAGGACCTCTTCGTGGACTTTCATGATTGAAAAGTATACCATTGCATGTATACAAACCATAACTTTCACGATAGTTCACTGTGATCCAATAGCCGTAGAGTTTTGCTACGGCATATGGACTTCTTGGATAGAATGGAGTGGTTTCTGTTTGAGGTGTTTCTCTGACTTTACCGTATAGTTCGCTTGTAGACGCTTGATAAAATCTAACGTTTTTTTCTTTTGATAGAAGGCGAGTAGCTTCAAGTAATTTGAGAACACCGATACCATTTACATCACCAGTGTATGTGGGAGTTTCAAAACTTACACTCACATGGCTTTGTGCTGCTAAGTTATAAATTTCATCGGGCTTAATTTTCATTATAATATTACGAACATTTGCACAGTCCGTTAAATCACTATAATGAAAATGAATTTGATTTTTGATTGATTCAATATTTGAAAAATTTAAACCCGTACTTGCTCTTCGTACAAGTCCATGAACTTCATAATTTTTTTCGATTAGAAGTTCTGCTAAGTAACTTCCATCTTGTCCAGTAATACCAGTAATCAATGCTATTTTTTTCATAATACATATCACCTTGAAATAATAGTACCAGTTGATGAAGTTCAACTGGCAAAACTATATAGCATCAATATGCTAAACGTGCACCTACACCAAAAGCCTTTTCTTCAATGTCTTGAAATGATCGACTGGCCGAAACACTTACACTTAGTGCTTTTGTAACTGGCATACTTATACCAAGAAATGTTACAGTCTGTTTAGGATTACTGTCATCCCAATTGATACGTGTTTTAGCACCTGCAAATCCCCATGCAGGTCCTAATGGCATTCCTGTAGATAGACCGACAAGCCCGTAAGTAAAGTTTCCATCCACTTTACCATTGAATCCGTTATCGTAACCGACTCCAAAATATGTATTGACTCCTTTGATCAAGTCCTTACCCACAGTTCCTTCTACACTGTTCAACATACCACCTTTATCAAATACAGCAGTGCGAACCTGTAGACCTAGATTCAAACCAGCCATATCTTTACCAGCCCTAAAATATTGTGCAGTGCTTTCTGCTTTGTTCCGAGTATCTTTAACTTGGTCAACGTCGAAACTTACAAAGTTTGCTGCTTTTGCGGAACCAAATGCTAAAGCCAAACATGCTGCAATTAGAGTTTTCTTCATATCATCTCCTATGTTAATAAAAGTCGGTTGATTCTGTTGCTAAGTTCAACCGACAAAACTCCGCACTAGAGTTTAGGCTGCTAGTGCAAAACGCTCATCATTTGCTGCGTTTATTTTGGTGCTTGATTTACGGTCATCGCCTACCGAATTGTCCACTCTCATACTCTTTGCCCCGTCGAAACCTGTACAGGCCCTTCAGAAAGAATCTTTTTCCTATTTTTCTTATACTCACTAAATGTCATTCTATATTGAGCATTAGGATGCTTTAAATATTCTTCATACAGTCTTCCAGATTTTAAAGCGTTAATTAACCCAGCCTTCTTTCTTTTACTGGTAAACTCTTTTGAAGTTTCGTTGTGCATTTAAAATCCTTTTTGGTGGACCTGGGCGGAATCGAACCGCCGTCCGAAACATGTTTCTGTTCGCTTCATACAATCATAGGATTATATAGTATCACACTTCCACAAATTGTTCAAGTGCTGGTGCTTTCCAATTCTTAGGTTTCATCACTTTGCCATCAGCATTCTTTAGAACGTATCCTGTGTCAGGATCAATCTTATCCAAATTGCTTCTTGCAACTTCTTCCCATGCTCGTTCTATATTCCAACCTTTCATATGGCAATAACCAATAATTACCCAAATCATATCCATGCAAGCGTCCAATTTCTCAGCATCATTTTTTGCGTCTATGTACTCACCGAACTCCTCATGAATTAATTTATCATACAATGAAATATTTGATGGTGAGCGGACTTGCTCACACGCTTGAATAAACCTAACTACATCGTGCACCATTTTACTCATGCATTCTCCCTATCGAATTGCCTACGGTATTCACGGAATAATTCTATGTAATCGTTCCGCTTCTTAATAAAGACTTGTGGCATGTCATCCTCTACTGCAATGACAATAGCAAGTCTTGAAACTGGTATTCTTGTGCGTTCTTCATACATTACAGCGTATGCAGCACATTGCATAAAGTAGTTGGTAATCCATTCTTCTTGCTTCGGTTTACTTGATGTTTTAAAATCTATAATTGATAACTTTCCGTCAAATTCTCCAATGCAGTCTACACGACCTGCAACTCGGAGATGGTGTGAGTAGAGTGGTATCTCAATTGCATGGATGTTATTAATGCGTTCATCAAGAATTGGTTGGACAGTCTTGAACATTGCTACCGAAGTTGGCATATGCCCTTCAGCCCAATTCACTTGATTGTTTAGATAGTTCTCACAAAGCGTATGGATTCTCGTACCACGCCTTGCTGCTTTCGTTGAAATGCGGTTTGCTTCTTCTTCACCAACACGCCTACGCCATTCAAGAATACCTTCTTTACCATGCATTCCTGTAATGGTTGTAACCGACGGATACGCTTCTCCGTCTGGTGTCAGATAGAATCGTTTACCATTGATTGTTTTAGTTTGTAGATCATAATCAATATCAACGCCTACATGATTAAAGGTAACTTGTCTCATTAGAAGGTGTTGATGTTACCTCTTGGATGTGCAGCCTTTGCTTTCTGTAAGACTTCACGAAAGCCTGCGTCTGGCTTCCTCAACCCTAGGCGAACTGGATCGCCTAGAGTCATACCCAAGTGTGTGATTTCATAATCAGGATTAGCGTCAAGCCATTCCTTCTGTTCGGAGATTTTCATCATTCGTTCGATGGTCTCTCCCGTGGTTTTGTTCCGAAAGTTGTATGTTGGCATTCTCATATAGCCCTAATGATTCATTGATCTCAACCATTCGCTGGAGACAACCTTCAGTAAACCATGAAGGAATCTGTCGTTTTGTCCATCTAGCAAATCGCACCTTATGTTCTATATAGTAGCGCCGATAGGAATCAATTGTCTGGCCAGAAATTTTACAATCATCAGGCATTGCAAGTGGTGGCTCCGAGAATTCCACGTTCTTCGGTATGTTCATAGGATTAAAAAATAACGCATCTTTCAATCCCGAAGACTCAATCAAGTGTATTTTTTCATAACGAAATGTATACTCATCAAGAGTGCAACTAAGCAAATCATGTAACCAACGATAATTCCATACAGATTTCCGAACCCAAACCGCTGAAGGATGATTGATATGTGATGCTTTATAGAGCATAGATTCTCTATCATCATTTAACCTCCATCGTTTTATTTTACGGTTGTTGCTGGTAACATCTATATATTCGTGCCCGTCTAGCATCCGATGTGCTGTCGATAACAATTGTGCATACTCAATAACCATTTTTACAACATGTTTATCGCAATGCTGCCTTGCACACGATTCTGGATTTGATGATAGAAAAAAGATGTTCATGCTGTCGCTTTTTGGATCTCATTTACAGTATGATTCCATGGTGTTATCAGTTTACCAGCTTGTGATGCTTTCGATTCTTCTTCGTGAGATTCTTCTCGAATTGCATCAAACAAATCATAAAATTGGTCTTTAATTTCTTCGGTGTTTGTTCGCATCAATTCTACCAGTCGCCATAGACTCAAGCCGAGCGGTGTTTGTGATATATCAAACTCGTTCATATGTGCTTCCATGACGGAATCAAATAGTGCAAAGTTCTCACGAAGATGGTGCACCTGTGTTTCTAATTCGTTCAGTCTAGTATAATGTTTCATTCGGACATTTCCTTAATTAGGTTGCGGACTGTTCTTTCAATTTCAGCCCTGGTTAGAGTGCTACAAAAGCCGGACCGGGCGCAAACGTAATTAATTACGCTGTCGCCAGTCAATCCTAAACCCCATGCCTCTAGAATCAGTGGTGTAAGGGTTGAAGTATCCATGATGTCACAAAGCCTTTACATAACTTTCGGCAAACGACTTGTCTTCATAAGTCACTAAGTCGGTGTCAATTTCATCCAGGATGTCCACTGGCTTGCTGGAAACCGTCGGAATGGAGTCGAATTCCACCGCTACCGGCTTCACAGCCTTGACTCGCAAAGGCTTAGTCTTGATTGCCTTCGGCGTTGCCGGTGCAGGCGTTGGTGCCGCCGCTGGTGCAGCAACCGGAACCAGGCCAGCTTTAGCATTTTTCTTAGCCTTAGGTGTCTTCACGGCACCAGTATTGAAGCTGGCCAATGCAGCCAACATCTCTGGTCCGTTCACCAATTCGTATCCAAGCACGGTCCGACCGTTCTTGTGTGGTACAATGTCAGCACCAAATTGCTTTGCTCTCCAGAGGTCTGGTGCAATCACATAGGTGTAGGTGTAGTTTAGACCAGCGGTAATTTCTGGTAGTGTTTTCATGCCAGGATTGTCGGCCAGAAAACGGACCAGACGGTGAAACATGCGAGTGGAAGCGGTACGTGCCATATGTATCTCCTATTCAAAATTAAAGTATATCATCACCAAATCATGCTGTCAACATGTACGGCTTATCCCACTTGCCGATGTTAATGTCAACATAGTAAGCCGTATCAAAGTAATCAACCTGAACGTCCGAACGGTCATACCAACCAGCGCCTTTGAGGGCTTTCATAGCGTCAGTAAGGAAAGCCTTTGCTTTGCCAGTGAAATGCTCATGGTACCAGTAAGGATTGACATCCAGGTGTTTCTGCTTCAGAATCGTTCCTATTTGATACTCGGAAAGATGGCGACCATGAGGCTGGTTTGCATCAGTCTGGAGGTAGTTTTCAATGAAGTCAATTTTACCAGCCTTCACCGTCAGGACGATGGTGGAATGGTTGCGAACCGAAAGCGTACCTTTGATACCATATTTTTTGAGAATTGGTGCAAGGCGCTTGTTGATTTCCGCTTTTTTCTCTTGGTTCATATAAGCCATTATACATTCTCCATTTCAAGTTCAATTGCGTCGGCCTCTGCTGCTGTCAAGGCCCATTCATTAATCAGATCCATGCCCTCGTCGGTCTCTCTCAGCCAGTGCTGGTAGAGGAAATCACCAGCCTCATTCCACCGATCATATTCATCCAACATCAAGTCATAGTCATCCATGATTATTTCCTTTTCTGTCACCACAGAATCTATTGTATCAGAAGGCGGACCATTGTCAATCATGTTGTTTTTATGCAACACGTTGAAGTTTACCGACCAGCTCCCAGTCCGATTTTCCTCGGAATGTTACCAGCTTGCCGTTCTGCCTGGCTCGCCGGTAGTCCCGTTCCATCGTCTGGCCAGTCATGGATTCCAGATACGTAATGGCTTCCTGTTCAGTCTCAAAGGTCCGAGCGTTGGTGTCGTTTAGTGCGTTTGGTCTAGCCTTCCACATTATATATCTCCAGAAAATTGTAAAAGTTGATCACCCGGTCCACACTGTTAGCCCACCGGTCAAATTCAGCCTTGGAGCAACTAATGTCTACAAAAAAGTCTGGCCAACCCCACCAGCGAAACCGGTAGAGTCGGTTACCCTTTTCTGCTATGCAGCCATACTTAAAAAAGTCTCGGCTCACCTTGAAGCCACGGCGCTTTAGGAGCGTCTTGAATTGACTAGGGCTCATGCCCCAAAGCCGATCCCGGCTTGGCTTAGAGCCACGATACTTAAACCTGCTCATATAAATCTCCGTAATCGATGGTTGGTTCTGGGAACGTAATGGCACCATCAAATTCAAGCTGGCTCCGCTCAAAGGATGACATCCAATCGTCGGATTCCACATGCCATGTGATTACGTATTCCTCCGCAAAGGAATTACTATAGGCGACACCGGATGCTTCCACCACAGCATTGAAGTCCACATTGAGTGGCACATTGGTAACTTTGTAGGAAGTACCACCCTTAGCCTTCCAGTGAGGCTTATCCTCGGTACCGTAGTTTTCAAGGTATTGTGTTTCAATAACGAGGATTGCCATAACTTACTCCTTAGTATGGTTTAACAGTCCGGACCATTTCGGAATCTTTGCCGGGCACATTCACGAAGATTGCACACTCAAAGCCAAGGTCCATTGCGTGGGCTACCGCAGCATCAAGGTTGTCAAAAGTACCCTTGTAGATACCGAAATTAATCATCAGGACGGAGTAGGTTGTCATGCTCAAAGTTCCTTTCAAAATCACCATAACTCTATTATACGCTCACGGCTGAGAATGTCAACCGTGTTGCGAAATTACAACAGGTCAACCTGAACATCAATTTCCATCCGCTTGTTGTCAGGACCGTATACAGTCTGGCGACCAGCCAGCCCAGTAGGAATCGGCGTACCACGAGCCGTCGCACCACGGATCGAGACTGCTAAGCCAGTCAGGATGCCAGTCACGGCAATGCGCTGGTGAGTGTATACCATATCAAAAACACCAGCGACGGTAGTCACGAAGCCAACGCCATCGCAAATTACACGGACTTTCTGAGTATTTTTGAGACCGGTTACAAAGTTCTTGGTACGCATTTCAAATTTCCTTTAAGAATCAATCAACAAAATCTATTGTACTCGGATCCTGGTATATGTCAACCATGTTGTTTTTAGGCAACGGTCTCAGTCCACACCAGCATACCTTTTCCTTTTTTGCGAGTGATAAGTCTAATTCCACGGGCTAAAAGGGCTTTTCTCGGCAAGTCACAGCGGCCTTTTGGAAACAATATAGGATAATCAGGACCAAGAGTATAATGGTGGAGCATCAAATCAATTGCAAGTGGACCCATATTACCTGCAATTTCAGCAGGAAGTTTAGTGAATTCTGGTTTAATGTAGAATCGAGCCATTTCAAATTTCCTTTAAGAATCAATCAACAAAATCTATTGTACTCGGATACTGGTAAATGTCAATCATGTTGTTTTTAGGCAACAATTTCCTTACAAAACCAACCTTCACGCTCAATCTTGCGTTTAGCGTTAAGCATGGTTTGGCGAAGTTTCAAAACTTCTTTAGTATGTGGAGCATTTATACCACCAAAATCTTTCAAGGCAAGTAATGCGCCATCACGCTTTTTATAAGTTTTTACAGCATCGGTTGGGATCAAGAATACTTTGTTAAAGATTGGGCTAGTGTAAAGAACTTTTTCCATCATTTGCTCCGTTATCAATCAACAAAATCTATTGTACTCGGATTCTGGTATATGTCAACCATGTTGTTTTTATGCAACAAGGTACTCCAATTCTTTCCTTGCTTCATCTTCGGTGTCAAAGCCACTGGCATCATAACTGCCATCATAGAGTTTAACATAGTAGCCGCCAACTCCTGGGCTGTGATCCACGTCCAAGCCATACTCACCAACACCTTCTATAACGTAGATTGCTTGATCCATTTAGTGCTCCTTGTTATCTACCATAACTACATGGTATCACCAAACCAATACCGAGTCAACCATGTTACGCTAAAGCAACAGCTTCATCAATCATACGGATCTTTTTGGCAATGCCAGCCAGTTCATCAGCATGGTCCGAGTTGGTTTCATCAAGGGAATCGTAGATTTCGGTGAGGACCATACGCTCCTCCATCATGTTGCCAACATCAGCACCAATGTAAGGATTGTCTGGTTTTGCTTTGGGTGCAAAGGAAGCGGCTGGCTTCCATGTGATTTTGTTGAAGAACCAATCAGGGACCGTCACCTTTACTTTGTAGTCGGTGCCGATAAACTTAACTGAAGCAACCGAGAGTGGGATCCACGCCATACGGTCGGTAGTGGTTTCATGGAGAAGGACTGCCTTTGCAGTCTTGGCCTTGGAGACACCGAAGATATTGTAGAGGGCTACTGTACGCATTTCGAATTCCTTTCATCAATCAACAAAAGTAATTCTACTCTGATCCTGGTAAATGTCAACGATGTTGCAAAAAAACAACAGCAGGTTTATTCGCTCTTGTAATTTACCAATACTTGTAGGCACTCCCACTGACCCCAAGTGTATGATACAACTCGGTTGTCTACTGTAACATCAAATCCTTCACCGTTGTGCCATTCGCAAACTTCCATAAAGTCATCTTCCTTGGCAAAGTGGTCATATGGTTTTAGTGTAGCAAATCGGGATTTACGGTTATAAGTTTCAATAGTCATTATATTCTCCAAAATGTTCTTTTATTTTAGTCTGAAGCAGATGCACCGAATCTTCACAGCATGGTTGGTCAAGGTAATGGAGACTGATTAGTTCATCACCAAAAAGATTCATTACATCTTGTAGAATAAGGCCAGCAAACTTTTCAATTTTTATATTGATCCCATCTGATTTGTATCTCATCAAATCAGCCTGTAGGGCTAGTTCTAGTATTCGATTGTTCATGGACGATACTCCAATTTGATACACTTCCAGCCATTACGTTTACACCACCATAGATTATATAACGCCTTAAGTAAACTCTCGCCTCGGTAAATCTCCAACCAGTAAAAGTGGTCACTGCCCACTGCTGATTCCCATACTTTAACTTCGTAGGTATTTCCCATTACCAGTCCCTGTGGTCAGTTATGGTGACAACAAAATCACCATCGGTGTCTTTGTGAGTGATTTGGAAGGTGGCTCTAAGTTCATAACCAATACCTGAGTCTTCATCATGTTGAGTAAGAGTAACAAATCCTACATCACCGGTTTGATGTATGGTATCAAAGAGTTCTTTAATTCTCTCTATTTCTCGCTTACATAATCTAATGATGTTCATGGTTTAAATCCAAAAAATCTTCGCACTTTGTAAATCCAAGAATTGTTTTTTCGTTCTTGTTGCAATTTCATTTGATAATCTATAACCTCAATCGCTTCGCTAAAGTCAATAGGTACACCCATGCGAACCTTATCACTTAGCATTTCTAAGCGTTCATCTTTCATTCTTCAACTCCGAAATGTTGTTTAATCTTCTCGCTGGCATTGTGTAAAACCCAAACAAATAGGTCGCTATCTTCTTCAGGGTCGGCCATGTCATCCACAACTTGGATACTTTCCCTAACAATCAACTCGGCGAACTTTTCTGTATCAAAATATGTAAATCGTTCCAAGCCCATTATTCCTGGAGTGAACCCAGCCTCTTTAGCAAGTTCTCTAATTCGTTCGTTCATCGATGATATACTCCCTTCAATAGATCAGGTCTGTATTCCCATTGCCAAAAATCGGCTAGGCCACACATATGGTTGGTAGGAAAGTACCAGACTTTTCTATATCCAATATGCTGCATAAACTTATCCCAGTACCACCTAATCATCCTTCAACTCCGAAATGTTTTAGTAAATCATCAGAATGTTCGCCCTGTCTTGATTCCCAATAGTCTATTCTGTTAGCACATTCCCGAACAATCAACAGGGCGAACTTTTCAAATACCCATTCACAATCTTTGAAGTCACCATGTGGATTAGATTGAATCATAAGTTCTCTAATTCGTTCGTTCATTCTCCAACTCCGAAATGTTGTTGGATTCCTCTGGCAATCTGCTCTTGGCTAGGAGGCACAACCCATCTTGTTTCTTTAGCCACATCAGCACATTCCCGAATAATCAACTCGGCGAACTTTTCTAGGTGCTTTTCATCCTCGCCAACGCCTTCGTTGATCTCATAGTATTCCCAAGTGCCAGACTGCTTGGCAAGTTCTCGAATTCGTTCGTTCATTCCTTGTCCCCATATAGAGCACTATGTAATCTTTCCATTCTTTCAGCAGCCATAATCAATAACATCTTCAATGCTATATTATCTTGGCTTTCACTAGCCTTACGTAGGGTATTAATTAGTTCTTGATTGGTCATCATCAACTCCGAAATGTTTTAAGATACCCAAGCCAATCTCTGGTTGTCCGAGTTCTGCTGATCGCTTGGCACATTGCCGAACAATCAACTCAGCGAACATCTCTTTATCAAAATGAAGCCCGTCTAATCGTTGATCCACGCACTGTTCAGCGAGGTCTTTCCATCGGTTATTCATGTTACCAATCCTCTACACTATTAATATCAATAGTAAATTTCCCTTGTGTTCCTTCAATTTGTGTATGTATTGTCATAGTAATGATACTACCAATACCAGTCTGTTCACTTTCATGAATTTCAAAAAATAGAATGTCAGGAAATTTATCTAACACTTCTTGTATCTTAGCAATATCTTTTCTTCGGAAAATCATCTGTCTAATCCTTATAATTTACCAATACTTGTAGGCATTCCCATTGACCCCAAGTAAAACTGAAATGTCGGTTGTCTATTGTCACATCAAATCCTTCACCATTTTTCCACTCACATACTTCCATATAACTATTCTTATCACCAAATGGATCGTACGGTTTGAGTTCCGAGAATTTAGCCTTTCGGTCATAAGTTTCAATTGTCATTTTTAACTCCAAAATGGTCCATAATTTTAGATTGAAGGAGGGTCACTGCGTCCTCGCAGCATGGTTGTTCAAGATAATGTAGACTAATTCGTTCGTCGCCAAATAGGTTTAATACATCCTGCACAATTAGGTTGGCAAATTTTTCTAATTCTGCTCCATCCGACACTACATACATCTTATCAAATTTTGGAAAACCAGCCTCTAATATCAGGTATTTTATTCGGTCGTTCATTTTCTATACACCAAACTTTTTGTAGGTTGGTTAGTAATGGGGCAAGTGTAATACATAACATCACGCCCTTGTATATCTTCCTCAACGTTAAGAAATTCTACCTCAGTGGTCGAATGGTTCTCGCCACATTCAGTACAAATTACAATAAATCGTTCGTTCATCATACTTTCCTATTAAGTATAAATCCAACAAAATATATAAAGAAAGCCTTTCCAACCCTCTTCATTTCCTTGTAATAATATTTACGGTATGTCATGTCACTTCAAAATGTTCTTTTATTTCCATGGCTACTTCGACCATGCCATCATTTTCTAACTTCTGACAACATTCTCTCACAATCAACTCGGCGAACTTTTGTAAATCAATCGCCGCATACAATTTATCACCAAGTTGCGGATAAACATTATCTTTCCATTCAACTCTACCCCAATTACCGATTGTTGCAATAGGACCTAATTTATTAGCAAGTTTCTGAATTCGTTCGTTCATTCTTCAACTCCGAAATGTGATTCTAAATCATATACAAGGAGATCAAATGCCTGCGTGACATTTTGCTGATCTTCCCCAGCAAACTGCTGCCGTGATCTTACTCGGTAAAT